TATTCAAGGTATTCAAGGTACTACAGGCACTAGCGTTCAAGGTATTCAAGGTATTCAAGGTACTACAGGCACTAGCGTTCAAGGTATTCAAGGTATTCAAGGTTTGCAGGGAACAGTTGGATCTAGTATTCAAGGCGTACAGGGTACTCAAGGAATTCAAGGAACTACCCCCACCCCAACAACTCCAAGCGCAGCTGCCTCTGCAAGCTCAGTAGGTTACATAGGAATACCGCAAAATGCTAAAACTGCATCATACACACTTACAGTTTCAGATGCTGGAAAACATATTTATTTTTCTGGAAGCACCGCTTCTCAAATAATAACTATTCCAGCAAATGGAGATGTTGCTTTTGAAATTGGAACTACAATTACTTTTATAAACCTAGCTTCTGTATCTGTTAGCATTGCAATCACCACTAATACTTTATATTTAGCAGGAACTGGAACTACAGGAACAAGAACTTTAGCTGCTTACGGTATGGCAACAGCTGTAAAGATCACTGCAACTTCATGGATCATTTCAGGAAATGGATTGACATAATGACTGGAGTGCTTGGTAGCCTCATTGGAAGTTTTAAGACTGCTGTTGTAGGTATAGTCAATAAATATTTTGTTTTTCCAAGGTCAGTAGAGGCAAATGGTAATACTTTTGCTGGTAGAGATATTGTTAGCGATTCTTCTGGAAATGTGTATATTTCAAATGATGGATATTTATATAAATATTCTAAAGATGGAACTTTTCAATGGGCAAAAACTCATGGAGGGTTGTCAGGTTTAGGCGCATATTTTGCAATAGATTCTTCAAATATATACATTTCAACTATAAATTCATCTGCTATGCCAGTAGTTACAGCACTTAGTCTCAGTGATGGTAGTGTTGTTTGGTCTAAAAAAGCAACAACTTATGCTAATCAAAATGGTCCACTACCAATTTTAATTTTAAATAGCACTCAATTAGTAACAGCAATTAATCACGAAGCAGCATTTTCAAAAGACACAAACGACGGCTATGTAGTTACTCTAAATAAATCTGATGGTTCCATGGCGTACAACACCTACCTCGGGAATCCGATATATAGAATTCCAGGGGTAGACCCATCTGGAAATGTTTGGGTTTATAGTCTTGGTACCTTTAAACTTAGTTCAACTTTAACAAAACTTGCAGTATATAATTGGACCCATGAAACACTTAAGTGGGATGCTTCTGGAAATGTTTATGGAGTTTCTAGTCAATATGTGTATAAATTTAACTCCAGTCTCACTGCTACTTGGAGAAAAAGTGTCCCCACAGGAGGAAACTACAATAAGTGGAGTGCAAGTGCTTTACTCGATATAGATGCTTCTGGAAATGTTTACTTTGTATCTGGTTCAGTTAGCGGTACAAATATTAGCCCTATAGTAAAACTAAACTCAGATGGAACCCTCAACTGGGCTAGAAGCATTTCTGCTGGTTCAGTGTACTCAACAATTGCCTCAAACCTAAGACTTACATCAGATGAAGATATTTTAGTAAACATCGGTTCTATATCTGCAGCAGCAAAACTTAAGACAGATGGAGTTGTTTGGGGTCCAGTTACAACAAGTGGAACAGCAGTGACAACTTCATTAGTTTCTTACACTACTACCTCAACTTCTACTACATCCATTAGTCCATTTGCTACAACAACATCTGGATTTGGAAATTTCCCTGCTGCTGGAACTATAGCTGGATGGTCCACTAATACTTTCACTCAAACTAGCACATCTACAGTTCTTGCTTCATACTACATATTTACTTAGGAGTCATCATGAAAACACTTTACATGCTACACATACCCAAAACCGGCGGATTAGCAGTAAGAACAATTGCTAGATTACTTAATCTTAAAAACATTCTTTCATACCCATACTCACCATTCGGCATATATGACTACAAAAAGTTTGCCTACATTCATGGTCATTTTGGGATCAAACCACTTACAGAATACCCAGAGATAGAAAGTGCTTGCCTAATTAGAGAGCCTTTAGACAGGGTGGTAAGTAATTTTATTTGGCTACTTATGAATAATGAACTTCAAGAAAAAGAACCGTATAAAAATTTAAATTCAATTTATGAAAAAATGCGTTACTATCTATTAGAAGATCCTGACTATTCAAAAAATAATTTAGTCACTAGGTTTTTGTCTAGTCAAATAGACGACGACTCTTTTAGAATAAATAATGTGTCTGTCTACAGAGAAGACGGTTCTTTAATAGAACTTAATAGAGCAGAAATGTATAAAGATTACTATAAAGACTGGTTTCTTGAAGATTCTACATCCCTAGAAATTGCTAAAAGCACTGTAGATAAAATAACCATATTAGGCATTACTGAAAAACATAGTGAATTTACGGATAAAGTTTTTCAGTGGATTCTTGACAATTATCAAGTAGATATCAAGCAAGAGTATTTGGACATAAACGCAGAAATAATGACAAAAACAGGCGCTCCGTATGTAAACTTCAGTAGTTACACCGATTCAGATGGTACAACCTACACAACTCAGTCCCTAAAAGCCTTGCTCACACAGGACGACATCGACCTTATATATGCTAATAACGCATTAGACTTAGAAATATATAATTACGCAAAGGCAAAACTACAATGATTATTCAAATCCTAGGACTACCAGGCTCAGGTAAAACAACTCTAGCTGAAGCTCTAAAAGAGCGTCTAAACGCAATTCATCTTAATGCAGATGAAGTCAGATCTACTTTAAATTCAGACCTCGGGTTCAGTGAAAAAGATAGAGCAGAAAATGCTCGTCGCCTAGGTGAGATGGCTAGATTGTTATCTAAACAAGGCCATACAGTTATTGTTGATTTTATTTGCCCAACTAAAGCGACTCGCAAAGCTTTTGGCACCCCAGACATTAAAATTGTAATGAACACTATTGCTTCTAGTCGCTTTGCTGACACCGACGCTATGTGGATCCCTGTAGTCGATGCTGATCATACTTTTTATGAGTGGAAATCAGATAAAGAAATGGCTAATGAAGTTATAGAAAAATTTGGTTTATTTGACTGGTCTGCTCCGACAACTTTAATGCTTGGTCGCTACCAGCCTTGGCACGAGGGACATCAAGCACTAAAAGAGCAAGCACATGAACGCACAGAGCAAGTTCTTGTTGGTATTCGTAATACCTATGATACTTCTGAAAAAGATCCTTTTACTTTTCAACAAGTAGTTGAGCTTATTCCAGATGAACCAGATACTTTAAAATTAAGGCTGCCAAACATTACAAATATTGTTTACGGGCGTGATGTTGGTTATAAAATTGAACACATCGAACTAAGCCCAGAACTTCAAGCTATTTCTGCTACTAAAAAGCGAGCTGAACTTGAGCAAAATAAAAATTAGATTTAATACCAAAGACACCGATGGATCTCTTCCTTGGCGTATTTTTATAGATGATAAAGAGTTTTTAGCATCTGATATAGAAATTAAAGGAACGGCTGTCGGAGAAAAATCTATAGAAAATGGGGTAGTTAAGTGGAATATAGTTTGCATCGGCACAGTCATATGGGATGGCACTAAAGCTAAAATATTTTCAAACTAATTATAAAATTATATTTAGATTATTCTTTACTGCAGTTTCATAATCGCTAGACATAGGTAAATTTTTTAACTTTAATAAAATCTTTAAACTTTCATCTTTTTGTCCGATCCACCAGGCACTTACAGCCATTTGAAATTCTAAAACATAGTCTCCGTGGTAGCCGTCAATAATTGCTGGCAATCTGACTAAAGGATTGTCTAATGTTGACATTCCAATTGCTGCATGTGTATAGCACTCTTGCCAGCTACTATTTTTTTCATAAAATTTAGATAAAAGAAAATAAGCTTCTGGTCTTTTAGGTAAATAGGCAATTGCTTGAAGTATAGAGTTAGACACTGCATGTTTCCTATCACCCTGCTTTTCAAAACATAAAGACATTTTTAAAAGTGAAGTATAAACAATAAGTTGATCAGTTTTGTATCCATATTCAGCTGCACGTAAGTAGTAAGAAACAGCAGATGCAGGCTGACCCAATGAATCGTACTCTAATGCTAATTTAAAATTAATAGAGGCATCAAATGGATTTTCAGCAAATTCAATCATTAAATCTTTAATATTAGTTATACTCATGGAAAACTGAGACCTATCTCTGGAAAATTTACATCATTTCTAGTTACTAAACCTTCAAATAAATCTTTATTTTCTTCAAAAATATAGTCATTAGTTCTAAGATAGAGAATCTCAAAAACCATTGGAACCGGAGAATTCCCCAACACCATAAGAGGAACATTATTATTTGCATGTATAAAAACCGGGGTATGAGTGCTGCGTAGTTTAGTAAAAGCTAAAATTGCTCTGTTGTAAAAATTCTCATCATTTAGATTTTGCATCCAATGAACTTCCATCAATATTTGTCTACATTTAGATAGGTCTTCTATAGAAACTTCAGAAAATATATCCCATTCCGCTCCTTCAATATCTACTTTTAAAATAATATCTTCAGTTATATCTTTTAAAGATTCTTCTAAAGAAACCTGATTCTCATGTATACCAATAGTTTTTTTAAAAAATCTTGAATTTTTTACAGATGATGGAAGATCATCAATAGAGTTATCGTATAAATCTGATTTACAACCATAATCACTTATTGATTTTTCAAAATCTACATTGTTATCGATACCAAAAGACACTAGATAATCATCTGACTTAATATCATCTGCAATAATATACCCACCATCCCCGACACTACCTTTACGTATAAATTTAGTATTTAAAGGGGTAGAAGTTTTTAAAAGTTTTTTTACATTTGAAACTCGATTCGAGATCTCATAAGTATTATCTTTCCAATATTGCTCATACATTAATAACTACTCCTTCAGTCGATCAGCTAATAAAGCATCAGAAATTAATTCTTCCACAACTACATTTGGAATTTGAAGTATATAAGATGCATTGTCTTGAAACCCAAAAGATATTAAAAGATCATTTTTATAAATTGCAGCTCCAGCTACAAATTCAATATTTGCATTAAGCAACGTAAATGGTTTAGTAGAAAGACCAATTAATTTAAAATTTTCATCCCAAATTGCAATTTTATGTTTGTATAACCCATCTTTTTGTCCTAAATAATTTTTAAATAGATCAACCTCGTGAGTTATTGCAATATAAAAATTTCCCCATTTAACCACCTGAGAACCACCCCTTTGATCTTTTAATGAAGTTAAACCATGATTAAGAGATACTTGATCACATCTCGATGGAAGCTCTGGATAAGTTCTAACAACTTCAGTTGGAGATGTCCACTTCACAAAATGAAACGGTTTATCAAGAATCGGCATCCAGTTCTTTTCGCAGTAAGAATTATTATCACCGGGAGCAGGAATACGAATACGAGATACTTCTTTTATTTCCCAAGTCCCCTCATTGATAGTAATCTCGCTAAGTTCCATACGACCCTCACCATGAGTTGTCGTATCTCTTCTAACTCCAATGATGTAGTGTTTACCATCCCACTCAACGAGGCGACAATCTTCTTCACCAGTAAACTCCCATAAAGGTTGCACATCTAGTTCTGAAGTATCGACTACACCATAACCAGCTATAGACAAATTGTCATCTAATTTGCATATATAGTTAGTGGTTCTAAGAGCCTGATCAGTTTCAGGATGTAGATATGCAAGTGGCCCCCAGCGTCCAATAAAATGCTGCTCGTTTTCCGAATGATAAAGAGTGTAATTTACATGACGTAAATTTACAAAAATCTCATCTTTTGAATTAACAAAAACAGATGGATTCATAAGTCCAGTACCTGAAGTTAGTTTATCTGATATAATAATAGGAGCAATCCTGCCCCCCTGAAAAATTGATCTTTGAACCAAATTATTTGAAGTCATTTATACCTACTCTTTAATGTGTTCAGTATATCAAAGTATCATATTTATCCACTAAAATATGATTTAAATAGTAAAAATCAGATAAAATTAAGTACGATAGAATTATTTAGCAAGTAAAATAAATACAAATTACAAATTAAGGAAGACAAATGGCTGAACAAGACCAAATTGAACTAATCGGAAATGTACTAAACATTACCCGTGAACAACTAACTCGCTCTATGAATCTGAACGCAGAACTTGAAGCCCTTCTTGGTGCCGAAAGATCTAAAGTTGCAGAACTAGAAAAGCAGCTAGCTGAACTCACTGGAAAAGAATCTAAAGATAAAAAGTAACCCATGAGCACTTTTGAAGTTAAAGATGGAGCTAGAACGCTTCAATTTAACGGCAAGCTGCTTGGAAAATCTAGCTCTTACAAACGTGGATCCAATCGATGGATAGAGTTTGCACTCTATAAAACCGAGAGCGGATCTTACGTTTTGTCTAGAGTAGGTGTCTCCTTAATCTTTCACGGTGCAGCATGTCCGTTAGTTAAAAGATATGATCTACATGAAATAGACTACAATCTTTTAACTAAATCATCTACTCCGTGTGAACAATGTAGACCAACTCAAGAAGCTGAATTAGTTTTTCCAGAAAAAGATCGTTTTTGGGCTCAAGTTAGTGCTGAAGCTAGTGCTATCCTAGATGCATTGTACAAATACGACGAGAATGGATCAAAGTACCTAACTTATGTTGCTCAGAATCTTCTTGAAAATGCTGGTAAAAACGACACAGGGATTGAAAAAATCTATAAATTTGAAATTATTCCATAAACCCACTAGTATGTCTGATATGGATAATAATCAGACTGAAGTTTTTTCAATACCCCACATGGACATGGTTGCTATAGAGCTCCACGAGATGTATCAATCTTTACAACGTGGAGGGTTTACTGAAAAAGAAGCAACTCATATAGTTGGAATGACTGTAGCTTTTGGAGCTATGCTTCCAAATAAAGATATGCGTGATTCCCCGGAAACTCCTCCAATGGATTTTGATGATCCAGATGATGGATTAGATCTACTTTAAAAATAAATACAAGGACGAAAATGACAAACGGATTAAATGATGTACAACTCCATCTGGTTGATAGCGTAGAGTCTGCCGGCAAGTTTATAACTTGGCTGGGAGAACGTCGACCATATGATGCCATAGCTATTGACACTGAAACTGGAGAACGCGAAGGACGTCCACGCTCAGATGCTTTATCTCCGTGGCATGGCGATCTGCGTTTGGTACAAGTTGGCGACGGAATGACCGGATGGTCTATACCCTGGAATGAATGGGGTGGAGTTTTCTATGAAGCTATGGACAAGTTTGATGGACAGATTGTTTGCCACAATATTGCATTCGAAGCCAAATGGTTTGAAATTAGATCGCGCTGGCGTATGCCTTGGCACCGTTCGCATGACACCATGATCATGGCTCAGTTGCTAGATCCACTAGGATCTGGTGCTCTTAAGAAACTTACTTCTCAATATGTAGACCCTAAAGCTGCTGCACTACAAGCTCACCTTGATGAAGAACTGTCTAAAAACGGCTGGACATGGGGCACTGTTCCAACTAACTTTGAACCTTACTGGGCGTATGGTGCTCTAGATACAGTTCTTACTATGCGTTTGTTTGAGCAATTCTGGGAGAAGTGTGGACCCGGAAAACCTTATAGTCAGGCTTACGAACTTGAGATGGCTGCCCGTAAAATTGTTACCCGTATGGAACTTAACGGTGCCCGAATCGATCTCGACTACTCTCACAAAAAATATGATGAACTTACTGCTTACTCTGAATCAGTTAAAGACTGGGCTAAGGGTATGTACGGGGGAGCATCCATTACAAGTAACGTTCAACTAGTCAGACTTTTAGAAACTCTTGGAGCAGAAATTACAGAACTCACACCATCGGGTCAAAAGTCTGCTTCAGCTGATCAGCTCAAAAAACTAATTATTGATGGAAATCCGCAAGTAAGAGAGCTGGCAGAAATTGTTTTAAAACAACGTAAAGCTGACAAGCTTGCTAGCACCTACTTCTTAAATTTTATTAATGATAACGTCAATGGATTTGTACACCCGTCTGTAAAAACTATGGGTGCCCGTACTGGACGTATGTCTATCACGGCTCCCGCTTTGCAGACTCTACCTAAGGGTGATGACACTGTACGTCGTGCGTTTCTACCTAAGGACGATGACCACGTAATTATTACTTCGGACCTTGATCAGGTAGAGTTTCGCATGTTTGCATCTTTATCTAAAGATCCAAACCTAATTAACTTGTTCAACCTTGCCGATGCAACTGGCTCTGATCCTTTTACCGAGATTGGTCGAGAAATTTATCAGGACCCATCAATGGTTAAGTCTGACAAGCGTCGTAATCTAATCAAAGGTGTAGTCTATGGACGCCTTTATGGTGCAGGTGTTGCTAAGCAAGCTTTGACTGCCGGTGTTCCGGAAGAGCAAATGCGTGCTGTATCTAATGCTTTTGATGAAAGATTCCCCGGAATGATCTCGTTTCAAAAGGAAATCGAAGATATTGGTATGCGTAGACTTCGTGACGAGGGTCAGGGATATGTTCATACATGGACCGGACGTCGCTTACCTTGTGACGAAGATCGTGTATATACTCTGGTTAATTATCTAATTCAGGGTGGAGCAGCTGAGGTATTCAAGGCAAACTTAATCAAACTTGACAGAGCTGACTTAACCGACTATCTTATTGTTCCAGTACATGATGAAATAGTTCTCAATGCACCGCGTAGCGAAGCTGAAGAAATTAAACAGCTAGTTCGTGAATGCATGACAACCCGAGACGGCTGGGCAGTCCCCCTAACTGCTGATGTAGATGGTCCACTAAACAACTGGGGAGAAAAATACAAATAATGACAACACGAGTAATACTTTCAGTAGATCCAGGTAAAGCTAGCGGCATTGCTTTGTTTGAAGTTAAGCCAGACTCTGAACCAGAAATGCTTTGGTCCGGGGAATATCAACAGCATGAATATGCCCACCCAATTCGTAAAGCTTTCAACTATGCTCAAGCTAGGGAAACTAGATTAGAAGTTGTATGCGAGAGATTTACCATCAACGCACAAACTGTAAAAAACTCTCAAGCTCCATATTCCTTGGAACAAATTGGAATTTTAAAGCAGATCATGCTAGATTTTGGACGAGATCCAGAAGATATCTATTTTCAGTCCCCAGCGGATGCTAAAGCTATGTTCAACAATGAAAAGATCAGAATCTTGGAATATTGGCACCGTGGTGGCGAGGGACACGCACTTGACGCAATCCGACACGCCCTGCTAAGATTGGCAAAAAGTGGCTGGGTCCCTAGAAAATTACTAAAATAATCAGAGATACTATTGACTTTTTTAAATAAAGTTTTAAAATATCTGATAGTATCTATTCATAACGACAGAAAGAAATGCTTAAATGGCTGTAACAGTTGAGCTAAATGAGACTGGTTCTCATATCAACATCTTCGCTGATTGGCGATTCAAAGAGCTTTGCAAAAGTGTGCCAGGCTCTAGCTACGACGCAAAAACATCAACTTGGCGTGTCCAGACTTCCTGGGCCACATGCCTAGCACTTAGATCTACCTTTAAAAATGATTTAGTTATTGGTGAACGTCTTCAAGCATGGGCTATTGCAGAACGTGCTAATAGAATTGATCCGTCCAATGCTTTACGTGATCTAGAAGAACTTCCAGATGGCGAGGGTGATTCAGACCTATTTCCTCACCAGCGCGCTGGAGTGAAGTTTTTGACTACTGCTCGTCGTGCACTACTTGCCGATGAACCAGGTTTAGGTAAAACAGCTCAGGCTATCCGTGCCCTAAAGACACTACAAGACCAAGGTGAAACAGTGTTCCCTGCACTAATAGTTTGCCCTAATACTCTTAAAAAGAACTGGCAACGTGAGTTCAATAAATGGTGGCCAGAAGATGGTCCGACAGTGCAAGTAATTAAAGGATCAGCTGCACAGCGTCGCAAACAGTTTGAAACTCCGGCAGACATCTATGTAATTAACTGGGAATCACTACGCTCTCACTCACGTCTAGCTCCTTATGGATCAGTAGCACTTGCTCGTTGCGTAGAGTGTGGTGGGCATGATGATAGAGTTTCAGAAAACCGTTGTGAAGTTCACAAGCGTGACCTTAACTCAATAGATTTCAAAGCAGTTATTGCCGATGAAATGCACCGCTCAAAGGAGCCTAAATCCAAGCAGACCCGTGCTTTATGGGCAGCTACCGGAGATGCTGACATTCGTTTCGCACTTACTGGTACACCAATTGCCAATAACGTTCTCGACATGTGGGCAATCCTGCACTGGATTTCCCCAGAAGAGTGGCCTAGCAAAACCAAGTGGATTGATCGCATGGTAGACACTATGATTAATGCTTTTGGTGGAATGATGGTTCTTGGAGTAAAGCCTCATATGGCTGACGAGTTCCATGCAACCATCAACCCTCGTATGCGTCGTATGCTTAAGGCTCGTGTACTACCTTGGTTGCCGGAAATGATGTTTGAACGTCGCGACGTCGAGATGTCAGCTAAGCAGAAGAAAGCTTACGAGCAGATGCGTGACAACATGATTGCCGAGATTGAAAATGGTGATGCAGTTGTAGCACCCAGTGTTCTAACTCAAACTATTAGACTGTCACAGTTTGCTAGCTCATTTGCAGAAATGTCTGTAGATGAAGCTACTGGAGAGCCTAAAGCAATTTTAGCAGAACCATCCTGTAAGGTTGACGCTGTTATGGATGACATCAAAGAGGGAGACTTCGGAGATGATTCTGTTGCAGTCTGTGCCGTATCTCGTCAGCTAATCGATATTCTAAGCGCACGCCTAACTAAAGAAGGTATTGCACATGGTTTAATTACCGGTGCTCAAGATGAAGATGAACGTCAAAAGGCTATTGACGATTTCCAGTCCGGTCGTATAAAATGGATTCTATTCACCGCACAAGCAGGTGGAGTTGGTGTCACCTTGACAGCTGCTCGAAGACTTGTTATGCTACAAAGACCATGGTCACTAGTTGATCACAAGCAAGCTCTAGACCGTATTCACAGAATCGGTTCTGAGATCCACGATTCAGTGGTTGTGATGGATTACGTTACTGAGGGAACAATCGAGGAGCGTGTTATTCAAGTTCTTGAAACTAAGGCTGATAACTTTGAACAGATTGTTAAAGATAAAGACAAACTACTACAGTTGCTAAAAGACGATAAGGCTGGTAAGCTATAACCATGAATGACGAAACTACACAAGAAGTTGTACCATACCGTCTCTCTAACTCAGAGATTCAGGTATTCAAAGATTGCCGACGCAAGTGGTGGCTTAACTACTACAGACGTCTTATGCCAAAGCAGAGAGACTACACAGGTGCCCTTGCTCTTGGTTCTCGTATCCACGAAGCTTTAGATCAGTACTATTCATCTAACGGTGAAATAGGCCTTCTAGAGGCTCATGCTGCCCTTGTAAAGAAGGATATGGAAACTCTTGTAGCTGAGTATAGAGACACCTCTGATCTTGAATCAGAAGCTGAACTAGGTAGAATTATGCTTGAAGGCTACCTACAGTGGATGGACGACGAAGGTATTGATGCCGAGCTTGAAATGATCTCTACTGAAGAGATTATTGAAATGCCAATGTTTGACGGAGAAGTTATTCTTCAAGGAAAACTTGATATGCGTGTTCGTCGTAAGATTGATGGCGTTCGTATGTTCCGAGACTTCAAAACTGTCGGTGGCTCGTTTGCAGACTTTGCTAATCAAGCACAGATGAACGAGCAAATTCTTACTTACATGATGTTGGAACACGCCCAGAACAAATCACCGGAAGAACGTTCCGAGGGTGGTATATTTACTATGCTAAAAAAGGTAAAGCGTACTGCAAACGCTAAACCTCCGTTCTACGAGCAAATCGAAGTTCGACACAATGTATTTACAATGCGTTCTTTTTGGCAACGTATTCATGGTACAGTTGCAGATCTGATGGGTGTCAAGAAAGCTCTTGATGCAGGTCAGGATCCTAATTTTGTCGCTTACCCACGTCCTACCAAGGATTGCAAGTGGAAGTGCCAGTTCTACACTATCTGCCCAATGATTGATGATGGTTCATCAGCAGAAGCAGCTATTGAAGATATGTATGAGGTCTCCGACCCATACGGATATTACAAATCACAAGACGAAAAGAAAGGTAGTGACTAAGCATGTCAGATGTACAGCGTTCACTAACTATCATGGTCTATGGCGAATCAAAGGTTGGTAAGTCAACTTTTGCTGTCACAGCACCATACCCTCGCCTTATGCTAGACGTTGAGGGTGGACACAGATTCCTACCAATCAACGTAAAGTATTGGGACCCAATGCGTGAGGAGCCACCTGTGGCTGACGGCACCTGGGATACAGTAGTAGTTACAGTGCGTGACTATGACGTAGTTCTAAAAGCTTTCCAATGGCTACAAGCCGGTAAGCACCAGTTCAAGTCTCTGATCATTGACTCAATTTCTGAGTTGCAGGTTAAGTGCATGGACAACATTGCTGGTACCGAGCAAATGAAGATGCAACAGTGGGGCGAACTACTTCGCCACATGGGTGCACTACTTCGTGACCTGCGTGACCTTACAATGCACCCAACTCAGCCTCTAGAGGCCGTAGTCCTAACTGCAATGGCACGTGCTGATCAGAATGGTCACATGAAGCCTTACTTGCAGGGTCAACTTGCAGTTCAAGCTCCATACTTCTATGATGTATTAGGTGCTATTGCAATTGAAAATATTCCAAATCCGGATCCTACTCAGCTGCCTTACAAGGCACGCCGTATGTACGTGGAACGTACGGACAAGTATGATGCCGGTGAGCGTGTTCAAGGCCGTTTAGGTTCTGTTGTAGAACAACAGGATCTTGGTATTGAGCGTATGCTCGACATGATTTTCGGTCCACAGACCGAGAAAAAAAAGTCGGCTTAGATCCCTAGCCGATTAAACCCTAAATAATAACTATAGGAGTTATGCATATGAGTACTCTCAACTGGGGCGACCTAGTCAAAGATGCTGGCGAAACTGCAAGTGGCGGTAATTACGAACCACTTCCAGATGGCGACTATGACCTAAAGGTCATTGAAGCTTCCGCAACCACTTCACAAAGTGGCAAAACCATGTTCAAGATCACTACTGAAGTTCAGGGTGGCGCACACAACAAGCGCCGCGTCTGGGATAACTTGGTAGTCAGTCCAGGGAGCTCAAATGCTCTAGATATCTTCTTCTCGAAGATGACCGCACTTGGACTCCCTCGTGAGTTTTTCACGAACAACAACCCAACTAACGCACAGATTGAGTCAATGCTTATTGGTCGCTCATTCCGTGCTCAGATTGGATCACGCACCTGGAACGGTAGCAAGCGCAATGAACTAAAGCGTTACTATGTTCAGCAGACTGCTGGAACCATTCCTGCTCAGGCAAGTACTCCACCTGCCCCACCTGCTCCACCCGCTCCACCTGCTCCAAGCACTGCTGGAGTAGCAGTTCCACCGGCCCCACCTGCAGCTCCGTTCTAATCTGCAGTAATTGCGGGGGGCATTAGGTAAAACTAGTGCCCCCCTCTAATTAAAGGTTTATATGTCAAAAATTTTATTAACTGGTATGACCGCGCCTCAGTCTTCCTTAAACGCTAATACAAAAAATCTAACTTTTTCTTCAGCTATCAATTCAGCATTACAAAATTCTGGACATACCGTAGTCTGGGAAGATCCCAAAATTGACATAACAAAAGAAGAACTTGATTCCTATGATTCTGTAATTGTAGGAATTGCACCTATTACTAGCCTTAGTGCAAATAAAATTTATGGTGCTTTAAACATAATTAACTCTCTTTGGGGGTCAGAAAAGCTTAGCTTGCTTATAGATGCTCCAAATGTCTCTCAAATAGCCACCACTTTAAGATCTGTAAAAAACAATCCAGAGACTCTAACTAAACAATTTTTTTCAAATAAAAAAGGCTACTCTTCTGTAGTTTCAGATCAGAACTTAAAATCAAATATTCTAAAATCCATAGATAATTTATTGGATCAAGATTGGCCAACTACGTTAGTGCCAGTTCTACCCTGGAAACAAAGCTATTCAGATAAAGAACTGAATCTCCCAGAGCTAGCTAAAAAATCAATAATCTATCTAAACTTAGACTCTTACCTAATCCAAGATCCAGTAGAGCAGCTAGATAGAATCTATAAATGGACTGCTGATCAGCCCGAGTCAATGTGGACTAAAAAGATTTCAAAAACTATCGGACTACCTGTGTCTCCTGCAAAACTTAATAAAGGAGCTACGGATAAGGATGTGCTACATCAAATATCTAGATCTGTAGGAATATTACTAGCTCCGTATAAAAACGAAGGCACCTGGTGGTCATATAGATACATTCAATCAATAAATAGTCTCACTCCAGTAGCAACTTTCTGGGAAGAGTCAGGATCTATTGGAATCGAGTGGAATTTACTTGCTTCAACTATAGATTCAATGTCTGAAGAAAAACGAGTATTAATAGCTATAGCTCAAAGAGAGAGTTATATAGCTAAGATACCAAACAAAAAACAGTCAATAAAGATGCTTGAAAAAGCATTAAAACTAGTAGATTAAGGATAAATATGAAGGTAAATATGGACTGGGTTAAATACCAGTTAGGAAATTTAAATGTTCGAATGGGTAACGGTAATGCTGTAATTCACCTATTAAATGCTTGGAAAGAACTTCCAGAATTCAAACGTGAAGATGCAGAGCAGATCGCCAATATATTCATGCACCTTGCTCTAGAGCATTCACTGGTACCACCCCCTAAAGATGAGGTCTACGTTCAAGCAGAAAGAGGAGCTCTAAAAGTTAGAGATATCGTTAGAGTAAAGAACGATGCCTTTGCAGGAGAGCTTGGAATGATCCATAATGGACGTCCAGGAGTTATTGTAGCTATCAGATCTGGTGACATTATTGTTGACCTAACTGATCTAGAAAACCCTCCGGTTAAATCTGCCCACTATCAACCTGAAAACCTACTGAAGAGAGTCCAATAATGCGTACATCATTTGAACTAGAGTTTGAAGCATCTGATTTTTATGAATCACAGGCCATAGCTTTAAATTATGTTGCTAACTATTTAAAACTAGATGTAACTGAAGTGTCAGAGAAACTATCTGTAGAATTAAAAGTCAAAAATTCTGAATCTACAGATAAGTTTAAAGTTACAGCTCATATTCAGGTAAAGACTGGAATATCTCTAAATTCAATTTAAATAATTAAAAATAAACCGCGTTTTCGAACATTTTTTCGAAAAAAACTGTACAATTAATTTGTGGAGTTGATTACTAATGCGAGATAAACGTACAGGCGAATGCCTATGGTTTGAATGGTCTGGAGCTGGCTTTGCCGTCTCCAGGCCTTCTTCTATTATCTTCTATACGTATGACCACGTAGATCTTGATATAGATCTGATCAGAAGAGCTTTAGCTTCAGCACTTCAAAGAGACGGAATAGTCGTTTCTTTAGGAGAAGGTTATAAAGCTGTTGAAAGGGCTCATATTTCTTACGGCTATGCCGGAGAAATAGACGAAGAGATATACCCTACTGTATGTAACAATCATGGAAATACCGAGTACGGAGAGATAGTTAAAACTCCTAAAGCCGTAACTTGGGTGGAGATAATATGACAAATTGGAAACCAAGTAATGGCTTTGATTGGCAAGAAAATGCTGAATGTGCCAAGAGAGAAAATAGAGAAGTAGATTTTTTCTCGCACAAGAGTGAAGATAAAATGAAGGCTAAAAATCTTTGTTTTGTTTGCCCGGTGAGAAAAGAATGCATTAAATCAGCTTTAGAGAATATGGAGATCTGGGGGATCTGGGGAGGACATGATGAATATGAAATTAGACGAACTTTATCTGTAAACATAGATAAAGCCGAGACCAGATATGATCGATTTCCTAAATGTCTATATTGCGGGGCTAAAACCAAATTTTTAAGACCATTAATTGCAGATAATCCAGACAGCGGTAGATGGGCAACTGTTCGTCTAGTAAATTGCATAATGTGCGATTTTACATGGAGAAGTAGAACAAGCGTGAATGCAGTAAATGCATATTTAAAACTTACAGCAGACAAACAAGAAGAGTTTGATGCTCAAGAAGAAGTTAATGAAGAACTTGAAGCAGCTGGGGTTGATCTTAACGAGATGGAAGAAGATCTGGATTAACAGCTAGAACGCTTATGTGTTCGCGAGGTTCGTAATCTCCACCCATAACTAGTGTCAATAGACCTGGCTTTGACTCTAGACCTGCACGATCACGGAACCATTCTGAACCTGGATCGGTAGTTGGACACTGAAGCCATAAACGTTGACCGATATCCATGCTTTTAAAGTTGTGGAAATGTCCAGAAATCCAAACATCAGCAAGACCCAGCGCAGTTTGACCTGCTGCTTGACCAGATAAGTATTTCATTACATCTCTACCAACCTGGTGACCATGAAATAATCCAAGCATGGTCCCGTTGATATTAAGGGTAAGAGTCTGATGACCTGAAGATGGGTATCTAAACTCAACGTGTTGTAGCGCTGGATTTTCTGCACATGCATCTTGCACTGCCGAAGCAATCTCAACGTTCCAGCCATCAGCGGGATCGGCAGCAACCTGACGAGTTACTTCATCGTGGTTTCCGTTGATGACTGGAACAACTATACGCTCCGCATAGGGAGCTAAAGCTTTAATTTGCGCCATAAGCAAACGACGTGCAACACGAACTTGTTCAGTAAGACCTAGGTCAGATGCTGCTTGACCTTGCAAACGTCCATTTTGACTTGTAAGACCTTCAACGTGATCTCCCGGAAGTGCTAGAACTATTGTCCCTAAGTTTAGTCCAATCTTTTTAAGATCTTTAAACCTACTTACCGATGCTTCAGTTAAATACAAAATACGATCGATTGACTGCTGGGTACCTTGACCATTAGCTTTTTTACCAATCTGCTGATCGCTAGGGGCTACAATAAAAGCACCCTCACCGGTAGCAACTTTGATACCGCGTTCTGGACGCCATTTTTTAATTTCATCAATAAGAGCTTCGGCGTCTAGAGCATCAGCAATAGCTAATCCAGCTGGAGTAACGTTTACACGAACCGATTCCAACCATTCACCATGATACGTTTGCCAACGAGAACGACGTAAAGAGGTTACTGTCCAAGAGTTTGGGTCAAGATCAAAGTCCTTGAGCACGTCTGCTGCGTCAGGAATCTCACCGACCGGATGCGGCTTAGATACAACAAAACCACCCTTGGAGTCGTCAAGATCCAAACGTGGTCGCCAATCTTCTGGAGTGTTAAGTGTTTTAATATCTGAACCACTAACTCCAGGACTTGCTAGAGTTTCTAATTTATCTGAAATTCCCATTAGGCTACCTTCCTGTAGCAACCGCAATCTCTGCGGCGATGACGATCAACGGAACTATCTGAAATATCAAATCCTTCATCCCGAAGAACTCTAGCAATATCTACATTAGATATTCTACGCGGATCTCCTTCAGGTACAGATAAAACATCAATTAAATAATTACAATCTTTTTCAGGCAATACCGTGCCAGCAAGCAAAGCGCCTAATTTACATTTAGATCCAGATTTTTTTGAAGCTTCGGCTAATTTATCCGATAGAGACATAGCGTACTCCTTAGTGTGTCATTTATGTCTTTTTAATACTAGTACATTTTTGTACTTTTATATGTATTAACTAACTTTTTTTAGTCTAGTTTTTTTAGCCGGGGCAGGAGCTGGCGACACGCCAATAACAAAATTCTTAATTAATTCAACTTCAGCCTGGGTTTTTACAACATGAAGTTCAATAGTATTTACCCTATCAGCCAACGAACTACCGCCATTTTCCCAAAGTTGGTGCTCAACTTTATCTAATCTTTCAGATATTGTCCTACCCTGAGAGTCCAATCCAATAGATTTTTGAATTTTATGTGCTAATCTGTATACAGCAAGGATTCCGCCGACGATTATGCCGATTGCAGTGATGACTGCTGAAGTCGTAAAAATTTGGTCGATGATCAAAATAATGCCTTAATTGATGATGGATATCTTGTGTATAATTGTACCCTATCCTCTGATTGGCGACTAGCCCTAGACGTGCTACGCTTTCTTCTCTAAAAGTAATTAAAATTACATTTCAACTTGAATTTTTCACGTCTTTGCTGTATCGTTTTTGATACAGCTCCTATTGAGAGGCTTTTTATGCAACGACAATTTACGGCAGGTAACTAACTATGACTCAACCTGAATCTACTCACATTGAGAAATTATCTAAAGCATCCGTCTGGTATGCCCAACAAGGCTGGAAGATCCTACCTTGCCACGGTATTGATGACGGAGGTCGCTGTACTTGCAACGGTATTCACGGTGAACCTAAAGATGTAGGTAAGCACCCAGCCATCGGTGAGTGGAACGCACGTGCTACCGATGATCAGCTAGTTATTCATAACTGGTGGAGCACTTCCCCTATCAACAACATTGGTGTGTTTTGCCAACCATCTGGATTTATAGTCATTGATATTGACCCTAGATCCGGTGGTATTGAATCATTTGAAAAACTAGATGAACTTTTAGATGGTGCATTACCAAACACTGTAGAAGCACTTACTGGAAGATATACATATAACGGTAAAGCTGAACGTGGACGTCACTTATTTTTTAAAGTAGATAATTCAGAACAGTTTGTAGGTAATTTAAAAGCTAGCGGTTTAAATGGTATTGACATCAAGCACAATGGGTATGTGATGCTTGCACCTAGCCGCCATGGATCTGGAGTCAACTATGAATGGAAGCCAGGACATGCCCCATGGGAAATTGAAATGGCAGATGCCCCGGAAGCTTTACTAGAGGTTATTCGTAAAAAGAATCGCAAGTCTGGATCGTCCCACGCTGATGGTGACTGGAGTTGGATGGGTGACCTTGACTATAAAGGTGATCGGGTTGATATTGCAAAAATTCTTGAAGAAGGAATTGATGAAGGATCACGTGCTGTAGATATCTACAAGCTTGCATGTGCACTATCAAACAAGTATGGAGTAGAGACTCCTGAAAAGCGTTTGATGATCGAGACTTTGATGATCCGATTCAACTACGAAAAAGTACGTCCGCCAATGGAATTGGAGGGTGTTAACTCTCTTCTTATGCACGTCCGCCGTGCCATGGACTTTGTTGCTGAAAATCCAATTACAGAAAAACTTTGGCCTGGACTATAAGACTGGGCAAACAGGTCTCAAGAAGAATCTAGATCAGCTAAACCTAAAACTGAATCAGACCCTAGCCCAACAGCACAGTCTCAGGTTGGAACTGTAGGTCATTCTATCTCAGAGGCAGCTCATAATGGTGTATCAATTTCGGATGCATTTAGTAGTGGAAACGTTGATGTCCCTAAAAACGTCGACGCTATTTCGGAAGCCGAGGGTGGAAAGCCAGGAAACCGATCTCTATCTGACATCGGTAATGGACGTCGATTAGTAGATTCATTTGGATCGTCAGTTAGATACACTCCCGGCATTGGTTGGTTTATTTGGGATGGTCAGTATTGGAAACCAGATGCTGAAGATCTTGGAATGAAAGAACTGGCAAAGCACTTACCAACAATTATTACCACTGAAGTAGTCAATTATCCAGATGAAGATAAGCGTAGCGAAGTTATCAAGTGGGCCAATCAGGTTAGATCAAATAGCAGATTAAATGCAGCTATTGAAAGTGCTAATTCAGATAGTCGAGTAATTACTGCAGTTGAATCTTGGGATGGAGATGAATATCTTCTTGGTGTGCTTAATGGTGTAATCAATCTTAAAACCGGAGAGCTTATGAAAGGTAGACCAGATCTACATATCACAAAGCGTATCCCCTTGTCTTACACCCCAGGAATGCGTAATATGCGTTGGGAGCAGTTTATCGACTTTGCTACTGGCGGGGATAGAGAACTACAAGACTGGATTCAACGTGCAGTTGGCTATACACTGACTGGTTTGAACAATCAAGATTTAATGTTCCTTGTTTATGGTCCCCCGGGATCGGGTAAAAACACGTTTGTTGAAGCAATCGTTAAGGCTCTAGGTACTCAGCAATATGCCTGGCCACTTGACTCCAGCATTCTTGCTGATACTGGTGCTAGCTCAAGTAGTACAGATATGTACCACTGGGCTGAACTTAGAGGTCGTCGAATGGTCTGGGTAGACGAGCTTCCAGAATCAGAACGTCTAAAAGAAAATGCTGTTAAAAAGTTAACTGGTTCATCTGAAATTTCTGCTCGTTCTCCAGGTGAAAAGCCATTTACATTTAAGGCTCAAGCCAAATTATGGATTACAACTAACCACCGTCCTATGATTAATGACGATGCTATGTGGCGTCGTATTAGACCTATTCCATGGAGCAATGTTCCTGAAATGCCAGATCCAGATCTAAAAGCTTATCTATTCGACCCTGAGGGCGGTTTACCGGCTGTTTTGGCTTGGGCAGTAGAGGGAGCCATAAAATACCTAGGATCGTCTGCTAGAGACCCTCTAGGGTGGTGTACAGCCGTTTCTGAGGCAGCTGAGATCTATCGTAAGAATGAAGACCGAATTGGGATGTTCTTGAATGAAGAGACTCGTGAAAATGAGGGAGCTTCAGTTTTAGTCAAGCAGATGTATTCAATTTATAGAATGTGGTCGGATGAACGTGGTGAACGTCCACTAACTCAAATTGCGTTTCACAGAAAACTTTCAGATAGAGGGTTACAAATTCTAGGTCAAGGCTCTAAAGCTGAAATTAAAAATAGAACTCTTGCTCCAAGAGCTGTAGAATCCAAAGAAATTGATTGGAATGTCGCAGTTCGCCTAGCCCATTAATGTGGTATAGGATGTAATTGTGTCTTGGGATCTATTCGGGAGAAAGACATGGAAGGGGTCTAAAAAGACCCCTTCCTCTAACAATCAAGGAGTTTTATGTTAATTGCAATTGCAACCCCAATGTTTGGCGGTATGTGCCACGGTGGATACATGCATAGTGTTTTACCACTGTCTTTTACACTTGCGGGAAAAGGCGATTCTATGTTCTATCCGGTAATAATTAATGAAAGTATCATAAGTAGAGGTAGGGATGCTTTAGTACACGACATGCTTCAAAACAAAGAAGCCGACGGTATCTTATTTATCGATGCAGATACTGGTTTTGATCCTATTGCAGTTGCGGAAATGGTCCACTCCGGTAAAGATTTTATTGGAGCTATCTACCCTAAAAAAGCCATTAACTGGGAGCAAGTAAGACAAGCTGCATTAAATGGCGAAGAAGATCTTGAAAAATATACAGGATTTTTTACCGGAGTAGTTCCAACAAGTAAAGAAATAAAAATTACGGAACCTATGGAAGTTGAAAGAGTCGGAACTGGGCTTGTATATATAAGTCGAAAAGTTTTTGAAGAGTTGGCTCCAAGTTGTAGAACATATACAGATGTCAGTAGCCGCAACGGTGTTCAAATTGAAAGAGAGCTTACTCAATTTTTTGATATGCAATTTGATGACAACAATCAGTTACTAGGAGAAGATTACTACTTCTGCGAAAGATGGAAGTCTATAGGCGGTAAGATTTATGCTGCCCCATGGGTAGACACTACTCATTATGGAACTTACGGATTCTCGGGAAGTTTTGCTCAAACGATTATGAAGAGAGATTAATCTAAAGAATCGTAAATATTTTTAACTGTAGTGGCGTACCATCTCCCTCCATTCTGGGTTGGTACGCCATTATTGTTTAATCTTCTAGCTATTTCGTGGAATGAAAGACCGGAATCTTTCTGCTTTCTAACGAGATCCTTTACTTCATCAGAAGTTTTATTTTTAGGGCCCATATCAACCCCCCACTTAATTCCACGAGCTCGACGATCTTTATGCACATCTTTTTGACGCTCAGCGATAATGCCACGTTCCATCTCAGCCAGAGCAGACATAATCGTAACCACAAAACGGCCCTGATAGCTGGCTGTGTCCAGGTTTAGATCTAGCATAACTAGACGCCATTTATTGGCATTTGCCCGGTCTATTATGCTCAAAAAGTCCTTCGTAGAGCGGGCTAGGCGGTCGATACGCGTCACAAACAGGGCTGAAGCAGTGCCAGTATCTAAACGCTTCAAAGCGGCTGTAAGAGCCGGACGGCCCGTAATTGACTTACCTGAGCGACCCTCTTCACGGATAAGTTCAAACTCTGTATACCCAGCCAACTCAGCTGCTTGACGTAGTTGACGTTCCTGAACATCTAATGAAACTCCGTCACTTACCTGCAGTTGAGTAGATACACGAGCATACAAAAGAGCTATTCCTTGATCAGACATTTAATCTCCAAGTGTCTTTCAATATTATTATAAAAATCTTCTAGGGTACCGTCATTGTTAAAGATCACATTGAAGTTGTAATCATTCAGTTCTTTTTCAGACACGTGATTATTTGGAGCAAGAAGTCCGGCTCTGTTGATACGCCACACAGACCCGCCATGAGCTGTCACGGCATCGGCTTCATTGATAAACCTACAATCTGAAAATACAACTTTGTCATATTGCTCAGCTTTTTTAAAAGCCTGGTCTACCCAAAAATCTTTTCCAAAAAGATTACGACCAACTTCTGTACCCATCCGTTGTAAAAGTTCTCTAACTTCTGGATAATCTTCTTTTACCGTATCCCACCCACCTAGCCTAACTAGAGTAGATATTTTTATAGAAGAGATTCCAAAAGATACACTAGGGTCTAATGCAAGTAGTGCTTCTCTCATCGGGTCGGCAAAAGATATTCTTGTAAATCCATGGTTTTTTACTAAATAATCAGCAGCAGTATCTTTTCCAGATCTAGCAAATCCAGATATTCCGATAAATTCGGTCATTTTGTCTCCTATGGTTATATAGTAACTTTATACATAAATACTAGCATAACGAGATATAACACACGTGAGATAATAAATTGATAGTAATCGTAGACCGTAAGGCCCCGAGTGAAACAGAATAATAGGCAAGATCCATATCAATGCAATGAATGTAAAAAAGTATTTGTTGTGATGAAATTGGCTAGATGTTGTGAATTAAAACATCAAGGTATTGTATTTATTAGAGATCCCAGGCAAGAACCTAGACCTAAAAATTAAATTTATCTAGATAATAAATCTTGAAATGCTTCACTATATGTAGAATAGCGAGCAACCTCTAAATTAGTTAGTTTATTATATACAATAAATTCGTCTACTTCATCAGTAGTTATTTTTAGAATCGTGTACATTACTTATCCTCCAAAACTTTACTTAATTTTATCATCACTAACCAACAGTTCCATAGTCTGTTCTGCCATCATTAGTGCTGGATGCAGTACCTACTATTCTTGCTCCTTGCACTGCAGTCCAATATACAGTAGGAGCCGTAGTAACTGAAAAAGCTGTACCATTCCAAGTTCTAATAATGGCAGTAAAACCAGTTTCCGTAGGGGCTGATTTTAAGGTAACTGTAAAAATTGTAGTTGTAGATGTAGATATCGGACTAAATGTTATATTAGGAACAGCTCCTGTTTGAAAAGCAGCATCAAAAGTAACGATCACTTCACCAACTGGACTAGCAACATTATCCCAGTCAGTGGAAGCAATTTTTCCAGTTTTCATATCAAATGGGACTGGATCATACCAACCTAAATCTGCACCAGGTGCAGCAAATCCACTTTTTAAAACCTGACCAGTCTTTGTATATGGAGCAGTATAGGTAATCCCTCTATCAGAATTTGTGTAAGGAATTCTACCTAATCCTGAAAGTGGGACAGTTGAATTAAAAACACCAAGGCTGTATACTATATCGGTAGTCCCCATTACAATATCACCATTTATAATATTTACAAAAGCATTGTCAGCATAATTAGTTCCGTACTCAACATACAGGGAGTGTTTTTCAAAATTTTCTGTAGAAGTGTCTGCGTCAGTTGCTCTAGTAAAAACAAATGAAGTAGTTGTTCCAACAGTTCCTTTAGTTGTAACTGTATAAATACCATTTTGAAAAGCTGATGCTTGATTCTTAATAAGTACACGATCACTTGTGTTAAAACTATATCCATCGATAGTAATAGCTGTCCAGTTTGATGAAGTAGCAATAGTTAAAGTTGCCCCTACACCTGAAGTTCCATTATTATAGGTAGTAGTGATAGTTCCACCAACTAGGTTTCCAGAAGTACCTAAAGCTGCTGTAGTCGCGCATACGACTGAAACTTTCCAAGTTGTTGGATTAACAACAGAATCTATGTATGCTCTGTTTACTAAATCAGTACTAGACTTAACACTTGAAGAAGTAGAGCTAGTGACTGATGGCATAGTTCCAGTAAATACAGCATTATTTTTATTTGCCTTTAGATCTAACGCAGTCTGCTGAGCGGTCGATACTGGCTTATTAACATCTGAAGTATTGTCTACGTTACCAAGCCCAACCATTGTCTTTGTAATACCAGAAACAGTTCCTGTAAATGTAGGCGATGCTATAGGAGCATAAGTTGATGCTGCAACACTAGAAGTAAGTTTTAAATCCAACGCAGTCTGCTGAGCGGTCGATACTGGCTTATTAACATCTGAAGTATTGTCTACGTTACCAAGGCCAACTACAGACTTAGGGATGGTTGTAGTAGTTCCTAGGGTTCCGTCAGAAGTATTAGTGACGTATCCTGCAGCAGTTAAAGGTTTTATAGATACAGATGAAGAAGTTTTACCAATGTTTATAGTAGGTGAATTATTAGCACCAATATTAATAGTTCCAGCAAGACCAGTTCCAGCGCTAGAGCCAACATCAATAGTTACTCCACCAGTACTACCAGCTCCACCAAGGCCATCGCCTGTTTTGATCGTAATAGATCCAGAAGCAGAAGTTCCAGCACTTGCACTATTTCCCGTGCTTATAGATAGAGTTCCAGTTGTGGTACCAGAGTTAGACGATGTACCAGTTGCAATAGTGATAGCACCAGATGCAGTAGTGTTATTTGCAGTTGATATAGGTAGTGCAATACCAGCAGCAGATTGCAAACCAGTGATTGATGTTCCAGAACCACTAAAGTTTGCAACTGTTACTGTTATTGAACCGCCCAATGACACTGATGATCCATTAATTGTTATTGCAGAGTTCGTTAAACCAGAATTAGGTATTGTAGCAACAGTGCCTAGTACTCCACCAGAAGTATTAGTGACGTATCCTGCAACAGTTAGTTTTTTAATCGCCACATCAGATGAGGTACTTCCAATACTAACTGATCCACCTGAACCATTTATATCTATATCTGATGCAACGCTATTGCTATATACCTGAATACTATTTCTATCCATTTGAAGATTTAAGCCAGAAGTAGCTCCCAACTGAAAACCTTGGGTACCGCTTCCAACACCATCAACGGATGTAATTCTTATTCTTTGATAAGAAGTATCTCCAGAATAGCTAGCTCCACCAGTATAGACTGCAGCTCCAGTAACTAATAAATCACCATCTATAGTAGTTTGAGGAGCAGATAAAAGTATATGATCTTGATCAAAAACAACTTTTTCATCAGTTGTCATTTCATCTGGTACATAAGTCCAAACAAGTTTATCGCTAGCAATTCGAATAGTAGAAGTTTCAGAACCGTATGATGACTCTACGTTTCCAGATATAACAGCTGCAACTCTATAATCTAGAATCCCAGTAGTAGTATCTATATACCTACTGCTAGTAGAAAGCTCAAACTGAGAATTATTGTCTCCAGTTATAAGTTTTAAATTAGAGTTAATATTTTTATAAATAGATGAAGCAGCTAAATACTGATATTCTCCAGAACTAAGAGTAAGTGTATCATAATTATTTCCAGAAAAAGGTACATATAATTCTAAAGAATCACTCATACTTAAAGATGGCCGCTGAATCATAGTTTTAGTAAAAGTATTATTTCTAAATTTAACGTAATCAAAATAATCTAGGCTAGCAGATTGACCCGCTAAGTCTACATTTAACCAAGTTTTACTGCTTTCAATAGACGCTTGAGCAGGATTATTATTACCATCAGCCCAACGATTTGTGTCTAGATAAGAACCATAGAAAAAATTAGATGCAGTTGACAATAAAACATTATCTACAATGTAACCTATTCCAGAAGAATTAGTCACTTTTGTACCAGAAACTACGTAATTACCATCGTGCTTAAGCAACCAGCCAGGAATATCTAAATAAAAATCTAACTGATCATTTAAACTATCAATGTCAGAGCTTCTGTAACTAGTTTCAAGACTTTCAGCATCAATAATGATAGGATCAGTTTTATACATTGGCTCAACCACGAAAGTTGGGTCATTTTGATGCTTAATATAAGAAAAAATGTAATCATTTGAATTACTAAATAAGTATTTATTTTTTCCATCATCCCATAAAGTTTTTGTTGCAATAGATACAACATCAGTTATTGGGGTTGTAGTACCGTTTTCATACCTAAACTGTATTGCAGTTAAATCCAAAGCAACTTCATATGCTTTATAAGCAGATATAGATACGCTGGTGGCAGAAGCTGTTGTTAAAGTCTGCTCAGGAGCGTTAAAACTTCCACTTGGATTTGCATTTACATAAAAATAATTACTAGCCGGGGCAGGGCTAGATAGGACGGTGAAGGTGTATCCAAGTGTACCATCAGCAATTGTATGCGGACAGTGGGTTGTTGTTACACCATCTTTAGTAAAAGTAGCATTAACGTCTAAAAATACAGTATCTCCTGCAGAAAATCCGTGAGCTGTGGAGTATACTTTTAGATACCAAGTACTTCCCACTGACCAACTTGCTATAGAGCTTATAGTTTTGGCTACAGGAACATAGTAAGGAAAAACTGTCAGATCAAGGTAAAGACTCTTTCCTGAATTAAATACGCCATAACTACTTCCGGAAGAATAGTCAATTTTTGAAGATAAATAGGTAGATAGCCCAGTGCCAGACCATGTAAGTTTTCCACCGTAAGCACTATCGCTAGAATATACAGAGCTGATATCTAAAGTTGCTAAAGTAAGTCCAGATCCGGCCGACCAGGACACCAAAGATGATACCGTTGATCCGCTGTCATCCTTATATTCAAAGCTAGGATTTTCAATTATGTTGATATCTTCAGCTGAAACATACTTTATACCAGTATTAGAAAAATATCCATAATCAAATTCAGACCTTGAGTAATCTCGAAGATAAAGACCGGCAATATCTTTTATAGCAAGAATAGAATAGCCAGAGATTTGATCAACCGTTACGTCAGATCCGGCATTATAATATTTATAAGTTGTATCACTTACGTCTACAATTATTGAAGAGTTGGTGTTAAAACTAGAATCTTCAACAACCCTAACTTTAATGTAATCCCCTACAGAATAATTGTGCGCCGCAACAGTTATTGTTGCAATTTCAGAATCTCTAGATGCAGACAGTACGCTAATTTGTTCATCTATATAAGATTTAAAAAGACCGACGTAAGTACCGGAGGTAACTCCGTCGTCTGTCAATCCTAGATCAGAACTTTCAAGAAGAGTTCCATAAATTACATAATCTCCAAAAGTTCTTTTGACTAAAGGTTGGCTAATATTCCAATAACCAATAGTGCCAGAGTAAGCATTAATATCCCCACGAACGTAGACGTTAGCAAACTCAGAGTTTCCGTAACCATCAATTCTCCAACCAGATACTCCTGGAAGATAATTTAAACTGGAAATAGATTTATTATCTAAAATTACATCTTCACCAATTTCACTAGATCCAATAGCATTTGCGGCAATAGAAGTGACGTAGTTCCTATTATTTAATTTAGTAACATCTTCATTCATAGCTCTTAAATAATCAGAAAGCTCTTTACTCCTTTGTATGCGTCTATATGCCAACTTTATCCACCTCCCAGTCTGTAACTAGGGTCAAATCAATTTCTTCTGGGAATGCAGGGCTATTTGGAACTGAAACCTTGATGTTGTCAATCCTTCTAAGAATGACATCTTTTCTAGGTTCTAGTACGCTAGCTAATCTACTATTAATGAATCCAGCCTCATCATCAACTATTAATTGACACCAGTCTCCGGGATTATATGTACCAATAACTGGAGGCAAAGATCCATTAACTCTAATTATAAAGTCACCCTGAGGAGGTCTAGATTGATATAAGAATCTTTTAGCTGTTAAATAGAAATCTGCCTCAGCATCGTAGTTACCCCAGTTATCTTTATTAACAGTTATAACTAAAGGATTATATTGAGTAGGCCAGTCAATTTTTTCAGCTCTATCTAGGATAGGCCAGCCAGCCTCAAGAAGACCACCATCCGCGGCTCCAGAAAATCGCGCCATAGAGTTTGGATCTCCGGCACCATTATTACCGGAAACAAACATTCTTGTAGCAGCGTTTTCAGCACTCTCACTGAAGCTAACATTTTTTACGTTGCCAGGATGCTCAAATGTGATCTTGTCCGCACCAAAAGCATAAGGAGGAGCAACTTCACCTCTAGGAAGAACGCCGTTTGCTTTTGTAGCTAAATACTCTTTAAGTGTTACAGGAGTTATAGGTATTAAAACAAATTTACGTTTAAAAGTACTTACACCGCTTGAAGCATCTAAAGTACAATCTATTCGATAATTAAAGCCATTTACTGAGTTGCTGTACTGCTCCATATGAGCATCAAGAGTGACCATATCGCTACCACGAACAATGGTGTTTGGGTAGAAATTACCGGTATAAGTAGTGCCATCAAAATCTAATCCACCAATATTTGCATTGTTGGGAAACTCTCCATAGCTTCTAGAAAATACAACTGGGGTTATAGATACATAAGGAGCATTTATTGCTGTACCGTTAGGACTCAAAGCTTGCATAGCAATACCGCTTGAAGCTACGTAAGCAGAAGTTTCTGCACTTGAGATCTCAAAATAACTATTAGTTCTAGCAGTTACAGTTGCAGCATTTAAATTATAAACTGCAGGGAGTACACCTTTTATAGTTATTCTATCATTTGTAGAAAAACTATTGGTAGCCGTAAATCTTACAGTTCCGGAAGTTGGAAAAGTAATATTTGTAATAGTTCCAGATGTAGGAATGCTAGAGATAGCGTTAGCTACTGTATAACTAAAAGTATCAGCATCTATTTTTGTAATTAAAACGGGGGAACTGTCAGTTGGATAATATTTGGAGTATGCTGTACCTGGAAGTACAAGTTTTATTAAATCTTGATTAGAAAAACCATGCCCTGGAGAGTATAGAGTGATAGTTTTTGTACCAGAAACAGCAGAAATACCGTAAACAGTCTGAGCGGTAATTGATTGAGAATAGTCTAGATAAGCAGATGCATACAATCTAACGTAAGCAAATGGAGCCCCGGTTGAAGTGCTGGATGCGGTTGCCCCGTCTATATCAACTTTTACTTGACTATTTGATGCAACACTTATTTTACCTTTGTCATTTAATCTAGCAGCGTTTCCCCCGGTAAATCCAACAACGGTAAGCATTTGTCCTGTAGAAAAAGGTAAGCTAGTTCCATTGTAAGTTAGTTGAGTCGTAGTTGCAGATCCAGAAGTAAGAGCTTTAGCATCTGAAACCAGCATTGCAGTAGAAACTGCCTTACCATAGTTCGGGCTGCTCAAAGTTTGCACCTCTATGGTTGATGCATTAGTTAGACCTTCAACATAAACTTCAAACCATTTAACAGTTGAACCTGGATTGCTAACTTCAGTAATAGTGTAAACATTGCTCCACGCAAGACTTTTAGCAAAAACATTACCGGCATCAAGTCTGTTAATTTTTGTAACAGTAACTTTAGACCCAACCATATAGTAATGCTCAGCAACTGTTGTAAATCTTATAGTTCCAGATTTTTTATTTGAAGTATTTTTTGTAAACTGATATTTAGATATCTGAGCAACTCCTGATGTTGGTGCAGTAGTTACTCCAGTTCTAAAATTAGTAAGAGTATAAGTAAAACTATTATTGTCTACAGATTGAATAGTGGCTTTATATCCATTGTTGTCGTAATCTTGAAAAGCTGTAGGAAACACTAAATCAATAGAGTCTTCAACACTGAATTGATGATTATCTTTTCTAACTGTAACCACATTGTTTTCACAGCTTACGCCAGAAATAGTTATCATGTATTTTAAACTTTGTTGATCTAACTGAGCACTAGTTCTTGTAACCGTTCCACTAGTAGTTTTATATTTTTCATCTCCAGCTGCATACTTAGCTGAATTAATTGCTAAAGCTCTATAGGTAAACGAGTCTCTTGTTGGAGAAATAGTTGCAACCTTGTGAGTACCATCAGCAGCAGCAACTCCAATAGCTACATATACAGAATCTCCAACGTTAAATTTAACCGGAACCTGGGTTTTTATTCTTACTGTAGATCTTTTATCAGTTGCATCGTCAGCATAACCATACACTTTGTACTCCGTTACAGTGTATGCCCCATCTGGCTCACCCATGGGTCCGTATTCTGGAAGATCATATCTAAATATATTTTGACCCTTAACCCTACCCGTTACACCAGCGGCTGTTGCTGTTTTAGCCCTAGTAATATTGTCATCTATGGAGTAAGTAACATAACTTGAACGATCTAAAGGTCCTTGTATTGAATCAATTATTTTAAATGAACCATTTAAAAAAGTAAGTGAGCCAGTGAATCCGGCTACAGTAAGCATATTGTCATTGACAAAGCTGTTGTTTTTACTAGTGTATAAAGTAGCTATTCCGGCAAGTGTAGAGTAGTGAGTAATTTTTGTACTAACTACGTTGGTATCAGGATCGGTATTAGAGACAGCACTTACTTTATGGAATCCGTTATAAAGTGGTTGGCTCCAACCAGCTCCGTCTACACCAGTAACATACACATACATATCAGTTCTAAGAGGAGTTTCCTCCGAGATACCTAGTTCTACTTCAGTTATTGCATTTGCATAATTTATGGTATTTGTACCAGCTAGCGTAGTAAAAGTCGTTTGCTCTGCTAGATAAGTGGTACCATCTTCTTTTGTAGTAGACACCCCAGTAAGCTCATATGAAACAGTTTTTTTAGCGGCATCCACGGATGTGAGAACAACTCCTCCTCCATCTCCATTTGTTAAAGCAGTGTACATATAATTATCATTAACATCTTTTTTAGTGTCACCGGCAAGGCTAGTGGTTATAGTATCTCCTTTAACAAAAGGAAAAGTTCTACTCTTACTTAAAGATAATTGAAGAGTGACTATGAAAAGACTTTTATCAGCATTATAAGATCTCTTAGCCGAAGTCACGCCATATGGTTTAGTAGTTTTTAAAGCCCTAGTAGCTACTTCATATTTATTGGTGTATATATTAGTAGATGGAATAGCTACCTGAGAAACAACTCCTGGAGATCCTGAAGCAGTGTTCACTCCCGCGTAAGCAGTAGCTGAGTTTGATTTATACCCACCGGCAATAACCGATCCATAAGGATTAGCCACTTTAAATGTAGTTCCGTTTGCAAACGTTACAATGCTATTTATTACGTTTAATTTATCCTTATTTGCATTTTTTACAGTTACATAATCTCCTACAGAAAAAGTATTTGTTCCAGTGTATGTGATTAAAGAAGAAGTTGATGTGGCATTTGTGATAGTAACAGATCCACGAGGATTAGTTATTGCATAAGTAAATGTATTATTGTTAGTTACGCTAAGTATTTTAACATTTGAAAAATTAAAATAATTATATCCATTAAAAGTTGGAACACCGGTGATAGTCACTTTACTGCCAGATCTTAATTTAAATAAGTCATTTGTGTCTACTACGTCAACAACTACAGTTGCAGTAGTTGCACTAGCAGATACTTTAGTTATATTGTAGGCAGGAACAGTTACACTAAAAGTATTACTGCTAGGAGTATCAAAAATTAAACGATTACCATCTACGCTCTCGTCTACATTTCGTATCTCTACGTTTTGACCCGGCACCAAATCATGGTTAGTAGACGTAGTTAGGGTTACAACCCCCCCACTAGCAACTTTATTAGTAATTTCATATGGAATCTTAACTCCTGGAGTAATAATCTCATTAGCAAATTGAGTGTCAATAAAGTCTTGAGCAGCCTCCTTCATCAACTCTTTTAGATATTCGTAGGTATCAACTCGTACAGAAATACTCACGTCTGTATAAGTTCCAGACGGAATATTTGGAATAGTTATGGCAAATTTAGTTGTTGTTGGGGTAGTAGAAGAAGACAGCGGATAGTATCCGTTGTATTGAATCAAATCAGATCTAGTAAAGCTAACGTAAACGGTGTTTAAATTTCCATAGTCATCTAAAACTTTAATAGGAATTTTTAAGTTTATATTGCTAGTATTTTGCAAAGAAACTATAGCTGGAAGATCTTTTGTTTGTTTAAATACATTAGCCGTAAATTGATAAGAATATGTTTTCCATATAATACGATGCTTTAAATAGCTAGTAAACTCCGAAGCAGTGACGTTTAGAGACCTTCCAAAAAGATCATAGGTTCTACCCCAAATAATACCGCCCCACATACAAACGCCATTACGAACAACGTAAAGAGCAGATTTTCCTGGAAGCAAAGAGTTGTATAGATCAAGATCTTTAGTCTGTTTATTGATAGAAATCTTTCCATCAAAACTTCCTGAACCTTTTAAAGTTCTTTCATAAATAACGTCTTCAAAAGGGATCTGAGCAAGAATTTTATTAGACACAATATCAACGGCATAGTAGGTGTACTTAGCTGCTGTAGCAGACGTACCTATTGGATATGCTTCTGTCATCTAGACCTCACGTAATTGTCGTTGTATCTATTCTAACCGATCCAGCCGGAACGGTATTGGACAACCACTTTTGTAGTCGTATCTGATACCGAAGTATCCTGCGTTTGAACTCGAATTGTATTAGTTCCTGGAACTAGCCTTAACCAATCTATATTTGCATCTAAAATAGAACGTCCAGCGTCAGCTATTCCGCGATATTTTACAGTTTGATTGTAAGTATCAATTACAGCAGTATCAGCATTTAATAGAGTAGCCGTAGAGCTAGACACACTGGTAGCCGACAAATCAGCACCGGACGATGCGTATGTAAAAGTATTTGTAGTAACTGAAGTAACAGTTGCTGGATTATCATTAAAAGATCCGTAACCGCTAATAGAAATGGTGACAGTATCTCCTACAAATAACCCGTGACCAGTTGAGTTTGAGGTAGTTAAAGTTGCCACATTGCTAAATCTAGATACATAGCCAATAGGCACAGAATAACCTGCCGGTCTTAACTGTTTAACTAATTTTATAGAAGTTGAATTAGTAAGATTGTTTATATAACTTCCACTAGACATCGGTCCAGTAATAGTTACAATAGTCGGAACAGACGTATTTCCACTGTTGGTAATAGATGTAGATGAATAAGCTAGCTTTGCAGTTCCGGCAGAGCTTGAAAATGCTCCAGCTGAAGTACCGGCTGTTTCAAACCAAGCACCACTTGGATCTACGTTAGTAATAGCTACTGGAGAAGTGGAAGTTGTATTATATCCTGATGGACTCACTCCTGAAATAGTTACGTACTCACCCACAACAAAAGTATTAGTTGCGTAATACCTACGAATTCCAGCTCCCTGGGAGACGTTTGATATAGACCCAGAAACTTTATATGGAAAAGGTGTAGCTGAGTAGTAACCATCAGTCGCCTCATAGTTCCATTCATATTTAACAGGATCACCAGCACGAAGTTGAACACTGAAATCTATACGTCCACGAGCATTTTTAACATCCATTGTTGGCTGGCCGATCATAAATACTTTGGCTACTTTTACAGGTCCTTCATCTACAGACAAGGTACCTCCTAAGTAAACCAAGGAAGAAAGAGCAGAAATTAGTTTAGATCTTGCAGCAGCTATATAGTTTGGATGCGGGGGAAGAATAGATCCTTCAAGAGTTATAACCCTAGCTTTCCAACGTCCACGAACGTCATATGAACCATCGTCTAAACCACGTGCAATATCTGGAACGTCAGTATCAGGAAGAGTCCACCAACCTTTAATATCGGTGCAAACCCAAACAACGTTATTTTCATCTATCGTGTTAAGCACAAGCCCGTTGATGTTGATGTCCGCATTCAGCTTAAGTCCGCTAATATACGGAGTAGGCATCTTACGTAGAGCTGCATTGACAATATTATTTTCAAGTGCTTGTTTAGATGCAGCAAGAATTGTAGAATCTTTAGTTTCTACCTGACTTTGAATGGTGCTTGGAACTTGATCAAAGTCTTCATAAAATTCTTCAATATATGAATCTTGCTCAAAAAGAATAGCATCTAGGCTAAAGCTAGTTATTGTGCTAGACGTTGTAGGGGTAAACTGAACTTTAGCTTTTACAGCAGTAGCGGGGATAGTTGCAGCAAGAACTGTTTCACCGATTCTATACCAAGCACCGTCAGCTGGAACAGCTAAAGTCGCGGTTGAAGATAAGACAGACGAGCTACTAGAGTTGTACCAAGTAATAGTCATTGTTATAGATCCGGCTACAGCTGTAGAAGCTATTTTCAAATATGCAGATATAGAGTAATCTTTCGACTCATCTATAGTTATGTAGTCGGTAAGAACTACACCAGTTGACGTAGACGTTACGCTGTAAACCTGTAAGCAAGATTCCCCAATAAACCCACCGGTAGTGGCTCTTACGATAGATGCAGTAGATAAGGCTGACCAGCCGGTAGTTCCGGTAGAAGCCGTTCTAAATGAAGCATTAGTGATTAAGTTTGTACGTGCCATTATTCGGTACTCAATCCTAGTTTCTTCAATTCCATATTTATCAAGTTATTAATTTTATCCACATTTCCAGAGTTTAAAGCTGACTTTCCTTGAGTAGAGCTGGCTACTACAGCAAAAGCAATAGCTCTATTTGTATTGTCTTTAATAAGATCGCCATAGCCTTCAAATTTAGCGGCAGCTTTACCTATCTCAGCGGCACCACTTTTCATGTCAGCACCGGCTGTTTTAAAAGTATCTAATTGCTTGGCGTCACTAGCATTTGCCGCATCGAGAATAGGGTTTCCAGTTGTTCCAGCAGTTGTCGCAGCTCCAATTTTACCAAGAGTTTTTAAACCTCCAGATCCTAAAGCTTCAAAAGCATTTACAGTAGATCCATCTGCAGTTTTAACCGTAATTTTACTAAGAGCTTTTTGAAGCAACACATCACTGAAGAATTGTCCAGCCACGTTATACCCGGTTTCAACCTGAGTTCGGCTCTGTACTACTGCGTTATACAGAGCCGTATTAGTTCTTTGAAGTTTTTTTAAATCATCCGGAGAATAAATAACATTGTTGTATTGTTTATATGCTCTATTTTCTGCAGTTATGCTTCCACGAGTTCCAGTAAGAGCTCCAGCTAAGTTAGCAACAGCAGTAGCGCTTTGGTTCTGAGTAGTTAAGTTTTTAAAGATTACTTTTCCATCTTTTATTGTAAAAAGATCTTTTTTATTAGTAAATAAATCTCCAATAGCTTCTTTTGCAATATCTCTCGAACCAGGTGCTAATTTAAACTTGCCAGCAGCAGCTAGCTGTACATTGCTATATCCTCTAAAATCTGAAGAGTCATATATGTTTGGATTAATTTGAGTAGCAGATATTGGAGTAAATTTATTAGTTCTCACATCATTTAGTCCAGGAGTTCCAAGAGGAGGGTTGTCAGTTGGAACTTCTATTTGTTGACCGGCGGATATTTTAGAAATGTCCGTTAAAAGTTTTTGGAAAGATGCAGAGGTTAATAAACCTTTTTCATTGTATGCAAGATCTTTTGTTAAAGTTGGAATATCTAATTTTCCAACTAAACCGGTTCCTACTAATCCTTCTAAAACACCCTTTTGAGTCTTAGCAGTTATAGAAGATAAAGATCCTAAGGCTCCTGAAATTTCTTGAACATTTAAACTAGAACTCTTCTTAAGGTCTCCAACTGCAGTCAAAAGAGCAGTTCGGTTAGCCTCAACTCCAGATAATTGATAAGCCCTCTTATTACTTATAGCAAAATCTTGCAAAGATTGCTGTAGTTTAGATTTAGTTAATCCTATATCTGGATTATCTATAACCATCTGGCTAGCTGCCTCAGAGAAGCTTCCGGCTCTTAAGGTTCCTAGTGCTGTAGTTCCAGCAAATCCGGCAGCTGCAGCTTTTGCACCAAATGACTTGATACTATTCAAATTTTCAACTGACATGTTTGCAGTTATAATTTTAAATTCTTTAATATTCTGTTGACGTTTAGCTTCTGCAGCTATAATTCCATCAACAATAGTTCCACCAACTGATAAAAGACCACCGACAACCATACCACCGGGACCAAACATAGAAGCAACACCGGCAAGAGCCTGAGTGGTTGCACCAACAGGGCCCATTTGACCTGTACCAAGACCAAATAATCCGCTAGCTGCTGTAAGACCCATACCTATACCACCAGCGATACCACCCCCACCAATGCCTTTAAATAGTCCTTTTACAGCGGATCCAGCAGCTCTGAATCCAGCTTTACCACCTGTAAGAACTAGATTAGGGTTAGCTCCACCAGCATACATAGGTTGACCATAAGCACCAGCACTATTCATATTTACATATGGGGCTTTGTACTTACCATTTTCAAATCCAGTTCCAGCAAGCAGTGCTTGATTAGATATGCTTGCACCTTTAGTAGCTTCAATATTTGCCTTAAGCTGCGCATTTAACTGCTTTAGCTCTTCCTCTCCCATACCCTGCCTTTGAGCAAGAACGGTGATTCTATCGGCCAATTGCTGAGCTTGAGCAGCATCCAACTGCATTAAATGAGTACTCTCTTGAGTTTGCTCATTGAACAAAGTAGCAGTTCTAGAGTTGGAAATCATTTGAAGTTCTAGCTGAGCTAGACGATCTTTAGCAAAACCAGCTTCTCTACCCATTGCCAAAAGTTTTTGGTTATTAGCTGTTGCAGAAGCTCTCTTAATTTTTTGCCAGAAAGTTTCTCCTGCTTGTCCGCCAAGTTTCATTTCTCGGTTCCAAGCCTGATGAGCCTGCTGAGCAGCCCTAACTTTCATAGTGGCAGAGCCCATTATGTTTGCAAATTTAGCTAAATAGCCTAAAAGTATCTCAAAACCTTTTTTAGCTAAAATTAATACTCCAGCAATAGCAAGAAGAGGTCCATGCATTTGACCAAGAAAGCCTATTACTGTTTTTACAATAGGCGAATCTACAAAAGTAGCAAATGCATCAAAAATTACTCTAAGAGAGTTAAAAAATGTGACAAGCGTACCTTGATCACCAAAAGCAGCTAAAATCTTTGTTATGTCAACTAAAATACCTGCAATCTGCACACCGACCGCTTGACCATTTTCAAGTATAGTTTTTACATAAGGAATAGCAAGTTGTAGAGTGTCCCAGAAAGCTTTAGTATCTTTACTACCAGCTAAGTCAACAAAAATACCTAAAAACTTACCGATAGTTTCTAAAGCGGATACAGCACCCTTAGTAGATCTTTCAAGCCAAGTACCAAATGATTTACTTCCAGTAAATTTTTCAAATCCCTGAGTCACCCTGTCAATAAAATCAAGTAAAACTCCACCAGCACCACTCTTAGGACCGCTAGGAAAAGTTGCTTTAATAATATTTTTTATTCCATCAAATACCGTGCTAAATGCTTTTCCAAGCCTTGCAGAAACATCTCCGGCAAGGTCAAACATTCTCTGAAGGCTGCCAGTAAAACTGCCCACTTTAACTTTTTTATCAAGATTTGCAAGATATTTATCTACCCAATCAGCGAAACGTTTAGTTATAGGTTCTGAAGCATGAAGAAGAGTAATAAGAATACCAAAAGATGACTTTAAAGCTCCACCAAAACTTTTAATAATTCCAGTAGAACTTTTAAAGAAACCAGCTAGCTGCTGTAGATTTTGAGGATTTTTAAATGCACTTGCAAAAGTCTTAGTTGCATCTCCCATTGCAGATGCAACTTCTTTAAGTCCTTCTTTAAATATAGGGAATCCATACTTCATAACAGTATTTATAGATTCTGTAAGTTTAGGAATAAACCCTTCAGCAACTTCTTTTTTAAGTTGCTGCATTTGCGGTCTAAGAGCAACTACAAACTTTACAAATTCTAGTTGTACATCGGATAGAGCTGCCAAAGGTTGGTATGCATTTGTAGCTGTAATACCCTTTTTAACAGCCCTGAAAGCTTCTTCGCTCTTATGTTTAGCTTCTCGAAGTTGCAAATCTGCTTGCTTAAAAGCAAGTTCTGTCTGACGACGTAGTCGGTTATCTGGAGGAAGATCTTGAACACGAGCTAACGCTTCACGTGCAGACTCAAGTTTTAAAGCCGCGTCTTCCTGGGAAAGTGCAGCTTCTTCAGCGGCAAACTTTAACCCAATATATTCTTGGGCAGCAGCACGGAAAGTATCATTTAAGGCAGTTTGAGATTTCCAAACCGTAGTTATGGCCTCCGAGACACCTGCCATAGCAACTTTGACGCCAACAAATCCAACTCCTACGGATGCCATAGCACCACCAAGTGCTACTGCTGCAGGAGCTGCGGCTCCAAGTACTCCTACAACAGATAAAAGACCTCCAGCTAGATCTCCAATGGTTCCGGCTATAGTTCCAAAAGCTGCTTGCATTTTAAGTGCGGTACGTTGGAGTTTCATAAAACGATCGGCTGCCATTTCAGCAGGACCTTTAATCTTATTTAAAGATGAAGCAGCAACGTTTATGCCTCGATTAAGTTGAAAAAATTGATTTTCACCTTTTTCTACACCGCGAAGAACACCAACTTCAAAACCTTTTCTAAAGTTTTCAGAAAATTTCCTAGTTATGTCTTCTTTAAAAAGTTTGTCATAACCACGACCAGTTTGTTGCAACCTTCTTCTAAATGCTTCAAGCTGCATATCAGCTTTTTTAGTATTGGCTCCTACTTCAATTTCGGCTTCACCGATTTTATTTACACCAACCATGGCTATGACTCACCTCCTTCTTACAATTAACCCATCGGCTCATCAAGAAGCCTTCCAAAAGGAAGTTCTCCGTCAAATACCGGGGTAGGTTCAATATATGGTTTTACCGAAGCTTTTCTCGGATTGAAAGGCTCGATAATCTCTTCGGGCTCGAGAGCTTCCTCTGGAGCCTCTAGTGTACTTATGTCATCGAATTCAGGACTAATTTCATCTTGACTTAGATACTTGTAGTCAGATCCATACAAAGAATCATAAATATTCTTTCTAAAGTTATCCTTGTAAATTGGCTCATATTCGCCAGAGTATCTGAAGTCTTCTTCGAGGAAATAGTGAAGGACGTCAAGCATGTCACATGCTTCCATACTTGCAAGTTGTAGACCGCTCACTAATGCCTTTCCGTTGACGTACGGCCAGAGATCAATCCCCCAACTTAGGAGACTGATGGCCGCTCTGTAGGGCGGCTTGAATACTCCTCGATGAGCCACGAAGTGATCTCTGATAGAGTTTCAACCGAAACAATTTTTTCTGGATCTTCCTGAAGAGCCTGGAACTGTTCGTAGCTGTCCTTCAAAAGAACCTTAGAGAAGAACATATTTACTGCATCAGCATTTCTGCTAGGGTCATCAGATGAGCTAGCTGAAATAAGTTCCAGCATGGTTTTGCCTTGAATCTGCTTTACGCATTTGAATTCTTGGCCGTGTAGTTTGAACGAAATTGGTTCAGCATTTGGGTCCTGATCACCAGTACCAAAGTCTTTAAATCGAGTCATTTGTTATCCTTAGTTTGTATTGAATACTTGCGTATTTATAGCTATTTAGCTATAGAATAAGTATAAATTATCTGTTAAATACCTATTTGCCTTGGTACCAGGATGGTTAACTCTCTTTCTATAAACAAAGACCGCACCCTTTCTAAACTTAAGATAAGACTTTCTCTTCGGTTCTATTACATGTCTTTTTGTGCCATCATGATGTAGACGAGCATACGGAACGGCAGATCCGATATACATATGTTGTCCGTTAGCAGTTCTACTGTGACCATAAACTCGTATGGAGTTTCTAAGTCTTCCGGTTCTAACTCCAACCTGTCTTTTAGCTGCAACTTGAACTCTTTTAGCTCTTCTTGAAAGTTCTCTCCCCACATCTTCTCTAGGGGAGTTTAAAAGATTATTTATTTTATTGTGATCTAAAGTCACTTTTATGGTTTTAGCCATTATGGAACCGCCAGAGTTAGCTCCATAGTTACAACTTGAAAACCGCCTTCTATGTCGCCAGCTTCTACGGTAGCCATAACACCTAGCCCAAAGATACCATCCCACATATCGAATGACTTCATAGAAGCCATTAATACCCAAGCATCAACCGCTGACAAGGCAGCACCTTGTTGAATTTTTTCACCTGTAGGCGGACGTCCATTCATGCCAACAGTGGGAACTTCACGGGCAATACTAATATTTACAATAGCTGTACGAGGGACGTTACAACGTTGAGGGGTGCTTACTTGATCTCCAGGAGATCCTAAATACATTTGACTAAAAGAAACCACTACCTGATCGCAATCAATAGCTGGATTACCCATTGTCCAGTACCTACGCTGAGGCAGAGGAACATTGTATGACTGAAAGACGGTTTCAACTTTTTCAAGAATTCCGTCCATCATATCCTTGAGGTTTAATGCATCCTCAGAAAAATCACCAATGTTCACTGCCACAGACATACCTACTTAACTTCTGGAGTTTCTTCTGCAGCAACTTCAGCCTCAGGTTCTACAGTAACTTCAGGTTTAACTTCTTCAACCTTGGCTTCTACCTTTTTTACGACTGGTTTTGCAGTAACTTTACTTTCCTCCACCACTTTGGCAGCAGAAACTGTAGCTACAATACCATTTTCATCAACTACAACCATATCGGCAGCAGTGAAATTTGTTTGAGCTGACATTTTTATCTTCTTTCCTAGTTATTTAACTTGATCTGGAGGTTTCCAGTCTCAAGCTCAGATACGGTCGTAATACCGGCTACGGTCTTAGTTGCGTACAGAGTCCACGTGCCTGGGTCAATAAAGCCCAACACTGATCTTGCATCATTGTATGTAACTGTAAATGACACAGAACTATTTGTGTTATTTACAACTATATTGCTAGATGCAATATCTAAACTTTTACTTCCACCGGCACTACGTATAGTGACTACTGGAGTCCAACCTGCTTCGGTAAAGAAGACAGAAACATCTGCTCCAGTTTTTCCAACAGATGTCCAAGTAGCTGAAGTATTTTGAACTACGGATATATCAAAATTAGAATTTTCAGTTAAGACGGCTGTCTTTGGAGTATAGCGTCTAGCTCTCGGAGCATCCGGACTAAATACACGAGCACGAGCGCGGGCTTTGTCTGGATTAACAGATTTTAAAAATAAATCAATGACATACACGCCGGTGCGAAGATCGTCAATAAAGTCTTGAGAATCTAGAAGTGTGTAAGAGACACCTTGACGAGAGATAGATGTAATACGCTGCGGAAGCATACAGTCATCGTCGCCAGCCCATAGTTTAGCAAACTCCATAGCAAGAGTACGAGCAGCCATTTTTCCAGCCATAGGGATCGGAGACCCGTAGGTGTAGGTAACTTCAACGTTGCAAGGAGTCCATGGAATACCAGCGGAAGCTTGAATGGTAGAGTGATCTACAAGGTAGTAAAGATCTGGGCTAATGATCTCACCGTTCATATTTCTAACGGTGTGAATCTTAGTTACAGGACGTCCGCGCAGTTTGATTCTTGATTCGGGAGAAAGACCGTCGGACACAAGTTCTGTGTATTCATTAAAGTCAGCTACAGGAATATTGTAGAGCTGACCAGTAATTAAAGTTCCATAATAGTTTCTAGAAGATGGTCCAAGGCGATAAGCTCGTTTAGCACAAACGTAACGCTCAGTTACAGTTGTTTCACCAGTAAACTTACGGCCAGACATAGTCCACATCAAATATGATGCAGTCTGGCAAGCCTCCTGAGCGAACTCAGTGTTTGCATATGATCCAAGCTCTTCTGGTTGGACCCATAGTGAAGTTCCCATAGTATATCTCCTAGATATGAATTAAGCGGCGTGCTGGCATGTCTCGCACACCAAGGCACGCCGCCTTCATCATTTAGTGGTTATTAAGAGGTTGGGTCCTCGTTTGACTTGATTACGCGGTCAACTGGCTGATCAGCGTTGTAGAGCAGGCTTCCAGGAACGTTGTATCCAGTTGTAGATGAAGTACCTGCAACAGCTGACGATACGCTAGCACCGTAAGGAACTGTAGTAGTTGTGATTGCAGTACCACGAGTTACCTGAGCAACGGCCGCAATAGTTTCTGTAGCGGTTGTGCTTGAGATAGTTGCAGTGAAGGTGTTTACACCAGTTACTGTAATAGCAGCAGCGGTAACGTTGAATGCTGCGTTAGTTGAGAATCCAGTAACAGTAACAAGCTGACCAGTAACTAGACCGTGAGCTGTAGCAGTGTATGTACCCGTAGTTGTAGCGCCTGTACATGCTGAAATTGCAACACGACGAGCAACAGAAATGCTAGTTCCAGTTGTACCTGCAAGAGCAGTGAATGTACCGTTGAAGATGTTACGGGTAACAACAGCAGAAGAACTGTTTACAGCAACGCTAGTCACAGCAACCGCATTGGTCTTAGCGTAGGTAATGTCGTTAGTCGACACTGTAGCTACACCATAAGTACCATCAAATGCACTGTCACCAATTGCTACGATGATCTTGTCACCAACTACAACACCGTGACCAGACGCAAGTGTCAAAGTTACAGTAGAAGTAGTAGCAGCCTTGTTAGTTACTAGGTAAGTAGTATCTGCGTTACCGACTGTAATGCTGTCACCAACGCTGTAAGTGTGGCTAGCTGAAGTAACTAGAGTGATCGCACCAGCAGTTGTGATTGCTTCAGTAGATAGGCTGTAGTTAATACCCTCAAGAGAAGTAACAGCTGAGTAGTTTGGAGTACCAAGCTCAGTAGTGCCTTCACCAGCGTAGTTCCAGGTGTAGAAACCATTTAGACCAACTGGAGCCCATGTAGCACGTGAGTATGCATATGGACGCTCAGAAGCAGTTGGGAACTCCCAACGACCATCAATACCTGATGAGAAGTTGGAATTTCCTAGACCATAACCCTGGAATGTGTTAGCAAGAACACCATTCTCAATTACACGGTCACCAGACTGACGTAGCTTAACGAATGGGAATACCCAGTGGAAGTATGGACGTGTACCAGCACGCTTACCATCCTTGACAGCCCATGACCAAGCTTCGATAGCAACACCGAAACCAGCTGGGTCATCGCCAACTGCAGGTGAAGCCCAACCTACTGATAGGTTGTTAGCTGAAGCAAAGGTTCCCACGTTCTTGCGAAGCAATAGACCACCTGAAAGAAGTGCAGAAAGCTCAGGGTCTGGCTCACAGATAGCAAGTTCCATTGTGATTCTTTTTAGAGTGTCAGGAGACTTGAAAGTCACACAAACGGCACCATTGGCACCCTTCTCGGTGATTTCATCGCCTTCTTCGTACTCTGGGGTGAATGACAGACGCATGAAAGCTGATGTAGTGTAGCTATCACCCGGACCTGTTTGTAGGTTGCCAGCTGCGTCTAGGCGGGTGACACGGATCGACACACCTTGGATGCTGGCTGCATATTCTTGAGTAGGCATTACCTATTCTCCTTATTAGTTAGTTAGAGTCAAGTCAACCTTGACACCTAGGTGGATGGATGTATCAAAGTAGACCGCAGCAGGGCGGGTAGCCTTGATTCTCATGTCATTTTGGTTTGAGCTGACAGAAAGGCCTTGACCTAAACTATCATTTACAAGATCAGAGTCACCGAGATAGACTCGTACTTCACCTGACGCGTAAATCCATTTGTAGCGGCTGTTAGCCTGCATTTGTGCAGTTCCGCCTGTAGTAGCAACAGTCGACACAGTTGCCGCTTTTGCATACTTAATAGTAGTTGCAGTGGTACCAGTTATTGTGGTGTAAGTACCATTGAAAGTAGCGTCAACGCCAGTAACAGTTACAGTGTCACCAACAGCAAGACCATGGTTATTAGCTGTAGTTAGTGTTGCGTTAGTTCCATCAGCAGCTTTGTTAGTTACGTTTACAACGGGACCGTTACCTGAATAGCCAGAGCCGAGTACTAGCGGAGTTCCGCCAAAAGTTTGTAGGTGTTGGCGAGAACCTTTATTAGGGTCATAATAGTCAACTACCATTTGATTATAAGAGCTAAGAACAGCGGCAGAGTCGCGAGTAAGGTGAATCCAGCCTTGCTCACCGGCAGAAGAGTAGAGTCCGATATTCTGCTCTAGAACAGCAATACCGTGTTTAACAGAAATAGCAGCTCCATCAGAAGTTGAATCTGCAACCGATCCGTCAGACTTACGTCCAGGAAGAATAGTTAGGGTAGTACCTTTAGATAGGTACGGGTTTACAAGATCTGTTGAAGATCCTTGCAAAGCAACGGCACCGTCCCAAAGCTCAAGTTCACAGGCTTTCTGTGATACACCTTCTAGCTGACGTAGAACTCGAGCCATACGTTCTTCACCAAGGAGACCTAGAGTAGATCTGTCATCTTGAACTTCAATAAAGAATGGGATGTGGCGACTATATAGAGGTACAGTAGGGTTAGAGTCTACTGTAGCAACTGTATATGATGTGTAGTTAGCGTCTAATACTCTAACGTAGCTAGGGGTAGTGTCCCACCACTGATCAAATCCTCTAACCCATTTTTCTCCTGAAGTAGGATTAGTTGGAGGGAATATAGAAAATAGGCCGAACGCAGAGGGTACGATAGCGGGGGCCTTAAAAGCTCCATCAAAAGCCATTTATTTTCCTTAAAGTCTATAAGTTTTTAGTTGGAGTACCCGGGGCCGAAGCCCCGGGCACACCAGGATTTTTAGTACTCGATTGTTGCAGCAGTAACGCCACCAAGGACGTCACGTAGAGCTGCAGCAGCACCGTTGACGTTGATGGTTGAGGTGATCGCGAGAGACTCGATACCAACCTTCGCTACGTTTTCAAATGTTTCTAGGAACATAATGTAGTCGTTGGTGCCAACAAGGGTGCTGTCACGAACGATACCTAGGTCTAGAGTACCGCCATCAAGGAAGATAAATGTACCTTCAGCGAATAGGTACCAAACTAGAGTGTTCGGGAAACCATTTAGTAAAGCGTTAGCACTCTGAGTTGTGATCATTGTGTTTGAGCTTGTGTCTGAGTCCATGTAAGGGACAACTGTTACGTTGACGTGCTCTAGATAGCCATTAATTTCAGCTTTTGATAGATCTAGAGTACCGTCGCCTGGCATAGACAGAGTCAAGTCAGCTGCCATTGCATCGTAGAACCAAACAGGAATTACTGCCTGTAGCTGGGTGTCTGGAGCAATGCGGTGGCGCTGACGATATGCAGTTGCAGCACGACGAACCTGTACCAAGAAGTCGCGACCAAAACCAAGCAAGCTAGAAGTGCTTACAGAGGTAGACTCTGTTGCGATTCTAGAGACAAGGTTCTGCTCAGCTTCACGAGCGTGCTGTACTAGAGCAAGTTCGTTGTGACGAGCAATCAACTCTGGGTAAGCACGAGTCATCAAGTTACCAAACTTCAACTGTAGAGTCATAGCATAGGTAGCCACTGTGTTCTCATATGATGAAGTGATTGTCAAGCTGGTCTTTGTTGAGGTGCTAGGAGTTAGATCGGTAGAAGCAGTCCACTGTCCTACAGCATTGTCGTAGGCTAGTCTAGATGTAGCAATCGTGGTGTTGTTGCTAAAACCTAGAGCTAGGCTCGGTGGAGTGATGTATCGGATACCACCGCGATCAGCCTGGAAGCGAGGCAAAGCATCGCGAACTGGACGAACGTTGGTTGAACCGATTGAGTAGATGTCATACTTTACTTCAAATGGAGCAGCGTGACCACCGGAAGCAACAAGGGCCTGTGGGCCTGCAACAGCTGCAATCTTAAGTGTGTTCTCTTCTGCATTTGATGATAGAGTACGTGACTCTGGGTAAGAGGTTGAGAAAGATGCAACGATGTGCTGCTCTCCGTCTCCTCCGTTAACACGGCGAAGTGAGTGGAGACGCTTCTCCATAGCTACTGCTACCTCGCTCATGTCTTTAATTTCGCTGCCGGCTGTGTAGCCAGGAATGTCAGCACCAGCGGTAATTGCTACCGGTGCTGGCTCTGAAACCTGAACTACAGGCTGACGGTCAGCTGGAGCCTCGAAAGGCTGTTCTGCTGTGGCGGTCACTGGGGCCTGCCCTTCCTGCTCTTCTGGAGCAATAGTTGTTTGTGCTGGTTCTTCAGTAGAAAACGCTGTGTCTTCTGCTGGGACTTCTGCTGGGACGTCTTCGACGACCTCAACTGGAGCCTCTTCTGGTTCTTGTGCTGGGACGTCTTCGACGACCTCAACGGTTGGATTTTCATCGGTTGAAAGTTCAGAACCCTCTACCGCAGTAGCAGACGCATCGACAGATTCGGTGGAGTAAGTAGATTCAGTTGCCTTCTTCTTCTTCTCGTCATCCTCTTCCTCAGGAGTCTCGCCCATTTCTTCTTCAGGAGTACCTTCAACAGGTTCTCCCTCTACTGGGGCTTCTTCTGGAGTTGCTGGAACTTCCTCTGCAGGAACTTCCTCAACTGGCATATCCTCTACAGGCATATCCTCAGCTGGCATTGCACCATCCATATTCTCCTCGTCACTACCCTTAACGCGCATAGCAGCCTCGGCAGCTTGCTGTGCAAGCTCCTGGGCGGCCATCTCGCGACGCTTAGATTCGCCTCTGCAGGCGTCAAGCATATCGGCAAGTGACGTCATAGCGTCAACTGATTCAGCGGTAGGCTCTTGGCCTTCGACCGTCTCAAATTCACCAATGATCTGATCCTGAAGAGCTGATAGTTGTTCATTATCTAGCTCTGACAGGCGATCTACCTGTGATTTAATGTGGTCCACTGTTCCTCCTTAATAGGACAGTTGATGATGTCATATTTTGAGCATCATGCTAATCGGTTCAAGGTAAAGGGACTATCACGCATAGAAACGTGAAGGCACTCCACCTAGTTATTATTTTACATTAGTTTTTATTTGTTTATTATTTAAGTTAGAAGTCTAAGCATTTTAGTCATGGCAGACGATATATCTGCTTGACTAAATAGGTCTCCACCACGCATAAATTCTGCAATATCGGAGGTGGCCTGGCTGCCATCTTTCTCACCTAGTCTTTTACCTACCCTGTCAACCATATTTGTCATAAGGTTTTTCAAGGCAGGCGGTAGATCGCTAAACCTAAGTTTTGCATTCTCATCTCCGAAAGGTAGAGGTAGGTTTCCAATAACCTTTCCCAGTTCTTTAGATGCTGCACGAACATTCTCTAGAGAAGGTCCGGTCAAAGATTTGCTGTCGATTCTATCAAGTAGCTCTATCAATGACTGACCAGCTTTAGCTGCATCAGCATAGCTACCAGTCTTATATACCTTCTCAACGTTATTTACTTCATCGACTACATCTTGTAGGCCTGATGTCCCAAGATCCTGCTTTAGTCGAGCTAAAACGTCTTGAAAACGTCCGGTGTAGTCACGCGGCTGATTGATTCCAGGAGTAAATTTGAAGCCCTCTTCTTCAGGGTTTCCTATAACTTCTTTTGCACCATCTGTCGGTACAGGAACGTTATCCTCACTTACTGGAGCCGGAGCTTCCTCCGGAACGGATCCATCAGCCGCTAATGCTTTTCCCAGGCTATCCTTAATAGAAAGTACACGAGCCTTAGCTTCGTCTGCACTAGCTAGTAGAGCCTTAACAGTAATTCTAGAACGAAGATCTTCTGCACTTGCAGTTACTGCATCTTCGGAATGAGCCTTCCATTCCTCTGGGACGAGGTGACGAACGTTCAACTTACCGGCCATCTTAATGATGTGCTTACGAACATTTGACTTGTGACTTTCTTTTGCACGTCCATAAGCATGAATAGCAGCACGAAGATCTTCTACGTTTTGAATAGGGAATGATCCGTCTGGAAGAGCTTTACCTTCTTTAGCTAATTTTTGACGTTCATCACGAGGAATATAGGTTAGCTCACCATCACGAACTCTAGCTGAAAGTTCTGCAATCTTTGCTGCATACTCATCAGTGGAAGCCTTTGTAGACTTACCAGACTCGATAAAGTTTAGGTTTTGAAGTCTTTCAATGTGAGCATTGAGCTCTGCAGTTGGGTCTGCTTTCATTCTAGCTAGAGGTAGAGCACCAGCAGCTACTAGAGCCATAACAGCACCTGAAGCAACACGAGCACGAGCAATAGGGAATCCTGGAACGTTTACCTGACATACAGCAACAAGTTCTAGTCCACCACGGATAGGTCTCCAGTCACCAGAAGGAGCTGAAGCACGAAGTGCACGAATCTGCTCCGGCTGAGCGCTCGGGCGTAAAGCTCCAGCTACCCAGATGCCATAGGAATCTTCACCTGCGTGAACGTCTGCGATGGCAGATGCAGTATCGTCATAGTGCTTAACTGCTTCGGCAGCACTAGCTTCCAATGAAGCATGTCCACCAGCAAGAGTTAGCTGACCTACTGGAACGTCTTTACCGTTTTCGGTTCTAACTACTCCAGTGTGGAAGTAAGCGTATCCACTCTTACTACGTGGTGGTTTTGTTCCAAATGCCAAACCGATGTGGTCTACATTCCAAGCCGCAATATGACCAAACACTCTACCATTGTCATCAACAGTAATAGGAGTAGCCTTAGTTAGATTCGGGTTGTCAAACCATTCAGTAGGCGGAACGACTGGGATCGCACCGGCAATAATGCCACAAGCAATTAGTGCTTGAACATTGGCTGCGTCCGAGTCATCTTGGTAGATGCCATCGGCAATCATAGTATCCTCCTGTTGGATGTTTGTTGGGTTTTCAATTAATATTTTGCATTCTTGAAATGCTGGCTTAGGTACAATTGTAACAGCCATTACGCGTGCTTTATTTATAGAAAGTTTGCTCTTTCCTGGATCTTCGCTATCTCCAGAAGCTTCTGGCTTGATCTCTTTTGCCTCAAACTGATCTAAATCAGCTGACACACCTTTTATAAATCCATGTTGAATAAGTCTTTGCGCTTCTTTACCATACGGGCTAGTATCAAATACTCCATAAGCATTTCCAATACCCTGAGAAGTGCGTTCCATGTGGTCAATACGTCCAACGACTACAGATCCCATATGACCTTCTGCAGTTTTCATCTGCCACAGCAGCGGCAGTGGAAGTTCACGAATAGATAAAGCACCACGAATAAACGAACGTCCATCTCCAGATTCCATTTCTTCAGGAATAACTAAAGGAATTTTAAACTTAAAACCTTCGGTAACAAGTCCGGAAGCAGCTGTAAGCCCAACTCTAAGTTTTGCATCAGCTGCTCTAGCTAGTACTTCAGATTTAACAATAATATTGTCTGTGGATTCGATTAACTCTGTGCTAAAGACATTTCTTCCACCACGCTTGTGGCCATAGATCTGACGGTGCTTTTTGTCACCGGTCCACATGCCAGTAACTTCTTTGTGACGTAGGGCACAGTAACCCTTGGCACGTGGCCCAAGGTACTTACCTAGGTGACGTACACAACGAGTCCAATCTCCTCCAGTACCCCATCTAATCTTTAGACCGCCCTTACCGACTGTCCAATAGTGACGAAGTTCTTCTGCCTTACCCTTGTTACGATCAAGCCCACCGGCAGAAATTAGAGGATCAGGCCCCCACAAAACAGTTAGCAAATGATCAATATCCATAAGAACTGAAGCAGTAACAGGCTTAGAAGATTCATCAACTTGAAGAAGAACGTCATTTAAAGTTGCTTTATCTAGAGGAACTACTGGCGGTGGAGTAGCCGACTTAAAATCATTTAAAACGCTAGGATCGCGGACCCACTTACCTTCTTTGCGAACGTAAGTCATAGGCTTAGGTGATGTAGAACTTTCTGGAACAATAGCTACTAGGTTTAAAACTGCACGAGGATCATCCTGAGCAACTACAGCGAGGTAGATAGGCTTGACGTCAGATGTCTTTGGAGTCATCTCTACGCCTTTTTCCTTAGGTGCAGCTTCAGTAGCAGCAACTACAGGCTTGGCCCAAGAATCATCTTCATTTTCTGACTGAGTCTTTTTAGGTTCGTTTACAGACTTAATCCATTTTTGTAGAAGCGGGTGGTCGTACGCTAAAACATCGCTACTTTCTTGTACTTCAGATTCATTAGCCGCTGAACTCTGGATACCGTGAGCAGGACCTTCTCCGGCTGCAGCACGCTGAGAGTCTACCCAACCGGCCCAATCGTAAAGAAGGTTGTGTAGATCGTTAGAAGTCATTGCAGGAAGATCACCCTTGATGTGAGCCTGAGGCTTATCAATCGGTGAGCGCGGACGTCCAAGAATACCTGATGTGTCTAGAGGATGAGAATAATCTCCTAGAGGTGGAGTTTTATACTTAGTTCTTTCGGCAATAGCTTTTTGTTCCTCGGTTGCACCACTTGGAGCGCTACCACCCTGAGGAGCGAACTTGCCTCCGTAGTCTCTAGACTGGCGTTGTGCATTCTGAGCGCGTTCTTCTGGAGTATATCCGTCAGATCCAATTGGATCTTCTCCAGCAGCAATAAGAGATCTATCTATAGCAACCAGGTCTAATTCCCGGTAGGCCTCTGCTGCAAGCATAGCTTCATCAAAATCAATGTCAGAAATTGATACGCATTTGTATGGGTTTTGTTGAAGTCTAGCTGATATAATAATTGCAGAGTCTGGATCGATAGATATGTGAGTCTTATCTACATTGTCATAGTCAGCATCAAGCTCACGGTCATAATCCCAAATAGTCCCATTCATATTACCAATGTTGTCCCACTGACCGTCATCCCAAACGTAGACGTCGCCAGTTTGTACTACTTTATATAGGCGATCAATACCAGAGCCATCCATTCTTACTCTGGCAATAAAGTCTGGAGCTGAGAGAGGATCTAAATACATAGACTTAGTGAAGTCTTCTAGATCGGAATCATAATTACGTTCTGGAAGATAAGAAGTCAACTCGGATTCGGCATATGCGTCAGCAGTCAGAGCTTTATTCTCACGTTCAACGATAGCTTGAGCCCAACGCCATGCGGTGTCTCCACCCCACAAGGCCCACGCGATTCGTCCGTTGCTTGGGAAGCCGTCTTCTCCAGGCTTCCAACCCTTACCCTTTTTGTCAACTTCGTGACGAGGGAAGTATTTAGCAATGTGGCGAACCTTTTGCAGTCCGATCTGTCCACCCTTAGCAAGGATACGAGCAGTGTTCATGCCAACAGGTGTACCGCCACGGTGGTGTTCTTTATGCCACTCAAGTGCTTTTTTGGCCTCTGCCTGGGCACCCTTTGGGATAGTGTAAAGTCTATTAGCTGAGGCAAGGATCTTCATGTCAAGATCTGATAGAGCTCCGGACACTAATTCTAGAACGTTAGAAGAGAACTCTTCTTCAGAAAGTTCCCAGTCTTTAGAGGAGGAAAGGGCTTCAGAGAGTCCAATCTGAACTACAAGATTGACATCTGTATCAATTACAACACCGCGGTTTTCGTAGGTAAATAGAGCCAATGACCCATCCCTACCAGAAAATGTGGGGGCGTTTTCCGATTCAAACATCTAAGTAAAATCCTCCATAATGGATGGTAACGTCAGCGTAGGCAAATATAACGCTTGTACGCAGTTCTATTCTATCAGTACTATTATTTAGTGTCTTTTTTACGGTTCATTTCTTCAATGAATTTTCTACCGTAAGCATCTCGGATTTTGTCGTTTAAACCAATGTATGGTTTAAGCTCTTCCAAAGTTGCAGTTTTTAAATTGATATAGATAGTTTCTGGCTTCTGCTCAGGATCAAATGTGTCCGTTACTATTTGCACAATATTATCAATGCTCATTAAATACCTTCTATTCTAACTATTATTATATAGTCTATTTACAATCTATTAGTTGACTGAATAGTCTTCTTCATCGTCATCTTTTGGGTCTAGGTCTGACCACTTTGGAGCATTATCGGAAAAAGATACTATCTCTGGATCTAGTCCATATATAGAAGCTATAGCAAAAAGAACCGTATAGGCTGAACTTATGCTTTTAAGCAACTCTGGACCAGACGGTGGGATAAGAAAAGTGCCGTCTGATTTGGATCTTATGGAATCTATAAATTGCTCTATCTGAAAAATTATGTGATCGCCATCATCTGATCCATTCCCTATAAGGTATGGGGGACGAGGAGTCCAGGTTATCTCTACTCCTTCTATAATGAAGTTCCAAATTTCAGACCATTCATCATACGGGTATTCTAGTTCTTCATCCACGATTACTTATTCTCCCAGTTCAATAGCGACATCAGTAGACCGATTCCAAAAGCTTTTAGATCCCAGTCAGTGTCATTCGAAGGATCTAGTCCTTCAATTCCAGTGATCAGCTTAGGGTCAATTTTAGTTGTCATGGTGGCATCAGTATACCAAATGCCAGTAGCTATATCCATATGAGCATCGCTAAACAACGTAGTATTTTTGCCTTTTCCAGTTTTAACCGTAACTCCCTTAGGAGTAGAGAAGCTACCAGGAGAAGTAAATAGATCCTGCATTGTAGTAGTTATAACTTCGGCACTGTGGTTGTTCGGACTGAAGGTAGTAAACTTACTGGTTGAACGAGGATATACCTTCACAGTATAAGGATCTGCCACCTTTGCCCCGGAGAAGGATTCTTCTACCCAATTTCCATAAAGTTCCATTGACGGAATGATATTAGTGTTGTCAGATGCTTTAATTCTGTCATAAGAGAAAGCGTGCTCTAAAGCTGCAATATCATGGTTGATCATCTGGAAGAAATGCCAAACTTCGTGTAGGTAGTCGTCAGTTGATCTCCCACGGAAGAATCCTCCATCTCCCTGCTCTTTTTTCCATCTCAATGAATTTATTAAATTTTTATTTTTCCAGTGCTGTTTAAATTGCGCACGTGCGTCGGAAATTTGAACCCCAAGTTTTCCACCAGTATTAGCTAGATATTCCATTCCAGCTAGAATAATATCTTTAGGAATAAAACTAAGAGTTTCTTCTAGATTTTTAATAAGGTTCTTATTTCTATCTATTCTAATATCCTGGAATTTTTCATTACTATTAACATATTTGTAGTCCTTATACTGATTAAAAAACTCATGTGCAGGCACCGAGTCAAATTCAACTCCCGCTTTTTCCATCTGAGATTTAATATTTTTACCAATTATAGAGTGATACTTTTCTACAAAATCTTCTGCTTTTGGAGAAGTTCTGAGCTGATCTCTTAGCTCTTTTATCTCAGCTGCTTTTTGAGCAAAATCTGACATGTCAATTTTGCCTGTTTGAATTGCCCACTTGGTAAGCATACTTAGAATAGTGTCAGGTCCCTCATGTGCCCAAGTAACGTCTACTAAAGTCTTTCTTTCTTCTACTTCTTTAGTTAGTTTTCCGCTCCTGTTTCTAGTTCTTTGTAGTACAGTTTTACCGGTATCAAAAGTAAACTCTGGATATCGAGTACTGTAATCGTAAGCAAGCTTATGAGAAAGATCATCACCATACTCGACTAGAAGCATATTAAAAGTTTCTTCTGCATCAAAAGTATTTTTATCTTTACCTGACAATATGCTATTTTTAGAATTTTCTTTTTTGAAGCTTTGGAAAACCTCTTCTTTATCTTCGTAAGAAAGTCTATTAAAAGCATTTCTCATAAGATCCTGAGACATAGCCTTAAACTTACTTTCTGCTATAAGTATATTTAGTTCTGCAGTTCTAGCATCATTCTTTAGTTTTTTTCTATATTCTTCAGCAGTAAATCCTTCAGGGATAAGACCTTCAGATCTAGCTTGCTCATCTGAAATAGCTCTAGCATCATCTAGAATCATATGTCCTAGATCGATTATTTCATTTTTAATAGCGGTAGCCTGATCAGATGGAGCTACTGCATCTTTTTTAGGAGATCCTTCGATATTTATTACAGGACCGTCAGTTGCTATGCTTATATCATTTTTAACTTTTCCAGGCACAAAACCTATTCCGCTAGAAGCAATGTCTTTTGCAGCAGACGCAATAATCTGTTCTCTAGAACCTTCCCTATTTTGGCTAGGCTTGCTGCTACCTGGAATACCAAGTTTATCTAGCATAGTCTTAAGAAGATCTATAGCAGCTTTTTCTTTTCTTTCATCAACAGTGTCGATCTGGTTATTAATCCAATCAGCAACTTCTTTGTATCGGCCAATGCCATCTTCAGACAACATCATTCCAGCATATGCCTCAGCTAAATACTCGTCTTCGTCTGTATTTGCATAATCGGTTAGAGGGTATTCATTCATAAATCTACGAATAGTGTCTTTTGTAGCTGGATCAGCTGTATTGATGATACCTTTTTGGTGGAGAATATGACCTATTTCGTGAGCAATGGTGGCCTCTAAATCGGTAGCATCCGGTCTAGGGTTTTCGGTAAGTTTACGACTAGGAGCTTTATCGTCTTCGTTTAAAATCTGACCATGAATAAAGAGGTTAGGGAAAGCTATTCCAGCTAATCTTTGCCTATGAGTTCCATCACCATTATCTATTCTCTTAAAGAAATCTTCAATATTAGGGTGAGTAATTATTACCTGAAGTTCTTTGACAGGGAATTTAAATCTTGTTTTAGCTAAAACTTTTGAAAGTTTATTTGCAAATTTAGCTACTCCAGCAGCAGAGGCTGCCCTATAGTCAGTATTTACGTTAGTTTTTCCATTTTTCTTAGTTGGATTAGTTATAAATCTAAGAACTTTAATAGCGGCATTATTGTCTTTGTTGATATAAATGTCATGGTTAGGGAGAAGCATAAACTCTTCTTTATGTCTATCAATAAGAGGGATAACATATTTAGTCAGATAATCAGCTGCTTTAGAGGTGAGAGTTGCATTAGAAGCTCCTCCATTAGTCATAACATCCATATACCACATATGTATGGAAAGTCTTTCAAGGTTAGTTAACTTATCCTCATTAACGCTAGCCGGTAGCCATTCAGGTCCAATCCCAGGGATAGGCCTAGTTCTCTGATCCCCCGCTCCCATTAATATAGAAGTAATAAATGTTCTGTGCAATTCTTGTAGAGAAATCGGTGTATCTTTTTCACCAGATTCTGAAGAATCTTCTGGAAGACTTGATTCCTTGGCATCTAGCTCTTTCTTTAGATCTTCTGGAATAGCCTCGGCTGCTGGAAGTTCCATAAAGTCTTTGACATCTTTTTTGGTCTTAAATTTATTTAGGAAGCTCTTTACGTTAGTAGTTAGATCCCATCTAAAAGGTTTAATCCAGTCAGAGTTTTCTGTGCTACTGTCAATGTCAACCGACTTGTTTTCACGGTTTTGAGAAGGCTTAGAATCATTAAAAGAACTGCTGTTGAACTCTATTAAATTGTAAAAAGCATTTTTATCTTTAGGAAGTTCATCTGATAAGTAAGAAAGTATTTTATCCACATTTTCAGCAATAAAAGTTTTTTGGTCAAGTACTTTATGAGAATCATCACTAATTACAGCTCTTACTAGTCTATTTTTTCCTGCTAGTAGAACTACTTCAGCTTCTTCAAAACAACCAAAACCAGTTCCAGGAATAGAAAGAACCTGATCAACGGGAATTATAGCTCCCATAAACATTCCTGCTCTATGTTTTATTCTACTAGTAGCAAACTGGAAAGCACTGCCATTAAGCCAAGACCATGATGACATAGGTCTTTGCAATACTTCAATATCTCCTACACCATAACGTTCAACATCAATGTTCATTTTTAAAGCTTCTTCATCTACTCCAGTACCTCTGTAAAGGGTTAAATACTTTATTCCATAGTTTTTAAACCGATCCTGAGTAAGGTCGTACATAGTTTTTAAGAAATCTTTAAGTACTGTTCCGTATATTCCATAATGATATTCCGCATTTTCTTTAATTTGATCCCCATACTGACCTTTAGGGAATCTCCACTCCGCCCACGATCCATTAGGCATTTTAAATACTTCAGTTGCAGCCATTTGAAGAGCGTGAGAAACCATATCATTACCGTTAGATGTTTCTGCCCACTGTGAAACAAGAATTGAAGCTACCTTTTCTTTTAGTGCTTCCATATCTTTTGGATTATCAAAAAATAATGTTTTTCTATCCCAATCGTCGTAATAATCATTTAAAAGAGCTTTGTAATCAATACTTTGATCATCATATTTATCTCCGTAAGCCCCCTCCTCGTGAGGATCCACATTATCCAATATCTCCCCTAAAGTTTCTAAACGTAATCCTTCATATGGAGAATCATAAGAGTCATCTATTATTAGTACAATAGAATCTCTATTTAAACTATCTACTCTAGTTTGCATAGCTTTTTTAGCTATTTCCGAGGTATCTGAGGTTATCGAACCAATTCTATTACGTACAGCTTCACTAAGTGTTATGGCGTAGTGAACCGCATCTAGCATATCTTTAGCGGAAGACAGCATGTTTTCACTTATGTTTTTAGCAGTAATACTTTTTAATTTTTCTGAAGCATGTCCCATATGCCCAATCGAGCTATTGGCATTAAAACTGTCAGGATCGTGCCAATAAACAATATCATTAGGTCCGGGTTCTTTCTTTTCAGCCATAAGTTCATCTAAAAGATCTGATTGTATTTTGAGTACATCTGTAAGTCCAGAAACATTGCTTGAATCTAAATTAGTTTTAGGATATAAAAGATCTTCATCATTAAATAAGTGGTATGGATTTATAAGAGATCCATCTTTAACATTTTCAAAGTTATCTAAACTTCCATCCTTATTTAAAAATGCATCTCCAACCCCCCCGGCTCTCTCCATTTTAGTTGGATTTTTAAACTTTACAGTGCTAACGCCAACTACAACAGGCACATATTCTCTTCCAGCTATACGTGCAGCTTCAACCCTGTGATTTCCCTCTGCAATAAAAGCTTTTCCAGTAAGAGGGTTGTACCAAACTAGTACTGGCTCTAAATAGCCAGTACCGTCTTCAAGATCCCGAGCTATAGAAGATGTACTGCTCTCCATATCTGCAAGATTGCCTTTCATTGTAGCAAGCTTTTCAGTTTTTACATAGCCCAGTGGATTACCGCCATTACCTATTCCATATATTTTGACACCTTCGCCAGTCCATTCAGTAATGTCTAAATTAGGGTCATTCTTATCTCTATAGGAATTATTTAAAGGAATTACTTCACGATATTCATTAAGAATAGATGGTTCTGAAGTACCTTCTCTATTTTGGCTAGGCCCGTAATCAATTTCATCGCCATCAAGTTCAGACTCTTCTACAGGAAGACCCTTCTCCTTAAGAAGATCAATCTGTAGCTGCTTAGATTCTAAAGAATCGTGCACGTCTGGTTTTCCAGCATCCACAGAGTTAGAGAAAGCTTTACCGTACATGGTAAGAGTGCTTGAGTGGTTAACAGGTTTACTGTAGTGCTTACGAGCTAAGTACAGCATTGCTGTTGCAAGACCGCGGCGTCTATACGCATCATCAGTAAGTACCATACCAATATAAGCAGCAGCATCTGGATCTTTTCTATTATCATCGACAACTTTTAACGCAGCTGAGTGGAGACTTTTTCCTCCAAATTGATCAACATTTTCCATACCCTCAGGAACAAAAATTTTCTCAAGGAACATACTCTTCATATCATGCACTGTTACAATTGCAGAATTATCTCCCTTATCATCGGTTCTTATGTCAGTAAACATCACATATTTTCTACCGTATTTATCTGTAAAATTATCTGTGTAACGGACAAACCCGGTGAACTTTTTAGGTTTAGATTTACCTAAAGTAATCTGATCAGCTATAGTTTCAGTGTTTGTTTTGGAGTCTGGGTTAGCTACAGTTATAAATGTATTATATGTATGTCTTCTAGAAATTTTAGCTGCACGTATTTTTGATTCATCTCCGGAAGCTATAGCTTCTTCAAGAATTTTATTCTCGTGATCCATTGCTTTTTGTTGCTTATCGTTGAATGGAGTGCCATCAGGTAGCTTAGTGTAATCGTAGTTATAGATAATATCCATATCAATTTTACGATCACTAGGGTCAAAAGGTTCTGGCAGGTATTCTCTTTCACGGTTCTGAGAAGGCTGGTTGTTAGATAGGGCATCTTTTGACTCACTGTTTCTGTGAAGATCAGGGTTAGGGTCAACTGAAAGGGAGAATGCTCTACCAAAATTAGTTAGCATTTCTGAATGCTGAACTTCTTTTCCAGAACGCTTTCTTGCTAGGTAAAGGGCCGCAGTAGCTAATCCTCTTCTTAGGTATCTATCTGAGGTGTAAACCATACTAATTTTGTTATTAAAGACATCTAGCATAGATACAGGAGTTCTATCCTCTGAATTATCTTGAAGATCCTGCACTGAGTTTTTACTCTTATCGTAGATCTTTACGTTTGACATACCGAGGCCGTTTACTACCTTGGTAACTACCCAATACTGTCTACCATATTTATCAGTGAACTCATCAATATACTGAGTGCTCTGCTTGTATTCTGGTGAAAGATCTGCGTAAGGCTTACCGGCACCGCTATAGCTCATTCTAGAAGTATTTTCATCTAGAAGTCCCACCTGGTTTTCAATACTTTCAAGATTAGTGCCGGACTTTAAGTTTGGCTTAGCAGTATATCCCTGATAGATGCGTCTTCTCTCATCGATACGTAGTTTTCTTTCAAAGTTATCGGTTTCGTTGTCAATTGCATCTTTAAGAATATCCATCTGCTGCTGCTGATAGACACTAAATGGGGTGCCATCAGGTAGCTTAGTGTAGTCATAGTTGTAATACTTTTCTAGATCAACGGTAGGATCTGTAGGGTCAAAAGGTTCCTTCTTGGCTTTGTTTCTCTTGAAGAATCCTTCACGATTCTGAGAAGGAGCATTGTCTTCCTGTAGTTTTATAGATTTCTCGTTATTGTGTAGCTCAGGCTTGCCAGGGTCGATGCTGTTAGAGAAAGCAAATCCCATGGTAGACAGGTGCTCCGAGTGAACTACTGGCATACCTATTCTCTTCTCTAGAGCAGCCACCATAGCTGTTGCTAGACCTCTTCTTTGGTAGTTATAGCTGACTAACGCACTTTGAATTTCAGATTTAGATGGATCTTCATAGACAGAACTTCTAAGCACACCAACGTCACTAATTCCAGATACAGGCTGATCATTTCTTACGTAGTCTTCCGGAAGAGCCATGTTTTCATAGTTTTGTGCATCGTAAGCAATTACAGTTTGACGACCAGAACTCTTATCAATATTAGTTGATAGATAGTATTTTCTTCCATATTTATCTGTGAATGTGTCTACATATCTAATGTAGTTAACTCCGCTAGTTTCATCGTAGTACTCAACAGCAGGTTTATCGCTAAACTCTATTTGCTTAAGAATGCTCTCTCTTGTAGTAGAAGAGTTTTCATTAGGTTTAGCAATTATCTGCTGGTAAATAGTTCTTCTAAAGTTCTTTGTATTTTTTAGAGCAGATGGATTGACATAGCCATCGCTACCTTTAAGAATATTTTTTAATTTTCTCTCTACCGCATCCATCTGCTGCTGATCTTCAGAGTTAAACGGAGTTCCATCAGGCATTCTGGTGTAGTCGTAGTTGTAATACTCATCTAGATCGATTTGAGGGTTTCTTGGATCAAAAGGCTCTGGTAGGTATTTAGGCTCTTCTTCTTTAGGAGCAGACTCTATCTTGTCAAAATACTTGTCAGCAGCCGGCCATAGGTTGCGTAGCATTTCTTCAGGCATACCTTCAGCAGTAGGCTTAGACATAAAGTTTGAAAGATGCTCCCTGTCATTAAACATCTTTAAGAAATTATCAACGTTGATAGGTAGGTCCCAGCCTACTGTCTTAATCCAGTCTGAGTTTCCATCATTGTCATCAATGTTTATAGTGTTTTCTCTGTTTTGAGACGGCTTGCTTTGTTCCTGAACTACCTGCTGGCCACTTGCTCGGTCAGTATCTAGAACCTTTCTACTATTTGCAAGTTGATCCACAACCTCAGTCTTGAGATTTTGAAGACTTTGATCTACAACTCCAGGGTATCCATGACTAATAGCAAAAGCTTCTCTAATCTCTCCACCTAAAACAACAACCTCACGCTCGTCGTAAGATCCAAATCCAGATCCGGAAAATGAAATAATTTTGTCAGCCGGAATTACTGTAGCCATAACTATTGTATCTTTGCCAGAAGCTCTAGATGCAAAGCTACCAGCCTGATAGATATCAGTTGACCATGAAGACATCGGTCTCTGCTTAACATTAGATCTAAATATTCCAGTAGATCCTAGACTTTGAGAGGTTTCAGTAAGTTCTTTGGAAGTAGTTCCTCTGTATAGAACGAAACCATCTATTCCCTGATCCTTTAGTAGATCCTGGGTAGCATTGTACATTGCATGTAAGAACTGAGCATAAACGGTCCTGTGATCGTTAATTTCTTGATCAATAAATCCCTTTAGATAATTATTGAAATCTACTAAATCTTTTACTTCATAAGGTATATACCCTCTGTCCCTATACATATCAAGATCAGAATCAGCAAGATTTGAAGTAAAATTCCAGCCAGCTGTTGAATTAGAGTCCATAGCAAATATTTCTCTAGCTAAACTTTGCAAAGCATGAGACTTTAGGCTTCTATCATTAGAAGATATTGCCCAGCTGTGAATCAAGTGAGATATCATTATCTTCTTTATATCGTCAACATCTTCTTGACTAGAACTTGAGTGCACTCTAAGGAAGAGCTCATCGTTTATAAATCTCACGATACTGTTTGAATTGGTATCTCCCATTGTTTTAAGAACGGAATTTAAAAGCTCTTTATTTACAGTAATTATTGATACATTTGAAAGACTATCGCTACCATTAGCATCGGTAACTAGAAGTTCTGTTCCTTCTTTTATATCTGACATATCTGCATTGAGGGCATTGTATATCCACACAGGATTTCTTTGGCCTGGAAGTGGTGAATATGATGCTTGTCCAGAATTAAAGTCCATGTAATAGATAGCTAGACCGCCACCTTGTCTAAACAACGGATGTGTATCTACTTCTATAGAAGCTTTGAGTAGATCGTCAAACTTGGCATCTGGCATATAGTTGAGAAGTCTCATAGCTGTTACCTGCTTGAGCAACATGCTTACTCCGAAATTGGTTTTTGATGCAAATATGTCAGACGGGTCTTCATTAGAATTTACATTATTAATATCGCCATTTGCTAAAGCATCTGCTATAGCTGCAATTGAAACTTGATCGGTATCTTGAGTAATATTTCTTTGATCGCCCTCACGGTTTTGGCTAGGGTTAGACTTTTCTTTAGCTGATTGAACGTCGCCTAGATCACGGATTTTATCGTCATAAACGTTACGAATTTGCTCTAGATCATCACCACTTGTAGTGGAATCTTCGTAAAGTGAGTTCAGCTTTTTAAGTTCATTGTAAAGTTCTTTAGCTGCAGCTTTGTAGATATTCTTGTCTGCACCAGGCTGGTTTCTAAAGTTTTCAATTGCATTCTCTAGAACATTTTTAAATACAGCTAGATCATTTTCTAGGTCTTTGTTGTAAGACTTAGATGCTTCAGGCTCAGGTTTAGTTTCAGGTTTAATCTCAGGAGCACTAGTAGCAGCCGACTCAAGTCTAGCTTTGTGCTGCCTAGCTGAGAGAGGGTTCCCATTTTCATCTGTGGGGATAAGTCCTCTGTAAACTTCTTCTCCACTACCGGTAGCTACTCTTTCTGCAATAGAGTCTAGATCGTCAGGTCTTATAACATTTTCTTCAGCCCCTCCTGGAAGTTCCCCATTTACTGCTTCATATACACTCTCTCCATTAGAACCAACTATGTATTGCTTGGCATAGCCGTTGCCAGCTTCATAGATATAGAAAAGATCCCCAGCTTGAAGCCCTCTTATTTTTGAAGAAGGTATGAATTCAATAGGAGCAGCAGTTGCAGGTGTGGACTCGCTCTTACGTCCATTGAGGATGAAATTTCTAATTTCAGCTTCATTTTGACTGTGGAATACCTTATCTAGTGAGTATGACTCTTTAGGGTCACCTATCCTTACAATTCTAGGATCTTTATCCCTATAAAATTCAAGATAGTAGCCTGTCTCGATGAAGTCTGTCTTATCTGAGAGTGCTCTAGGGTTAGGTCTTCTAAAGATTCTAAGTTGTATTTTCTTTAAAGCACCATCTGCACCTACAACCATCAAGAAATCACCTTCTTTGATTTCTTTTCCGTCAGCTGATCTGTAGATAGGGTTGTTAGCAACTCCCTGACCTGAAGCATATTTGTCTAAGTAATCACTAAAATTCTTTTGATAATCTATGCTAGACATTATAAGTGCTGGTTCTTTATTTATAGCATTTACATACCTAATAAAATCATCTACATCTTCAGGATTTAAGATCTTTGCTAACTGATTGACCTTGTCGTTTGCATCTTTCTTTGCAGCGTCGGGATCGTCAGTCCTTTTCATTCTGTGGATGAAATCATAGACTTCTTTAACAGCATTGAACAGTCTGTAACCGTCTTCACGGGAGATCTTATCTGGAGCTTCTTCTGAAGTAGGTTCTTCTACAACTTCTGGCTTAGGTTCTGGCTTAGGTTGAGCCGGCTTAGCCTTATTAGCTTTCTCGATATCTTTTTTGTCTTTAGGACTAAAGGCATTGAGCTTAGTAAGCATGTTGAAGTTATATGTAGTTTCTTTCCCGTTAGGACCTCTTACGGTTAGCTGAACAACTCTACCTAGAGTATCTTTCTTAACTACAACTCCAAGAGCATAACCATCTGGACCATAGATAGTCCACCCAACATCTACCTTTTCGGCTAGATATTGCTTAGCTGTATCTTTGGTTATTTGAACCGGTCCAAGATCTTTAGGAGTTTCTACTGGAGTTGCAGGAGCTGCAGCAGGCTCTTCCGGCTTAGCTTCAACAGGTTCCTCTGGCTTTTCTTCAGCAGGTTTAGCAGCTTCAGCTTCTGCTTTTGCCTTAGCTTGCTCATCCCACTTTCTTTGTCTTTCAGCCATTTCAGCTTCTTGAACTGGAGCAGTGGCATCTGAATCCAATTTTGGATCATCGCTGTTTGGCTTGAAAGCATCGTAGACCATCTTAGGAACATCGATCATGCCACCGTTTTCATCTACAAAAAGGAAATACTTAATAGGTCCCCAAGACTTAACTGACTCACCTTTTACATAGTCAACATCTTTAAGGTTTTGGCTCTTGTGTCTACCGATAGCAAATCTGCTATAAAGTTCATGGTAGGTCATTACCTCGCCATTCCAGCGAACTTTCTTGTCAAGGTGGGCTTTAATTTTTCCTAGTTGCATTGGAGATAAAGCATCAAAATCTAGAACTCCGCCAGCAGTCTCAATGACGTTTTTCTTAGGTTCTTCTGTAGGTTCGGCTGCTGGTTCTTCTACAACTTCTGGCTCTTCTGCAGCTTCTTCAACGTCAGATTCAGAAATGCCATCCTGTGCTTCTACTTCTTTGAAAAGATCGTCAAAGTTAAACTTTAGAGGATCAGTTGGTTTTACAGATCCCTCTTTCATACCCTCGTTAGTAAGTACATTAAGCTGCTTCATAGCGTCAGTTACTTCAGCGGCTCTCTTAGATGCCGCTTTTCTTTCATTTTCATCTGTTGAAGAGTTTCTAGTGTTGTCTAGAATATCTCTAAGTTCTCTAAGTTTCTCGTGTAGCACTACAACAGGGAACTGCTCTAGTTCTTGTCTTAGGCGCTTAGCTTCACGCTTTTTATTCTTTGCTCGGCTTGCAGCTTTATATTCTCTGTAAAGTTTTCCAGCCTCGGTCCAAGCATCTCGGTTAGCCTGACGTTCTTCCTCGGTAAGTTCTTTAGGCTCTTCTTCTACCTGAGCTTCGGCTACAGGTTCGGCAGCAGGCTTAACGTTTGAGTTCTCGTCAGAGTAACGAGCTAGGCCGGTTATTCCACCAAATTTATCTAAAAATTCTTCATCATTAACAAAGACATTATCGTAATACCCGCCCTGTGCACGGTTAGGTTCTTTAATTTCAAAAACTCTATTTCCGTTTTCATCGGTCTTAACGGATACAACTTGTGCATAGAAGTTAGGACTAGTTTCTTCGCTTTTAGTTCCCCTCCATCTAGTAGTTGGAGGGAAGTGCCCACCATACATTAGATAGTCGCCAGCTTGAATTTGATCCAAAGATTTTAAAGGAATGTATTCGGATGTGTAAGGGTTATTATTTCCACCGTTTTCAGCTATTGCATTAGCCAACATTTTTCTGGCTTCTTCTACAGCTTTCTTCCAAACTTCCGGATCATTAATATCTCCTGGAACCTCGGCATTTCTATAGTCAATAAGTCTACGTCTAGACATATCTTCTCGCCATTTGTTATTTAATAAACTTATTCTCCAACCAGCAACTCTTCCCTTTTTGTTGTAGCTATTAGGCTCAATTGCTTCTTCATAATAAATCTCTACTCCATAGCGAAGCCCATCTTTTACACGAACGTCAGGGTAGTCCGATTCGTGCTGGAATCCTTCTCCATTTATTACATATTTAGCGTAAGGTTCTCCCACACCTGCAGGGAACATCTGTACGTCTTCTGGAAGCGGGTGGTTGTGCTCACCTACTAATCCTGCTGGGCTAGTTGTAGGGATAGCTTCTTTTTCCTCAACAGGCTGAACAGGGGTTGCCTTAGACTTCTTTTCAGTGGAGTATTCTTTTATAAAATTATCAACTATTTCGTAGATTTCTTCTTCGGTGAGGTAAGCTTTAGTATTTGACTTATCATACATTTTTTTGGAAAGAGCTTTTTGCAACCCTTGAACAAATATATGATCTTCACTAAGATCAGGTCCAATTTTATCTTCTACAGCTTTATAAATTTTTTCTAAAGAATCTTCAGACTTATTAGGATCTTTATCTATATCCATTTCAATAGAAAAACGTAATTCTCTCATTTCACGTTTTGCAAGTCGTTTTTTAACGATTTCAGTTGTAGATACATTAATATTTGGGTCATCATCAGAGAATCTTACTGCACCGCCGACATAATCTAGTTTTTTGTCGGTAAGATTTTTAATTTTACCGTCTTTTCCTTGGATTTTAAAAGTACGATTGCCTTCTTTATCTTTACCGATGGATAGTACTTTACCTATAATGCCTGAAATATATTCTTCCGGACGATCAGTGTCAGCATAGTTTATGGAAGGTGGGTAGCTAGTTCTAAAAATTATATAGTCATTTACCCTAATATCATCTAAAGATTCTATTGAACGATGTTCATATCCATAACGAACATTTTTACCATCACGATTGGCTATTGCATCAGATATAAGTTTTCTAGCTTCTTTTAAAGCTTCTTCCCAAACTTTAGGGTCATCTATATCACCTTTAACGACTTTAGAACTGTCAGAAATAGATAAAGCTTCTTTTATACCTCTTTCTCGATCCAAGGAACTATTAACATCTGCTAATCCAACATACCAATGGCCTAGACTTTCAATATATTGAAGTATTGCAGCAAATCTTGAATCTTTAGGGATTTTAATGTAATGCTTCCCAAACTCATCTACACCCTCTTCATAACCCATAAGATATTCAGTCATTCTGCCGTCTCTAATTTTCCACATCTTTACGTCATCAGGTAGAGGGAAACTGTGCTCGTCTGTTGCTTTACCGGCAGGTCTTGCAGCTGGAGCAGGTGCAGTAGCTGGAGCATTAATGTTTCTATATCTCTTAGCAAGTTCAACGTAAGACTGGTTTATAAGATTCTCTAGAGCTGACTTGTCATTCTCATCGCCATCAACTTCAAAAGTTGCAACTGTATTACCCTTTGGATCTAGAATGGTAGCGGTCCACTTACCATCCTTGTTAGATATAATAGCTCCAAATGGAGGCTTCTTCACTAAATCTATTTTTTGATCTCTAGCTGCTTTCCATTTTCCAGTCTTAGGATCTTTTACAGCTCTCCAAATGTAGTCGTCTCCAACTTTTCTAAAGAAGTGAGGAACTGTTCCAGGTAGTTCTCCATCGTTATATTCTTCATTTCTTCTTGCAAGAATTCCTACAGTATGCTTGAACTCCATTCTGAAGATTTCTGATTCAGAATCTCCTATATTCAATACTTCTGAAGGACCGTATTCATCTCCCGATATAGTTCCATCCCAGTTCTTCCACTGAATTTGAGTAAATCTTTTATCTAAAGATCCGTCAGCTTTTCTTGTGAAAGTAATCTTTATACGAGCACCTGGAGCACTGAAGTCTTTGTTGTGCCAAAGAATAACTACTTTTTTACCTGCACCAAAGTCTGAAGTATCTTCAGTAGGAAGAGCACCTTCTTCGCCCTCTTCTTCTTCTTCACGGTTTTGAGAAGGTTCTCCCCTATTGTCTTGCTCTTCAATCTCAAAGCCTTTTTCAATGAGCTTTTTCTCGTCGGTTTCGGCAGGGAATTCTGGCTTAGGATGTACCATTGGCACATAGCCTTTTTCTGCATAACCCTTAGGGTCAATTTTTCCCTTGCCGACAGGATCTTCTCTTGTTACTTCTGATTCTGGTTTAGATTCAGTTTCAGGGGCAGCCTCTGGTTTAACTTCAGGCTCTTCAGAGACAGGTTCTGGAGCGTTACCGCCGCGTCCACCTCCACCGCCACCACTACCTTCTCCGCCTCTGTCGCTACCATTGCCATTACCTTCTCCACCTTGATTCTCATTTTCAGGTGCAGGAGCAGGTGCAGGAGCAGGTGCAGGTGCAGGAACATTTGACTTAGAGGAAGTTAGTACTTTTTTGAAGGTTCCAACTGGAACAACTTCGTGCTTGACTTCACCATCTTTACCTACGTAAACAACAACTCGATCGCTAGACTTTTTAACATCAGGCACACCGATACCGTGCTCGATAACGTTAACAACGTTGGCTGGACCGTCTGGGCTGTCGTAAACCATTCCAGGTTTAAGATCTTCAGCTTTTACACCGTCAGCATTAGAAGAGTCAAGTTTTTCTGGCAAAGGATAGACAAAGTCTGGGCCTTCATCAGGTACAAAGTTAGCTCCCGCTTTAGTAAGATAAGCAACTCCATTTTTGTGAATAACGTACTCATCTAGACCTGTTGGAAATACATCTCCAGGTTTGTAGTCTTTACCTTCTACCCAGTAATGCCAGTTACCGTTTCTGTCTTTACTTATTCTTATAACTTTACCGTGAAGGTTTCCGTCCTTGTCGTAAAGAATGTCTCCAGGTTTAACATCTTCAGGTTTTTTTACATCTGGAGTTCTAGCTTTTCCGCCTCGTGGAGTTCTAGTTTCTTCAGTAGTAGTCTTTTTACCCTTACCTTTTTCTTCTTTTTTAGGTGGGTTAATTCTTGTAGAGTTTGCAGTCCAGTTGATCGGCTCTCCGTGGATGTAAGGCTCGATGGCGACTTTCCAGAACTGGCCGATGTTTGGTAGAACACCACCCTCTTTATTGTGGAATGCGACAACGGCTGCCATAAATAGTTCAGCCATTCTTTCATCAAAATCTTTGCCAGAGTTTGGGGTAACATCAAATCTCTTGAATGGCTTAGCATCAGTGCCCCAGAACATCTTCTTAAGTTCGCCCCAAACAGGAGAGTTTACCTGTCTACCGTGCTTTTCTCTATTCCATAGGTGACCTAGTTCGTGGAAAAATACATACTGAAGTGCAGGAATAAATCCTCCAGGGTTTTGACCGTAATACTCTTCCTGACCCTGTTCGTTTAATCCTTTAAATAGTCTTCTTTCATCAAGCTTTTCCATGTTATGAAGCTGATCCCAAAGAATCATATGCATAGTGCCATCAGGCTCGGTGTGAGCCTCTCCAGTCAAAACTCCAATGTCAGGATTATTTTTGTCAAAGCCAATAACTTCGCCTTCAGTGAAAGCTGGATCCCCTTGCTTAGCAATTTTTATTCTTACCGGAAGCTTAAGTCCAAGCTTTCTTGCAGTGTCTAGGTAAGGTTTAAGTTCGTCTAGAAGCTGACCATTTATATCTGATTGCTTATCAAACTCGATTGTAAACTCGCCATAGCGAAGTATGACCTTTTCACCGATACCTTGTAGATTCTTGTAGATAGCAGCTGCTACAGCATACTCTGTCTCATTTATATCGGTTCTGCCTTCTGGATCTTCAAGACGGGTACCTTTATAAGACTCTCTAAGGGCTTTCCAGAATAACTTTACAAAGTCATCTAGATTTCCAGCAGATTCATAAACATCTTTATACCACTGAGGGTACATACCCCAGTTATCAATGCGATCATATCCAACCGGAATATATTGCTTAGGCTTCTTTGTAAATTTCTTCTTTAAGAAATACTTGAGTCTTTCTAGAATAGCTAATTCTTTTTTATTTGGGATGCCGTTGCCATCGCCGACATCTCCGCCACCACCGATCCTAAACTGGCTAGGGTTGTTGTTAGGTCTATCCTTAGCATTATTCAAACGAGCTAGTACTTCTGCAGCCTTACCTCTAGTGGTTGCTTCATTGATGGCTTTTCTAGCTTCTGTTGCAATCTCCTGATTGTCTGAATTAGCAAGTTCATTAAGAGCGTTTAGCTGAGCTTCGGTAACTGGGTTATTTGAAGATATCGAGTTTTTAAATGCAGCCATACGTTCTTTGTATAGTCTCTGCATTTCCGGGAAGTCAAGTAGACGCATGTCTGGATTATTTTCTCTAGCAGCACGAGCAATAATTTCTCGAACAAGGTTGTAAGAATCTTCTGCATCGCCATCAGCTGAGTGCCAGTTAGCAGGTTCAAAACCTAAGAAGTTGGCAACTGGACCAAGGCTAGAGCTAGGTCGCATACGGCCAGTTTCTTTGTCTGCTATTTGCTTAGGACCGTCAATACCTTTTTCAGGATCGTACGTAGGCAGCAGTGAGGCTAGGTCTTTAGAATCTACAGTTCCAGCAATTTTTAGTTCGATACCTGCATCATCGGCCATACGCTGTAGAATCTCTAGATCGAACGGGACGTTTTGTCCACCAAGAATAGCGTTAGGACCTATAAACTCTAAGAACTGCCTAAGAGCTTCTTCAGGGCTCATCTGCTCGGAAAGCCACTCTGCAGTTACAGGAATAGTTACTGGCTTACCGTTTTCATCTAAAACTACGTTTCCGTTTTCATCAATAACATCACGCTTAAGGTTATCTGCAGACCATTCAGAAAGCTTACTACCAGGATTAATGTAGACATTGAATCTACCAATAATCTTTCCATTTTTAACTTTTACTGCGCCAAGCTGGATAGGAGAGTTCTTAATTCCGTCACCATCGTAGTTGCTAATACCAGTTGTTTCAAAGTCAAAGTATGTTATTGTTTGGTTTAATAGCCTTTTAGCAACGTCTGCCCAGTTTTTGGCTCCGCCTAGGATTCTTTGTAGAACTCCAGTAAAAGCACCAGGGGTAGGTAGGCGTGCACCGTTGGCATCCATAGTTGCTGGCTGTAGGTCAATACCTAAATCAGCAATCGAAGATCCTTCTCTACTCTGAGAAGGTGTAACTTCTGGAGTAGGTTTAGCCTCTTCTTCACCTAACCAAGCTTGAATAGGGTGATCAGCAGCAATGTTCATAATGGCACGACGTCCATTTTGGAACTGAATAAATATCTGCTTAGTACCGTCAGCTAGAGTTCTAACCTGAGTAATTTTTCCGTACTGATCAGCTCCCTGATCGTAAACAATATTTCCAACAGCTAGATCTTTACCAGTGAGTGCAGTTGCAGTTCTTTTAGCGGCTTCTTCCCTATAATCACCCGGGTCCGGAAGATCGGCTTCGGCATCTTTAAGATCCTGTGGAGTCGGGTCTTCTATTCTAAGAGTGTCTTCATCTTGAATGCCACCGTCTCCAACTTCATACCCTTCAGTATTTTTCCCTAGCTCAATTCCACGCTTTTTTAGGTATTCAGGGTCTAGTGTTGCAAGTACTTCTTCAGCATTGTCATACCTAATGTAAGCAACTTTTCCAGCAAAATAAGGATCACTAGGGTCAACCAAAACTCTTGCATACTTACCGTCAGGAGTTGCATTGATAAACTTACCGACAATACGTGCAGTTCTACCTGCATCAGAACCTCTACGCTTACCTAGACGGATCTTACCTTTAATACCTCGACCCATCTCAACCCAGCGTCCGTATTTGTCACGGAACTGAGTAGCAACGTCGGCACGACGTTCGGCAGAGGTGTACTCGCCGTCTCCATCTCCCGAGCCGTCAGCTACGATAGGTTTTAGGTATTCAAAATCCACTACTCTTCGCCACCCTTAAGGATGTCTACTCCAACCAAACGCTGCAGTTCTTCATTGGCAGCTTTAGATCCACCTAGAGCTAGATTGACTAATTGCTCGATGCTAAGAGATGAGTACGGCACTTCTTTAATGATGTGCTCGTCATTTCTATAAGACTCTACGGTAAGCATAGGCTCGGCCTTAGACTTTTTATTTTCGTCCATTTATATATCCTACGTAGTTATTCTGACGGAGTGTTTTTAGGAGTAGGCTCTGCTACATCCTCTTCACCACTATCATATAGGAAATCTGGATCGGGGTTTGGGAAAGAGATAGCAGTCCAATACTCTTCATCTTCAGGAGTATAGTGATCAGGGTTCAAATAATTTTCCATGTAAATACTCCTCTAAGTTATTAATAAGTCTGTAAATAGTATACCAAAGTATCTGAATAAAGACTTAATTAACCACCTAGGAGTGCTTTAAGTTGGTTAAGAATATTTACTCTATCCTCAGGATCACCTAGGCTAATACTCCAGTTGTTCGCTTTTCTGTCCCAGAAGAATGAGAATGGGATCTTCTTATCTTTAGGAACTAGAGAGATGCTCTTGATCAGATCCTTAGCAGCCATAGTATCGCCCATCAGGAAGATTCGGTTACCTTCGATTCGATAGTTGACACCGCCTCCAAGACCTCCTGAAGAACCATCTTCACCAGTAATCGGTTCGATTGGCATAGAAGTAGCTCCAGGTTGGCTATTTGGATCATACTCTTCATCTGGATTGTCTTCATAGTAGCCGGCTAGGATGTAATCAACCGCCTTGCTTGCCATAGAAGCAGCCTCGAATAGAGCGTTCGGCTCTGTTTCTAGGAATCTCTTCCAAGACTGAACATAAGCAGCTACGTTTTCGATGCTAGTGTTGATCCCAAACATAGAAGCTAGAATAGCTGCTCCAATTTCTGCAATAAGTTCTTCACGAGCACGAACATCCTTGTGCTTGCCGTAGTTTTCTAGAAGATCCTTACGGTCTAGTCTGTCCGAGGCACCAGTACTGTGGGTAAGTTCATGGAACAAAGTATCTAGGTGCTCTTCAGTGCTATTGAACTGTTCTCTCAGAGGCAAGCTGATTGTGTCAGTATCAGGTGACCAGAAAGCCGAGTCTCCAGGGCTGTATTTGATATTAGGTCCATTTGTGTAAGAATCTAGAATAATATCTTCTACTTCGTGCATAGGAGGTGGGTCTTTTCTAGGAAGTGGTGGAATAGTAATACCCTTAACCACATCTTCGTTATAGACAACATCAATGTCGAGTCTAGTCTTGGTTCTAGAACCATCATCCGGCTTTTGATCACCAGTCTTTGGGTCAATGATAGTCTTGGTCTCGTCTGGCTTTACAGTGTACTTACTCTTCACAACCTTGGTGATAAGCACGCCATCGTTCTCGTCGACGTAGCCACCAAGCTTAGCAATAGCGTTCTTTGTATACCAGCGTGTTCCTTCATAGCCTCTAAACTGACCTAGAACTTGCAGGATGATTAGGTTTCCACCCTTGTAGTTCTTACCGGTAGCACCAGATGTTGGTAGCCAAGATCCGCCGCCAGTCCAAGGCTTCTTCCAAGGAATAATTCCCTTATCCATAGCTTCGGTAATCTGAGCCATAACCTGATCTACAGCATCTTTATTGCTCTTTATAGGTTTGTTATTTTCGCGGTTTTGAGAAGGACCGTTGTCTTCTAGGTCTTTCATACCAAAAATTGCTTGAGATGCTCCAAAGATTCCAGATCTATTTGCTACTTCAGAGACCTTTACAAACTTATTACCATTTTCGTCAGTATAAAGTTCTATTTTTTTATTTGGCAAAGCTGATCTGAGTTGAGCCACGTACTCTTCTGGGTCTAATCCGTTAGGGATAGGGTCAAGAACAGGGGTCTCGATTTCGGCTGCCATTCTTTCAGCAGCGTGAACTGCCTCTGTAAGCTCCTTAAGACCACGCTCTCCGCCAGGGAACCGAGGATCACGAGAAATAGGTTCAAGAGACATCTGGTAGTCGTACTCGGCTTGGATAGCTTCGTCGTAGGCTGCATTAATCTCTTCCTGAGACATTACTGGTTGCTCAGGAGTGGATCTATTAGGGCTAATATCTGAATCTGATTCAATAGCCTTTGCAACTATATCTAAGCTAGATTCTCTGACGTTCTCTGGGTCTGACTTAGCATCCAGACCGTTATCTCCTTGGAATATAGTTTTACCATTCTTACGAACTGCAATAGAGTCGTTAGTGATATCTGCTTCATACTTACCATCTGGAGAGCTCCAAGTGTGCTTATATGAGTCGCCGTTAGGTCCACCAAGGTATTCGGTGTTCCAGTCAGCAGTGTAGTCATACTTGGTGTCAGGGTTAGTAGCTCCTTCACGGTTCTGTGACGGTCCTCCAATAACCTTTTTAGCCATTCCACCGTTACGATATGTCATACCGCCACCGCCATCAATAGCTTCAAAGAATACACTAACTTCATCGGAATCGTGACGACTTATCATCTTAATTCTCTTGTTTCCCTTAGCAGTAACTACAGTGTCACCCTTTTGTAGAGTATTAGGATCTACTTCTACAATTTCAGGTCCTGAGCTTTCAACATTCTTTGAAGTAGGTTGATCAGGGCTCTTATCAGACCTAGCTTCTAGCTGGCGTAGGTAATCCTTACGCTTTGACTTGAATTCTTCTGTCTTACCATCTAGCCAATCCAACATTCCAGGATCTAATTCATCCATAGTTCTAGTTGCAGCAACATACATAAGGTTCAATGCTTCTGTAGTAAGAGATCTAGGCATATTGCCCTTCTCGATAGCGTCAGCATCTTTTTGTGGGTTAGGCTTGAACCATGTTCCTGAAAGTTTAACTTGTTTAGCTTCTAGTCCCTTGGCTCGGTGAGCAGTTAGAACTACGCTGTCGACATCTGCACCACTTAGAGCGTCTACAAGAGCGCTTAGTTGCTCAGATCCATTTCCTTGAACAGGAGTGGTCCAGTCCCAAGTCTTACCTGTATCCCATGTGTAGCCCATTGAAGATAAGGTGTCAGAGTTATTCTTAGTTCCATTATTAGGATTCTTAAGCTCAGGTGTCCAAGGCTTAGCGTCTCCAGTATTGTATAGACGGATAACTCCATTTTCAATCTTATAACTTATAAAGTTACCAAGATCACCTTCATCGCCCCAGTCGCCATCCAACGGCTTTTTGAATCCTTGAATACCAATGATTCTTGCACCGTCGACTGTTCGCTTTAGTTCAGCAAATACTGCCTTACCATCGCTGTCTCTTTCTTGCTCCTCTAGGCGAGCTTGAGTCAACTCCATAATGCCTAGCAATCTTCCTACTGCTGGATCAGAATCTTCTTGGTGAAGTTCAAGCATTTGCTTCCAGCTGTCGTAGGAATCTAAGTCCTCATGCGCATTTGATGGGCGGTACTTAGGGTTAGCACCGAAGAATAGCCACTTAGCTGTAGCCAAGAAACTATTCATTTCAGCTTTAAATTCTCTAATAACACCAGCACGTTGACCTCTACCAACCATAGTCATAATTTCTAGTAGAGCATCAGCGTTGGTTGTGGTAAGAATCATGTCTGCATCTGTCATACTTCCAGGAGTTGCAAGACTTGAAGTCTTATTTGGATTTCCGACTAGACGTTCGTCATCCTCGTCCTTAATCTCCAAAACCTGGTTAGCAAAATCAGCAACATCTTGTCCGGCACGGAACATCATGGTTAGAGGTAGGGTTACCATTCTTCTAAACATATTTAGGCTGTTGACGGCTCCACGGAACTGATAGATAGATTGGTGAGGATCTCCAACAACAACAAGTTGTATGCCATTGTTGTGTAGAGTCTCTTGCTCATCCATAAGTCTAAAGAATACTCCGTTAACGTCCTGAGCCTCATCAATCAGAATAATGTCTGGGATTGCACCAAGACCGTGGGCGCTTTCTCCCTTAGAGTTAACTTCTTTTAGATTAGGGTGGCTAAGAGCGAAGTTCTTCATCATATCGTTGAAAGTTACAGGAATCTGACGAACGCTGTCATCGTGCGGCTCTAGTTTTTCTTTCCATATTTTCTGAGCTAGCTCTAGGAAGAATGGGGTATAAGCCTCAGGACCGCCTATTCTTTCTCCAATTGCATCGTCGAAGTGTTTTCTTTCGATCATGTCATCTGCACTAATAGTCCAGTTGTTTAGACCCTTAAGTGTAATTTTTACTGCTAAGAACTTAGAAATTCTTTGTCCATTACTTAGCTCTACTTCGTTTGGAATCTTGAAGTAATCAGCTATGTCCAAAAAGCCATTGATCGGTCTATTTTTTGCATCCGACTGCTTCTTCATAGCAGTAAACTTCTTAGAAAGTTTGCTATTTACAGGAGCTTTGAAAGATACAGAGTCCATAGTTCTAATTTCAGTATTTCCAGGGAACTTAAGTCTGTTTTCATCTGCAATAGCTTTGTTGAAAGCCATAGCAAGAATTCTCTTCTTAGGGAAGTAGTGAAGTATTGCTTTTGCAAGACCGATCAAAGTGGTAGTCTTACCTGTACCGGCTAGAGCCTTGATAACAACTGACCAACCGCGAATACCGGCTTCAATAGCATCTTGTTGCTGTGCAGTGTATTCCTTATCCAAGAATCCAATGTCGTGTCTACCTGTAGCCAGTTCAGCCTTATCCTTGGTATCTGCAGGACGCTCTCTGTTCTGAGATGGATTATTGATCTCGTCTTGAGCAGCTTGTTCTAGCTTTTTAATGGCAGAGTTGATAACACGCTTTTCTGCTGGACTACTAGTAGAACCTAAAGCATCTTGCAAGTTAGTCATAGCATATGAAATCTCAGACAAAACGCTCTGTGAGTTTAGACCTTGACGTAGTTGGCTAGGGCCATCTTTCTTGTTGCGGTCAGGATACATCTTATCCTTGTAAGCCTCAAGTTTCTCCATGTCGTAGTCAAGTGGAATACGGAAATTATCTATTGGCAAGTTGTTTGCAATAGCATAGTCAAGTTCCGCTGCATCCATCTCTCGAACTAGATCACCGATCTCGTTGGAGTTGACGTTAGGTAGAAGATCCCAGATCTCGGCTGCTCTTTCAGCTGAAACTAGACCTCTAGTGTCTAGAAGACGTCTTTCAACGCTCTTTAGCTGCTTAGGGCTTGGAGGCTTGATTCTGTTAATAGGGTCTGGAATAACGTTGCTCTCGGTGATAGGTTGCTCACCGTCGACTACTGGAAGGATAATCGCAGGAGGACCATCTCCCTGAGGGTTTCCATCAGCCGCCCCTCCATTCAAAGCATTGCGTACTTCTTCTTCAAGATCCTTAGGATCAGGTTCCGAGCCCTTAAGTGCTTCTTTAACTGCCATATCAGCTATGAACTTAACAGCACGTTCAATAAAGGCTTCTCTACCTGCAAGGTATTTAGGAAGTTTTGCATCGTAATCTTTATCTGAAGCGTCGAGGTCAAAGACATTGTCTTTAATCAAGTCAGTCCCAGATTTAGCTCTCTGAAGCATCTTGTCTAGAAGCTGAATGTTGATTTCTAGATCCTTAGCAGAGTCGTGCAACTCTTGGAAAGGAATTCCTTCATATCTAGCTAGAGCTTCGATAGCAGTTGAACCGAATGGTCCAAAGGTGTCCATCTTGTAAGGACCGCTAGGGTTAATCTTACTAAATACGTTATAAATGTAGTCAGCTAAACCTAGAGTATCAACCATTCCGGCAGGAGAGTATTCATTTAGCCCTGCTTCTCTAAGAGTTCTGTTTAGAACCTCTAAGTCAAAATCAGCAATATTATGTCCGGCTAGTACAGCATTTGGACCTAGGAATTCTACGGCCTTAGCTATAACCTCGCTTTTACTTGGAAGACTTGCTAGCCATTCTGGAGTAATTCGATTACCTTTGTCATCTCTCAGAGTTGTCATAGCCCAGGAACTTGGGATAGATCCAGGGTTCATGTAAGCTACAAACTTGTCAAGAATTTCTCCGTTTTTAACTTTGTAGATAGCAATCTGGATAGGGTCGTTCTTAACGTGTGGCTGTAGCGGGTCAAAAACTCCAGTAGTTTCGAAGTCTATGAAATGCAGTTCTTTATCTTTAAGGGCATTCTCAACATCGTCAAATGTCTTAGCTCCGGCTACCCAATCTCTTACTACACCCCAGAAAGCCTTAGGCTTAAGTCTTCTTGGACCTCTAGGTCTGTTTGGGTGGTTAGAGTAGTCAATAAGTCCAGGAACTGGATCATCAACAGCTGGAATCTCTGGAGATTCAGCAGGGTTTGGCTCAAATACTTCTGCCGATGTGCTGTGATCTACTTCATCTTCTAGAGATGGGTCATAGTCGTTTTCGTAAGGACCGTTGTGGTAACCGTCTCTTCCAATTACAGATCCAACTTCAGCTGCAAGTCTTTCAAGAGTGTCTACTGTCTTAGGCTTCTTATTCTTAAGACGTCCATAAGTGTGAGCATTGTCTGAATCAGTTAGACCCTTCTTAATGGTCTCTAGACGTTCCATAACCTTAGCAGGCTTGATTACATACTTTCTACGTAGGTCAAGCATACGCTTAAGGTCTCTAATGTCGTCGAGTGCTCCGTCGATAATTCTCTTGCCATCAGCATTAACTAGGTCCCTATTGTTAGCAATAAAAGCTGCTAGACGAGCTAGAGCGTATCGAGATCTGCGGGCAGCATTCTTACGAGCTTGCTTGTCAACAAACTGCTTGACCTCTTCCTCGTCTTTTTGATCAGCGAGAATCTCTTTACGAGCTTCATCGTTTGGCTTGAAATCTTCCCAGCCTTCAGGTGCATTAGGTCTGCCGATAAGATCTACTAAATCTAGATCATTGATTGACTTTCCGCCTTCAACGGCCTTCTTGATTAGAACGCTGTCATAAGCATCTTCACGAGCTTTAAGCTCAGACATGATCTGAGTGCTTACCTCGTACTTGTTCATTCTAGGAACAGACTTAACAATTGCAGCTATCTCTCGATCGCTTGCTAATCCTTTGTCAAAGATACGTTCAATGCTGGCAAGCATCCTGTCAGATGCACCGTCAAAATCTCTAGCAACTAGGCCATACTTGTTCTTAGGCTTGTACTGATCTTTAAAAGGGTGCTCCTTAAAGGTGTAATACCATTCACGGATTTCACGAGCATTCATGTCCTTGTAGTTGTCCATAAACTCTTGGACTAACTCTTCAGGAATATTTCTATCCTCTAAGAATCTTTCGATACCAACCAGTTGCCCATCGCTAGGCCCCATAGCCTCTTGCGGAATATTACTGCGAAGGTATTTAGGGCTTTCAGTTGGCTGATCTGCTAGCCAGTAGTCAGGCTTACCGTTTACAGTGTTCTCGGCTGCTCTAAGTTTTTCTAATTCAGCTATTTCTTCTGGCGTAGGTTCTGGAGCCTGAAGTGGTTTAAAAGGTAGATTATAAGCTCTCTCGTGAAGCTGATCATATTCTGCTCTAGTTAGAGTATTGTTATCGATCTTTTTTCTGATCTCTTCTGCTTCTTCTTTGCTCCAGTTTTTGTTATCTAGAGCCCACTTGAGATAAGACTTTTGTAGCCATGAAGCCAGACCCTTTTCAGGTGAGGTCAGTTCACGGAAGTTCTTTTCAATATACGCTGCAAGATCATTTACTTCTTTTACAGTGTGCTCTTCAGGATTCTTTCTGATCGCTCTAACTTTATCCCAAAGCTCTGGCTCATCTTGAACGTATCTAGAGTTTAGGATTGCAACTAGACGACGGACCTGACCCTCGTTAGGAATGAAATCATCATTGGCTCTATTCTGAGAAGGACCTAGATCTGTATTTTTTGCTTCTTTAGAGTCTACATATTTTCTTAGCCCTGAATGTAGTCTAGATACATAATAAGTATCATCATTAAATTTGTTCGGTTCATTCTCGGAAGCAACATGCATCTCGTAGTATATTTCTGCAACAGCTTTTCGAGTTTTTTCTGCACTTCTACCGTTAGTAATGTCAAAGTCTTTAAACTCTGAATACAAACTGAACCTTTGTAGATTATCTGGAAGTACGAACCAATCCCTAAGAGCCTGTGTAAGAACCTCATTCTCGTCTTCTCCAGGGTAGATAGGGTGTGTCTTGAGAGGACCTATGCGTTTGTCTATAATTTGAACGCTTCTTAGGTTATCTCCAGAATCTACAATTCTTGCAGAAGTATCAGACCTTGCTCCTTTTCCAGACCAGAAACCATTGTCATTGAATTTTGGTGAGGTGAAGTCTCCAGGATAGAAGTCTTGCAGGAACTGTGCAATAATTGCATCAGCTTTCTTGATCATGTCAGAACCTGGGCCGAAGTAATCGTACTGGAAACGTTCTGATGGGTCTAGCTTAGAATACATCTCTCTTTGGTAGTCCGGAACGTTGGCAATGTTAGGGTTAAACAGCGGGTCTAAAGCTTCTAGATATTTAATAGCATGGACCTGGTCTTCAACCTGCTCCCAGTTAAAGAATGGAATCTGAGTGTCCATAGTGAAGTCACCATTGCCGTCACGTTCGGTTAGGGTATACACACCGTCAGACATAATTGGTTGGAATGAAACGTTTCCAGTTCTTTGGTCATACACCAAAACAACATCAGACTGGCCAAATCCATAAGTTACTCGGAATCTACGATCCTTAGATAGGTAAGTGTGATCGCCGATCTTGTTCCAACCTTCTGGCATAGAAGCGTCTGGATTAGATCCATCGTCATACGGCTTATTAGGCTCTCCCTCGTCTTCAGGCTTTTCCCTTCTTTGGCTAGGCTGAGCAGGAATCATAGCCTTAGGCTTTTCTTCTGGAGTTAGATCTTGGTTATCTTTGTCACCAAATCTATCGTCTTCATCTCCAGCAATTTTTTGTACGCCAGCCCAGTCCTGAGCAAAACCAATAGGGCTCTTGGCTCCTTTACCACGCTTTGATGCCCAAACTGTGATTAGTGGCTTACTCATGTCTAGGTTTTCAGTACCATCTGAGCCAACAATTTCTAGAGTATCGCCATATGTTTCTTTAGCCTTGTTTACAAATCCTTCAGAAACTTTCCCTGGCTTATTTACTACAGTAGCTGTGTAGCCGTCTGCAGAGTCATAAACTGAGTCAGAATCAAGTTCATTGTTGTCAAAAACCGAGCTGGTTGGAGTGTATGGACTTTTTACCCAGCCCTCAGGCATTTCTGCAGGAACAAGATCTTTAATGTCAATAATCTGGTTGTCATCAGGAATTGCATTTCCGACTGGAAGACCCTTAACTGCTTCTGCAGGAAGAATAGCGGCAACACCTTCAAAGGCTGCGGCTGGAACTCTATACAGACCATTCTTTAGCCCTGGGATGTCTGTAACTTCAAAATCAATATATCCACCCTTTGTAGAGTAGCCAGCAACTTTACCTGAGACAGCTCTAACATTTCCTCTAGGGAAACGAACGTTTACTTGGCCTCCGCCGCCCATCTCGATCCAGCGACCCTTAGAGTCACGGAGCTGACGCTTGGCACGAAGTGAACGCCAGAAACTAGAGTTCTTTCCTTTAAAAACATTCATTGCTTTGCTGTATGTGCTTTTTACTTTACCCCAAACACCGGCTGTAAGCGGGCTGACGATAATGTCAACTGGAAGACTTCCAGCTGGAAGAGCTAGCAGACGTGTATAAGCGTGTTGGAACTGTACATCCATCGGGTGGGAGCCATAGACAGATGCAACTAGTGAGCGAACTTCTTCGTCTTCAATTCGTGGGTCGGCTGAGTACCAAGCCCCACGGCGAGCACGAAACGTGATTGGATCAAGTGATAGCTCAGCCGTAGAACTTGGGTGGTATTCAGGGAGTAGATCAGTATTACGGTCTTCACCGTTTGGACGTGGACCTTCTGTAGCCAAACTAAGGAAATGCGAAAGTTCACGTAGAACGTTGAAATAACGTACGTCGGTAGTAAGATTTTCTGTCGCAGAAGCAGTGAGTGATCTCAGCGCAACAGTTTCTAATTGCTGTTCGGTGACACGACGAATCTCTTCCACTCTAGCGTTTTGTTCTAGGGTGAAGTTGAATATTAGTTCTGATACCGAAATATCTTCGGGCATCTCGACTGCTAGTTGGTCATCAAACTGCTTAATTAGATTAATTTTCTTACTCACTGGGGAGATCTTTCTTACTATTTAGTCGGTAGAAGGTCAGCGTCTTTACTTTGATACAGTTTAGTAGCTAGTCCGACTGCTCTATCAAAAGGAGGCTCGAACTCGTCGATAGCCCTCTTCCAAACAGCACGCAGTGCTGGAACTACTTCATATCCCAATCCTGAATATTCAGCTAGAGAATAGATTGCGTCTTCTGGACCGTTATATTCCAATTCAGATTTAATAGAGATAGCAAGATCTCTACTAGCAGCAATAGATGCAGTCAAGCCTTGACTAGTGTCTACTGTGCTGCAAGGGTGGCTAGTAGGTAGCAGATCGTTATCCTGCGTGTAACGCGCATTTGATGGACGTTTGTTTTCTACTAAAGACAAGAATGCTTTTACTCTAGCTTCTGCCCAAACGGAGAGTTCAGTGTCTGGCTTACCACTAGCAGTGAAAGCACGAACACCTCGTCTATACACTGCACGCAAAGTTGCAATTGAAACAAGATCGTCTAGATCTTTTCCGGCATTATGTTCCTTAGTCAAACTTGAAAGTTGCTTCTCGGTTTCATTCGAGAAGGTTACTTTCTTAGTTGGATAAGCATCATCATTCTTTGCAGCTGAAACGTAAACAGGAGTTTCAGGCTGATCTACCACATCTTGCGATGCTGTTATAGGTAGGTCAGCCTCAGATTTTCCCAAGTCGCCCTGAGCTGTTGAATCAGCTCCAATGATTGTGCCTAGCTGCCATGCCCACTTGTTGTGCTGGTCATCACGTTCTGCAAGGAAGTTTGCAATACCCTGCTCGTTAAGAGCATTGGCAATCTCAAAAGTAGCCCTGATTACGCTAATAATGTAAGCATTTGCTTGGTAAAGCGAAGCAGACATATCAACTGGATCGGCTGAAACTGGAGTTGCTTGAATTCCTGTAAGAGATACGTAGTCAGTTAGCAAGAATGGTGCGTCAAATCCTAGCTTACGAATATTTTCTGCAAATGGGTCAATTGCATCGTCTGCATCTTCGTAAATCTCAGCGAATTTGTCGTGGAACTGCGGAAAATTAATTCCACGTACGTTCCAGTGATAGCCATGGGCTAGGAATTTGAAGGTTACTGTATCTGACAACAGAACAGCTAGCATCTGAGCAAGATCTTGCTTGCTTGAAGCTCCTTCTGGGTTAATTATCATATCCATTTGAATATTTCCTTAGTTTATTGTTGAGGGGTTGTTGTTGGTTCCGCTAACTGAATTGGAGTAACCTCTTCAGCTGGTGCAGCCGCTTCAGGGGCGGCAGGAGCTGCTTCAGGTGCCCCTGTAGGAGCTTCTGCGCCTGGCTGGACGCCCTGGAGCATCTGTGACACATCCTGAGGCATTGGAGCAACGCTAGAGGCTTGTTGAGCCTCTCTAGCCTTTGCCATCATCTCCGGAGCTACTGCCGAAAGCAAAGCTTCCGTCAATTCTGGGGTAATTACACCCTTTTCGACCAAAAGACGCAATCCAAGCTCTGTTGGGCCCGGTGCATCCTGGTCAGTAAAGCCATGAGCACGTCTCCAAGTGTCGTAAGACACTGCCATCTTGTCAAAACCAGAGTCAGCATCCATTGCGCGGTCATTACGAGTCGCTACAGCACTTGGATCGTACCAAATTACGAGTCTGTCAACGTCTGCAGGGTTGTAACCGTTAGCTAAGAGGTAAGGACGTAGGTAAACAACGGTAAAAGCGTCTGCAATGAGCAACATTAGAGGTTCAATGTGTGCTTTGTAGAGAGATTCATCGATTTGCATCGCATTTGAATACTTTACGTTGGCTAGACCGGTAACAATGTCCTTAGGGACGTCGATTCCTTGCAAAATACGCTCTAAAACACGATCTGAACGCTCTGCAAGGGCTGGATCGAAGCTACGCTCGAACTTGAACTGCTTAATCTTGTCTCCAAGGTCTGCTGGACCACGAATAATCAGTGGAACAACTGCTGAAGCTGAATCTTCGTCACGAATCGGGGTTGTCATCGCGTCAATTAGCTGATCTTCGAACTCATCTTGCAATTCTTCAGGAGTTGGGTCAGAATAAAGGCCGTCAGCATCCTCGTAAGGGTAGTTTGGGTCCGGTGTAGAGGCTACAGAAAGGCCATCTGGTAGGTATAGAGCACCTGCGTTTAGTCGGCTTCTTGCAGTTGCACGGAATGTGCGGTTTAGAAGCAACAATTCAGCGCAAAGATCGAGCATACCCTTCAAACTGGAGTCAGCTTCATCAGAAAAACGTGGGTGAGCTCGCCAAATACGTCCAACAAATGCGTTTGGAGCAAGTTTGATGATGTTTTTGTTAGTAGAAGACATCGCCGAGTTACCCTGATTGTAGTCTCGACGTCCAGCAATCAAATAATTGCCTTTTCCGTCAACGCTAAGTTCGTCTACAGAGCGAATATCCCAAGATTCTGGAACGTTTGAGCCAACACGAGCAGGAGATTGGACTAAATAGCATTCTCCAGCAACTGCAAGGTTCAAAGCAGCGTCGCGAAGAAGACCTGCCTGACCTCCGTAGGCAGAGTCTAGGCGAGCTAGGGCACGTTCTGCAGCAGAAGCTAGGTCGGGGGAGATGTTATCTGCTAGACGTACAGGAGTTGGAGCTTCTGCAGGGTCTTGAATAACGGCTGCGTAAAGGCGAATACGAGAAACAACGCTAGAAACTAGGTTAAAAGCGTACTTGATCTCGCCAATTGCATCGTAATACTCCCAGGCGTCTGATTGCCAGCTAGAAGATGTTGAAGTTCTACGGCTACGGAAGCGTTCTGCTTCACCACGGTCATTAAGCGGTACTTGAACTGCAGCTGCAGTAAGTGGACGTAAGGCTGAATAAGCGGTTGGCTCAACAGGAGTGTAGTTTGGGTTTAGAAAAACTGAGTTAGACGGGAGACCGGTTGGGTTGGTGGTAGTACGCTGATTGGCAGAGGTTGCTCGAATGCCTTGGCGTGGCTTTTGAGGATTTTTATCATCCTGGTTACGGCTAAAGATGCCCAAAATTTTCTCCTGTCATTAGTAGCGGAACGTTGTTATGGTTAAACACGTGCGGCCAATATTCCGACAACTGCAGATAGAGCAAAAGGTAATGCCCCGATCAAAGTTATCGTTGGTACTATTGTATACGAAATTGTGATAGCTGATGCAACCCAAATGCTTGTACACCAGTCGCAGGTAAAGAGGTAGCCTAGCGTTGTGGAAGGCGGAAATTTTTTCCAAATCCATTGTCTAGGGGCGTCAAAAATTACGTCGGTGGTGACTAGTCGCGTCAATCTAAAACTGGCTAGAGCAAGGATGATAAACGTCAAGTATGGATCATTAAGCAATTGGGTCTCGATTCGATGTTAGGGTTTTATATGGATTCCAAGAACGTAGACGTGATCCACAACCGCAGTTGGTGTCTTTCTTGTAGGCAAGCATTTTTCCAGATTCGGTGATAACGTATGAGTCTGTTTCTGGAGTTACTGCCTTTTCAAAGAACGTATAACGTTCGTTGAAAACTATTTGCGGGCCTTCAGGGGCATCTGCTGCAATGGTGATGCTAGTGTCGGTAACAATGACTCGGGCAGTCTGAATGTAGTAGCTTCCGAGAGAGTTCGGATAGGAAACTAAGGTGTGGACGTCGGTGATAGCGTTTGCCGGAACTAAAGCAACGTGAGCTGGGAAAACGTCGTGAAGTATTTGCATGTCACAATCCTAGCTTAGAAACTCGTTTTGCGATTGCACGGTGAGTAACTCCAGCTGCACGAGCAATGTCGGCAATAGAGACGTCGATGGAACGTAGATCGCGGATGATCTGGTTCATAAGGGCGTTTGCAATAGCAGGTTTAGATCCGCTTGGAGTACGGGCTCGATACTGTTGGGCAACGGGGGCTAGTTGGCGTAGCTGCTCAGCGGTGATCGGAGGAACTCCGGGAGAAACGGGAGTCAGACGTTGGTAACCGTTTTTAGGGGTCTTGTGAGTAGGATTTGGAATGGGGACGTCGATCTGGTTGAACGTGTCGTTCTGATCAACCCAAGCCTTGATGGTCGAGCGACCCTTTGGGGGCGTGAAGGCATTCCCAATAGCCGAAAGAGTCCAGCCGGCGTGATAGAGCTGGTGGACTCTGGAAAGTAGTCGACGTCGGTCCAGTTTGTTGAGGAGGTCGACTTCGGATTGGGGGAGAGGAAGATCTCTTGCTAAACGTCTAGTCATGGATCTAGTGTATCATCTTTTCGTCCTAAGTTTACGTACTTTATTTAAAAATGATACCTTAACTTTTTTTGACTTTGGCCTGCGATCCGCCAATGGGTATATTTCGGCTTGTCCAAATTTGTTTCCAGCTTCGAACAAGTGTTCGAAAGTTTGTATCGAATTTCGAACAAGTGTTCGAGAATAGTTGTTATCAATTTGTAATAAAAAATTGGTGTTTCAATTTGCTATCTGCCTAAAAATTGGTATTGTTGTATTAGTTAGGTAATTGCCTAATGTCCAAAAAAATGAAAGGCTCCAAAATGTTCTCTACTAAGTCTAAGAACTCAGTTTCACCTATCACTTGCTCAGTTGCTAACTGCCTAGACAACAGGTTTATCTCAGGCTTGTGTTTCACTCACTACTCAGGCAACCTAACCCCTGCCAACTCTCAGTTTAAGTGTGGAATGTCTGCCTGTGAGCGTTCTAAGGTGTCTGTCGAAGCTTTTTGCGACAGGCACTTGGAACAGGGTGTCCCTGCCTGTTTCGATTGCTGTTCTGGCGCTGTGCCTTGTGCCTGTGATTAGGCAACAAGCCTAACCAACAAGCCTAAACCCTGTCTAGCAATAGGCAGGGTTTAGTTTTACCCTGTGAGCCTGAGCCTGTGCCTGTGCCTGAGCCTGTGCCTGTGAGCCTGTGCCTGTGAGCCTGTGCCTGTGAGCCTGAGCCTGAGCCTGAGCCTGAGCCTGTCTAAGCCTGAGCCTGTCTAAGCCTGAGCCTGAGCCTGTCCGCATAAGCCCTAACCGCATAAGCCCTAACCGCATAAGCCCTAACCGCATAAGCCCTAACCGCATAAGCCCTAACCGCATAAGCCCTAACCCTGTTTAGCCTGTGAGCCTGAGCCTAACCCTGTCTAAGCCTGAGCCTGAGCCTGTGCCTATCTGCCTAAGCCTGTCTAATTCGGCATTAGGTTCGGCAGTTTGGATCGAATAGCTTTACTAAATTGTTATCAAATAAACTTGACTTACTAACCGCATAGCCCTAATGTTGATAGTAGTTAGGTAATTGCCTAATGTCCAAAAAAATGAAAGGCTCCAAATGTTTATCAGTCAAATAAATATCTACTCATTCAACAACCAAGTCAAGACTTGCGACACTCTTGGCTGTGCCAACCTTGCTAAGGCTATCTTATGGGAAGATTATTTAGACCCTGAGCCTAAGCAGTTAGCCTGTGAGCAGTGTGAGGCTCAGGCTAGGGAAACTCAGGAATTCCCTAAGACACGCTAGGGAACTAAGTCTAAGCCCTGCCTAGTAATAGGCAGGGTTTATTCTTTACCCTGTGAGCCTAGCCCTGTTCTGCCTAGCCCTGTTCTGCCTAGCCCTGTTCTGCCTAGCCCTGCCTAGTTAGTTCGGCATTAGGTTCGGTATTGGCGGCTAGCTTCTGTTATCAAATTGTTATCAAATAAACTTGACTTATTGCCTTATAGGGACTAAGTTAGTAAGTAGTTAGGTAAGTTGCCTAACTATCCAAAAATGAAAAGGAATAAAAATGAAAATCTATTCACTAACAATTACTACTGCTGATGGCGTTGCCCCTGTCTATGAAGTTCATAGTTGGGAGAAGGCTCAGGAAATTATCAAGGCAACTCAGGAACTAACCAATGAACTCTTTACTTGGGAACTATTTGGTAATGCTCAGGGGACTAATGATGCTGAGGAAGTTTCCTATTTAGAGGCTCAGGCAGAGGAACGCTTAGGACTTAGATAAGTCTAAATAAATAGATAGCCCCCCTAGCAATAGGGGGGTTATTCTTTACCCTGCCCTGCCCTGCCCTGCCTTAGTTGCGAGATCCAAATTCTAGGTTGTTATCTAAATGTTATGAAACACGCTTGACAGGCTCACCGCATTAGATTAGTCTGGACTTAGTTAGGTAAAGTGCCTAACTAAATAAATGATAAGGACTAAAAAATGAGCAGAGAAGTTAGAACCTCAGTTGTAGTAGTTAGAAGATTACTAGCAGGGATAGTTATCACCCCTGTTATAGCAATTGCCTATGTCTTAGGCTATGGGTTACTAGTAGCCTATGGAGCAGGGCAGTCATCAACTATGAATGAAATAATTAGCAACGGCTTGCTATTCGGTGGAATGTTTAGCCTAGTGTTTGCCTTAGCTCCAATACTAGATAAGTAAGCGTTGGGTTAGTCCCCTTGCTAATAGGCAGGGGGACTAATCTCTCCCCCAAAAGTCTAAGGTTTTACTTTCATTTATCCTTAGACACTAAGCCCCTTAGCCTTACTAGGCTAGGGGGTTTAGTTTATCTAAGCCTAAAGATTGATCGGCTAGTCTTGCTGCCTGTGTCTATCTTTCGGCTTCCCATAGAACGGGCAGTAATCTTTCCACCTGTAAAGCCTGAAGGAGGTTTGATAAGTAGAGCAGTCATAGCATGGACCAATGCGTCAACTCTGTCTGGCGACTTGCCTTCGCCTGGAATCCAAGAATACATTTGAGACTCTAAGTCTGCCAAGAAGCCAACGTGATGGACACGACCTTGCTCGTAGGCAAGAGTAACAGGCTCAGCTCGAAGAGCCTTACCGTATTTACTATGAACCTCAAGAACTACAATGTTCGGGTCGATAGTGTGAATAGCATTCTTCACTAATGCTCCACCTTGGTTTACCTCAGCAACAACAGGGCAGCCCCACTTACGAGCCATCTCAACGACTTTCTCAGCCCAAACAGTTGGAGAGCCAAGAACGCTAGCGTCCTCAAGCACCCAAGCCTGACGCTTATAAAGATCTCTTTCAGAAGTAGAGGCACATACAACAATGCCGCATTCATCTCTAGGATTCTCAGCAACGCTAGGGTCTACTCCAATAACTCTAAGTGGAGTTCCAAGAGGCATACCGGACTGTCTACCTAGATCAATAACTTCAGAAGTCCAAAGTGCACCTTCGACATCGTCAAGCATCTCTCCATAGATTTCCTGCTGAGCTAAACGAGTACCCGCATAGACTCCTGTAATAGCATCAAGATAAGCACCGGATAGGTTACCTGAATTGTCAAGAGTAGAACCACGAGTAATCACAACACGACCGGTCTTAGCTTCTTCGATAAGCTTATAAAGCAAAGGTACACGCTTAGGTGTAGTAGTGACCATGATCTTAGGATTAGATCCAAGACGAGTACCAACACGAAGGTTGTCAAAGGCAGTCATACCTGCAGCATCAGGAGTCTGTCTCCAGGCTGCAATCTCGTCACCCCAGGAATGAGTAAACTGAGGACCACGAAGTGAGTCAGGTTCATCAGCAGTGAAACAAGTAGCCGTATTGCCATTAGGCCAAGTTAGTCTTCGCTTAGATGGCTCATACAATGGCCTCTCGCTAGGTGGAGTGACATTCATAATGCCAGACTCACCTTCAACGATAACGTCACGTACGTCAGCTGCAGTACGAGCAACCAGAGCAAAGCGTCTCTGCCCTGTAGTTGTGTACTTAGCTTCTTCACGAACCCACTCAGCAGCAGTTCTAGTCTTACCAGCACCACGACCGGCTATATAAGCCCAGATGTTCCAGTCACCTTCAGGTGCTTGCTGCTCTGGCCTACCCCAGACTGACCAGTCCCACATGAGTGAGTCTGCATCCATACCGGATAGCACTTTAGCCTGTTCTTCAGGTGGAAGCATTGCGATCTGCTCCATGATACTTTTAGCCATTTAGTCTCCTACATCCATGATAGTAGAAACGGCCCCGCATTAGCAGGACCGCCTCTAAGGTGTGCAGCTTAAGCAAGCACTACGTTTACGTTTGGATCGCCATCAAACAATGCAGTAAAGGTCTCCGCATTCATAAGGCCATCGCCTACAATGCCATTATTAGATTGAAACACAGCTACCGCTTGCTTAGTTAGATCTCCATAGTAACCGGCTTTGACTAAGCCATCTTGCAATAGCTCTAGCTCGATCAGCCTACGCTGAACGTGATACACGGTTAGTGATCTACGGTTTGCATCATTCTTGTAGACGCATGAAGATAGGATTACATCATCAACTACGCCAGTTCCAACTACAGCTGGGCCAGCTGGTGTAGGTAGATAGTTCTCGATGTCCTCTCTAGTTACTGCAACTGGAACAGCATACTTGAGATCTTCAACTGAATCTACAGTAGGTTCTACTACCGCTTCTTCAACTACGGATTCAGTAATAGTTTCAACTACAGGTTCTTCGACAACAGCTTCGACTGTAGGCTCTACCGCATCTTCAACTACTACTTCTTCGACAGCAGCTGGCTCTTCAACCACTGCTACGACTTCTTCAATGACGGCTTCTTGAGCCGCATCTGTTTTCTTCTCTGCCATAAGGCCTCCTTTGTAAGATTAGATCTTTATTATACCCGCTGAGCGAGTAGGGCCATCGAGATCGAAGTTAGTCCAAATACAATTGGGAGTACTGGAGATCCGACACTTGCTACCGCAAGCACAATAGCGACTACCGCAAGTACTACAGATGCAACTGAAGGCCAAACGATGTCTCTAAGTTTAATGAACCAGCCCGGCATTACTTGACCGCCTTCTTCTTAGGTGTTGAAACTATTGGACCGTATGAGTCTTCTAGCTTAGGTGCAACTACGCCAAGCAAAGGCTGAACCTTCTTGCCTTTCGGCTTCTTACTACCGCAAGCACAATTGCCACCGCAAGCACATTTTGGCACCTCGATAGTAATGTTTACAGTTTTGATCTTCTTATTCCGAGTGCGATATACAAAGCTGTATAGCACTGCAGATACAAAGCCTACGGCTAATGCCAGTAGACCTAGGTTAATAAATATTTCCATGTCACTCCTCGATGTCAGATATAAAGTCGGCATTGTCTACCGTTCTATTGATTGTAAGACTAACAATTGCTAGCCCAAGTAGAGCGATTGAACCCACCACAGCTATGGTAATAGTTACGGCAATGGCTAATGCATATATGGGATCCATCGATCATCCTCTCGTATGTACTAATTCTATAGTGTGTTCAAAAATGTGAGAAGGCCCCCGGCATTACACCGAAGGCCTTCCCTAGAATCTAAGCAGCTTATAGCCGTTCCACCTTAGTTCTTCTGCTGCCTGATAACACGAACAAAGCGGATCTGACTGTGTTTGTAGTTAGATAACGGTTCAATGATAGTTGTACCGTATGCGTAGTTAGCGTTAACTATTTTATTGTTGCCAATATAGATGGCAGCATGATAGAAGTTGGTGCTACCGTTGTATGCAAACACAACGATATCTCCAACGTTAGGGTTAGATACTCGGCTACCAAGATGACCTTGTTTATTAGCAGAGTGAGGAAGAGTTATACCGAACTGTTTATAAGTCCAGCGAACCATTCCGGAACAGTCCCATCCTCTGGTTGACGAGCCAGAGAAAACATATGATGTCTTCCCGACGCGTGTCTTCAGATACCTAACAATCAGATTCATTCGTGCATAATTTCTAACCTCTTTAAAGTTAGATGTTTTTTGCATTAGCTTTAACTGACTGACAGGTAGCGGCTGTGTTTCTACGACAACCACCGGTGTTTCTGTTGTTTTCGCTACTGGATATTTGGATGCTATAGCTGCAGAGGCTGAGCATCCGGCAATGGTTAATACCACCGCTATTAGTAATGTTGCGAACTTTCTCATTGGCGACCTACCTTTCCTGATTTTTGAGGTGAGTTAGTACTCGGTCGTTATTGGTTGGGTTCTCCCATAACCGTTTGTCTTTAAACGGTATTTTTAGATTGTAGCACTGTTAATAGCTACTCTTGATCGTTTACTTCAGATTCTGAAGCAATCATCACAAGCTTTACAAACTTTATCACATCGGCATCATTAATTTGCTTTTGATGTAAAAAGTATTCATACTGCAGATCAAGACTTTCTTCTATGGTTAGCTCTTTAGGGTCAAGAGTTCCATTCTTATATTCTTGATAAGCGGCGTTAAGTTTCGGGCTCGGTATTTCCATAGCACACTCCAATCTCAATACATTTTACCTTATACCGAATAGAGGTAATCCCCCAGGGCGAACACGCCCCAGGGGAGTAACTTAGATTTATATAATCTACCGCATTAAACCAGGTACTCCAGGCTAATCTTTCCTGGTAGAAACAATAGCCCAGGCCAGGGAGATCAAAGATAGGCTGGCAAAAATCCAGGTACCAACTTGCCACCTGGCGTACATAGCCAGGGTTTCGGCATTGTCATCAAAGAAAACATATTGCTCTAGATAAAGCCTGGATATCTGTGTTGAAAGAATTCCGGCAATAGCTAGTAGTAAAGCAATTGCAGCTCTTGTAATAAATTTTTTCATTTTATACCTTCCGTATAACTAAATAAAGTTGCTTAATAATCTAAGCATATAATAACTAACCTAACCGGCTTTAATCTAAACCTAGTGTGTCCGGCTTGACCTGGTTAATTATTTAGATCCTGGTTCCTGGTTTATTATCCGTATCTAGCTCCTGGCTCCTGGCTCCTGGCTAGCTCGCCCTGGCAGTCCTGGCCAGAATAGAAATAATCCCCCCCCCCCCGGCTCTCACCAGGGGGACATCTCTTAGCTGTCTAGCCGAATACGATTTCACCAAACATCGCAACCTGGACAATAACATCGGTATCAGTAGCGTCATAATCAACGTCTGCCGGGTCGCTAATGATAGCCTGGCAAACTGACTTGGTGGCCGGGTTCACGCTTACTTCACCGGTTGCTAGCTTCCTGGTAGCGTCTAGTAAATCCTGGTAAGAAATTGTTTTGCTCACAACACCGGCAGTTTCATCAACGCAGTCCGGTAATAAAGTAATCTGGTAAGTGTGCTTTTCTGTGTCGTGGTGCGCTGTGTCTGCCCAGTAGTCAATAGACATACCGGCGTCATCAGCTATCATTCCAAACAATTCAATTTGTTCCTGGTTCATTTTTTTCTTTCTGCCAGGGGGTTTTACCTGGCTAATAAAAATCTACCAGTTCCACCTGGGAATAGTCAAATCTTTTCCTGGCGTGTCTAATAATTTATCCTGGCAAGCTTGTCCCTGGATTTTAGATCCTGGCACCAGGTCGCACCTGGTAAAGATAAATCCCCCGGTATCTCTACCAGGGGACTTATCGGCAACCAGGCTAATCTAGTATTCCGGTGTCCTGGTCGCTGTGGTCGCAAGTCCAAGCCCAGTCAGTCCTGGTTATCTTGGTTCTGTCCCAGTGTTCGTTCTCATAACATCTACCGCAGATTTCGCATTGAGTAAAAGTTTCTCCATTAGAAAGTCTTACTAGGGTTGATGTTGTCTGTAAGTAAAACATTTTTTCTCATTTCCGCTAGGTGATTTTTCCTAACTAATAAAATCTTATCGGTTCCAGCTGGGAATAGTCAAACATTTTCTTTATTTAGTTTTGGCGTGTTGATAAACCAGATCTGGATTATCCCCCCCCCCCTAATCTATCTTGGGATAGTAAGGGGTTGGGTCGTAGCAGTTCTCACAATAACCAGTGTAAGAATTTACGGTGTAGCGTTCAGCGTCAATTAGGGGATTAGTGTCCGTAATAAGTTCGGAACAGCCTGGGCAAGTTTCCTGTGTTGCTGGCAGTCCAACAATTTTAGCAACCTTGTTGATGTCTAGAAAGTTTTCCATTTTTCTCATTTCCGTTAGGCAACTTACCTAACTAATAATAAAACTCTACCACCACCAATTTTATTCCGTCAAGTATCTAACTAATTTATTTTGGCGTGTCTAGATAGAACTAAACCCCTGCCTGAGCTTCGGCAAGGGTTCAGTTTTACGATCTCTATAAGGCTCGTAAGGCTTCTATAAGGCTGGAATACTCTCCGTATAGACTGATAGTTTCTATGCCCCTATCGGTAACTAACCTAATGGTGAATACCTTAGTCTCCTGCTGGTAATCCCACTCGCTAGTTACAAACTTTAGACCCTGTTCAGTTTCTTTCAGGCTTGACCAAAAAATAGTTGATTTGAAAAACTCCAGTGTTGATTTAGAAAACCACTCTTTATTATCGGCAATAATCTTTTGCCAGACTGGACTTGACTTGGTTGCTTGTAGTTTCATTTTTCTACTTTCTTTATTTTTATTAGGCGATTACCTAACTACTAAAATCCTAGATCACTTATCGGCATTTAGTCAAGATTATCTAGGCGTGTTCAGCAGTAAAAAACCCCTAGCGTTTCGGCTAAGGGCTTTCTACTCGCAGGGCTTACTCGTCTTTAGTCAAGTCCAACACAGGCTCGGCAGACATATCCTCTGTCCAAACTATCTCAATGTCGGGGTGACTATCAATGTAGTCAGGTTCAGGATAGCCAATGAAATCATCACCAATAATGTCGTTATCTTCCCTAACCTGATCCATAGCATCATCTTCATTATCGGCACTAATAACACCAGAGAACTCAATGTTTCTAAGTTCGCTGTCCTTTTCGTATCCGTATGGATAAATCTGTATCCACCAGAATACCTTGTAATCTTGCTTGCTCATTTTTACTCCGTAACTGCTAGGCAACTTACCTAACTACTCCAACTTTAGCATCTCCGTATGGAAATAATCAAGCGTGTCGCAATTTATTTTTAGTCCCAATTTCCTTCTTGGACTTCGGCTGCCAAAATGTTTAGCAGTTCCAAAACAAAGTTCTCAACTCTGCCATCTATCTCACCGGCAATTTTTTCCCACTGATTATCGGTGATCGTAATTCCATCATCAAGGTTGCTCTCAAAGTTTTCTTTATCAAGCCCAATGTTGTCTAATGCTTTTTTCATTTTTATCTCCGTATCTGTTAGGCGATTTACCTAACTAATACAACTTTAGCATTTCCAAATGGAAATAAGCAAGCGTGTCGGCATTTATTTTTTGGATCTCTAGAAATCTCTCTAAGACTTCTTTACCCTGACCATACGCTTTAGTCTTAGGTTCGGCTCAAAGGGGATTAGACCGGCAAACATAGCCCTATAAAGTAAGTCATAGGTTCTAAGTCTGTCTAGTCTGTCCAGCTCAACAACTCGTTCTGGTGTGAATTTAGTTCTTTTCATTTTGTCTCCTTTGTAGTTAGTCATTACATAAATAATAACTTCTAATCGGCATAAAAAATTCCCGATCTCTAAAAAATAAATGAACCTTTTAGACACTTGTTCAGGTGTGTTCGGCAGAGGGGAAATGAAAGAAACCCTCTACCAAGTCTATTTACGCCTATTACGCTTTCCAATAAATCTAGGAAGCTCGGCAACTGCTAATAGTGTATCAACAAATAGTATCAGGAACGCCAGACTAAGACCTATTTCTAATGCTCGGTGATTATGCTCAACTATAATCCCCCAATAAACACCGCAACCAGCAGACCATAGACCTAGCAACAACAAAAATGTTTTCATAACTTCACAGCAACTTTCTATTAGTTTTTTAGTTGAGCCTTTTTAGAACTTGCTCAGGTTCGGCACTTACTTTACTTTCTCGCCAATTGCGATCAGTAGTTCAGTTGGAGAAACTTCCAGCTCACGACACAACACAGCCAAAGTATTTGACGGAATGTGTCGTTGATTATGAAAGTATCGGCTAAGGCTAGACTTTTGTAAGCCTGTTGCGATAGCGAATTGGTTTAGAGATTTGTATCCCTGTTGCTCATAGCGAGCAACAAACCAAGTCCAAGTATCAACTTTTTTTCCCATTTTCTCACCTCTTTTCGTCTTGATGTATTTAGTTTAGTTGCTGTATGGAAACTTTGTCAAGTTTATTTTCTAGCGTTTCTAATTTTTCTTGCTGTGCTGTCAAGCTTGTTCGCATACCAACTAAGTCGGTGTCCTGTGGTCATTAGCACTTTACTAATTCCCCTAAGTAATCTCGCAACTTTATTTAGCATTTTTAGATCTTTCTTTTTCGGTGTTCTTACACAATACAGCATAGCGTTCAGCTCGCCAATTTTTACACTCTTGGCACTCTTGTTTATGTGTGTTTTCACCAATGTATTTTACTTCGGTGAGTTTGCCACAAGACCAACAAGCGATCTTAGATTTTCTATCTTTCACTTTTGCCTTTCCAAAGATTTAGGTTGAGCCTTTTAGACACTTGCTCGGGTGTTGTTGCTAGTTAGTGCTGTTCACATCCACAGCAGTTATCGCAAGCAATAGGGTTGCTGTTTGCGCAAACACAGAATACATCTAGTTCTGTTTCGCATTTAGGGCAAAGTGCTATCTGTCCTGTTGTAGTTCTGATAAACTCGTCCATTTAGTCATCACCAAAACTGACGCTGTTGTTCTTGCCACACTCGGCACACTCAACATCAACATCTCCCGACCTGCCACCAACGACAACTTCGGTTTCATTCTCAACTTCACACTCGGCACACTCAAAGCTAACGCTAATCTCTCGCTCGTTATCCCAAGGGGTAGATAGTTTCCAGCCATCATAGCCACCACCAATGTCGTATCCACTCATTTTTATCTCCGTATTCTGTTAGGTCGTTTGCCTAACTACTTCCAGATTACTCTCTCCGTATGGAAATAGTCAAGTATTTAGATTATTTATTTTTTGGCGTGTCGCAAGTTTCACCAGATCGTCTTTTTTCGGGTAAAGCTAAACCCCCTAACCATTTAGGCTAAGGGGTTCGGCTTACTTCCCTAGATACTCATAACTCCGTAAGTTCCAATGATTAGGGCTAGAACAATGGCATAAGGTCCTAGTGGAACGCTAGTTCCAGCATTAGCCTTACGAATAAATACCTGATAGAAAATTGCGATACTACCGGTAATGAGCGTTGCGATTACCAATACCAACGGCAACCACCAGACGAACCAGCCGATTACTAGGGAACTACCAAAGAATAGTTTGATGTCCCCCATACCGATAAAGTCAAAGTAGTTAGCAAACATACCTAAGATACCGATACCGAACGCAACTGCCAGAGCTAGTCCTAATCTCCACCACTCTCCACCAGCGAAACTAGCACCAATGTCGGTAACCAGACCCATAGCAACAAAAGGGAGAACAATTTTGTTCGGTAGTCGGTGTTCTCTAATGTCTATGGTGATTAGGGGGATAGCAACAACAGCCAGATAAACCAATGGCATTACTGCGATAAGTGTTATGTTCATTTGAGTTCCTTACTCTCATTTAGGTTAGGCGATTACCTAACTACTCTCAACTTTACTAAACCTATTCGGGAATAGTCAAGCTTATTCAGCGTGTTTCTCAACCCGATAAACCAGAATTACATACTCATCAGCGAAAGTTGCTATGTTCTCGGTGAAACTCCACTTACTAGCTTTATCAAGATCTAACCACGATAGTTTCCCTGCCTTGTCTTTCAGGGCAACGCTATTGGTTTGTAGTTTCCCGATAGTTCTAACCTGATTTAGAAACTTGTGGTTCATCTCGGCACCTGTTTTGGTGTTTAGGTATTTGATGATAGTTAGTGTGGTGTCTGGTTGAGCCAATACTCTTTTGAATTCGGCAAGTGTTTTCATTTGGTTCTCCTCTTTTGGTTGTGTTCTAACTTTACCAGCTTGGCTAGTCTAAGCCAAACTCTTTTCTAAACTTAGCAATTTCTAATCTAGTTTCGGCAATTATCTCGCCTAGTTGATTAGATTTTATTGTTGCCTGTTCTAGCTGTGCTAGCAAGTTGTCTAGAAACGCTAGGTCTTTATTTGGTGTTGTTTTTACTTGCTCGGTAATACCTTCCAATAAAGATAACAACCCTGCTCGTCTAGATTTTAGATCTAGTAATTTTTCTTTTAGTTGTTCTAATTGCTCGTCCATTTTTCTTTCCCTTGTTAGTGATAAAGGTGATAACCCTTATGGATTACCACCCTTATCGGTGTAGTTCTAACTTACCTTATCGGCATACGCTAACGCAAACTGATTAGCTGTGTAAGTCTGTCCGTCATACTCAACTGAACCTGTATCGGCATTTAGGATAACGACCGGATTATCGTCCCAAGTGTCGCTAGGTTCAGCGTTAGTTGCTCTAATGCCAAAACTTAGGTGTCCTGTATAACCACCTAGAATTACAGCGTATTCATAGAATACCTGTGCTGTTAGATAATTGGCATCTCCAATTCTGTCGGTTCTCTCTAATACCTTGGCAACTGCTTTGGCGTTATCTGTTCCTGACCAATGCCCATAAAGTTCTATCGGTGAACTAAAGCTCTGGCTTGTGATGTGGATAGTTGCTCTATCGCCCATTTTTGTTTCTCCTTTTTCGGTGGTTTATTTTTTTTGGTGCTAACTAATCTAACCACAACTGCCTAAGATTAGTCAAGATTATTTCTCGGTGTGTTCCCTAAATAAAAATAAGCCTTTTATACACTTGCTTAGGTGTGGAGCAAGGGAGAAATGAGAAAAACCCTTGCTCGTTGGCAGTAGTGTTAGGGGGGACTAACTGCCAAGCTTGTTTTTAGTCTGGTGTCGGGTCATAGCAATTATCGCAATAACCGATTTTGTCGCTTACAGCATAGCGTTCAGCGTCTATGAGTGGATTATTCTCGTCTATCTCGGCAAGACAACCCTGACAGATTTCATTTTCGTTGATCAGCATTTCTAACTTTTGTAAAGCTTCATCAGCGTTGATTTCCTTAGTAGCGTAGAAATCATAAATACGCTTTATGGTCTTTTGTTCGGTTTCATTTAGTTCCACTTTTTACTCCTTGTTTTTCGGTGGTAGTTCCACTTTACTAAACTTGATTATTTTTTGTCAAGTTCTTTTTTACAATCTACACAAACATAAATAGCGTGTTCGGTAGTCGGGTCAAACTCTATCCCTGAACTATCGGTAAAAGCTTTTCTTTCACTTGCTAATCCGTTTCCACAACTCTCGCAAGTGAATACATTTTCGCCATTACAACACTTACACTTAGTCATTTTTTGTCCAAGGGCTGTGATTACACTCGCAATGTGGTTTCACCCATTCCCTAGCAATACCGGCAGGGTCGTTGAAACAAGTATCATCTATGTCATCTTGGAAACAACGGAGCATAAAGTCGGTGGTCTTTCCACACACTCCACAACAATACTCAACAACTTCAAGCTTGTGTCCTATGTGGTTGCTTAGGTAGTCATTGAAATAGAAACTTTTTGGATCACTAAAATCGCCTTTCGGCTTTTCCTGTTCGGTCATTTTTTCTTTGCTTTCCTGATAGTTAGTTTTACTTCCACGCTGTAAAAGCGTTCTACAACTTCTCTGGCTGTTTCCCAATAGCCTAGGTCTATGCCTGTTTCCTTGTGTGCCTGAACTAACTCGTCTGCTAGGCGTTGTAGTAGTTCATCATTGTTTAGGTGTTTTACATACTTGGTCATTTTTCTACTTTCATTTTCGGTGGTATCTCTACATTACCACTTCTCTCGGTAAAAAGTAAATCCCCTAATCCAAACTCTCGGTGTGGTTTATTAGGGGATAACTACTTCTTGTTAGACAAGCTTGATGTATTCGTATTCCGTAGTTCTTAGGCACTCTTGGAACGCCAACGGAAACTTCTCTTTCATCAGGGTTCGGTCAAAACTAGTGTTTTTACCACTTGCCATAATAAACGATCCCTGTCCAGCAACAACTCCACGCTTGGCACCATTTAGAGCCTGTGCCAAGATTTCGTTAGCCTGTGCTTTCTGCTTTTCCAAGTCTGCCATTTGTTCCTTTATGGCTTTTAGTAAAGCGTAAGCTTCTTTTGCTTTCTTGCTTGTGATTTTTACTTCTTGTGGTTCTTGTGGTTCTTGATTTTCCATTTATTTACTTCCTTAGTTCTGTGCCGATTTTGGCTATTGGAACTTCCAATACTTCTAACTTAGTCTTTTGTCTAATCTAAGTCAAGTTTATTTTCATTTATTTTTTGGCGTGTCTAACTATTCTCTAAATAGCTTTGATACTGCTCTGTTCTCTCTATTACCCTGATCAGTTTTTTATTATTGGTTAGGGTAGCGAAATCCATTAGACACTCGGCTCGGTTGTAATACCTGATAGTTTTTATCCACTCTCCCCCTAGTGTTCGGTAAGTCAAGCTTGCTTTTATCTCTGCTCCATACTCGGCAGAATAGGTAAGTTCTAACTTTGTCTTAGCGTTCTCTACTTTCCAGATCGCTATTCTTGATACTTCGTAATCCACTTTCACTTGGTTTCCCCTTTTTTCATCTCGGCTTTTTCTAGTCTAGTAGCCGATACTAAAACCTGAATTTTGTTTCCGTCTGCCAAGCTTAGTCCTAAGCAGTTTCCGTTAGTATCAGTTCCACCGGTGATGATTACATTACCAGCGATTATGTCCGTAGCTCCAAAATAAAAGTTCCAAATAGCAGTTGCTCTGTGGTTGTAAGGCAGTTTGTCTAATTTGCCTTCCTCGTTTATCCACATAGTCATAGTTGGCGATAATCTAACGATCTCTAAATAACCGCCAACGACTTCCTTGATAACTTCGTATTCGGTTTCGGCAGTAAAGCTCACAACCTCAATGTCCCCTGCTGTCTTGATAACTAGGGCTTGCTTTTGTTCTCCCATTTTTTTCTCCTTAGTTTCGGGATAGTTCTATTGTTCCTTATCGGTATCGGTAAGTCAAGCGTGTCGGCAAAAAAAATTCGCCAAGTTTTTAGTTTGGCGAATTCTTTTCTGTCCCTAAACTTCTAGGGTCAAATCTTCTCGGTCTGGTTCAGGGTCTAGTCTGCTAGGAATAGTTCTCTCAAACTTACTCGTTCCCCAATTTAGATCGTGTCCAATGGCGTCAGCTTCAATTTCAACGCTAGTTCCTGCTCTATCGCCATTATCCCAATCTCTAACTCTGACACTTCCAATGACGATAACTCTATCGCCTTTGCCAACACTCGCACTTGTGGTAGTTGCTAAACTTTTGAACCCTGTGATAGTGAACCAATTTGTATTTCCATCAACCCATCTACCTTTTGCTCGGTCATAAGTTCTACTGCTAGACGCTAGACGGAAACTAACAATGTCTAGTCCGTCTGCTGTTACTAGGTGTCTTGGTGTTGTTGCTACTAATCCAGCAACACTTATTTTTTGTTCCATTTTGCTCCTAATTGGTTGTTGTTTTGGTAAGCAGTTTAGACACTTGCTTAGGTGTTCAGGCGTAAGCCTATGGTCTTAGTGTAGTGGTTTCACTAGCAAATTTCAAATCCACCACTATCGGCTAGAAACTCGGCAAACTCTTTTATGTCATCAAGCTCCAAATCGTAGTTAGTTTCCCAACTATCTTTCTTGCCCTCGCCATTACAGCCATTACACCAACCCTGTTCTCTACCTAGCAAAATAGCCATTTCGGGTTCTAGCTTTTGTTCAGGCATACCATTTTCCACGCCAACCTTATCGGTTCTAATACCTGTTTCTTTACAGAGTTCGCAAGTTTCTCTCGGCAAGATAGAAAGGTGAATGTTCCTTGCTGTTATGTAAGTTTTTGCTGTTCCGTCTGCTAGATCGGCTTTTATTCTTTTAGCTAGTTCTAATGAACCTGTATCGTCTAAGCCATCACCATCGTTGTAGTGTCCTGAAACATCACCAACTAAGTCCTCGTATCTATCTACGCAATAGTCCCATAGTGGTCTCCAACCCCATACATTTCTACGGAAGTAAGTTCCCTTTTCGCTTTTTGGATTTTTTCCATAAACATCCATACCCATTTTTGTTTTCCTTTCATTCGGGTTATGTTTCCAAATTAGCAGATAACCAAGAATAAATCAAATTTCTTTACAAAGTTTTTGATGGATTTTCCAAAACAAGCTATCAACTCCACGCCACCACCAGAAGTAATACCACCGATTAGCGTGAGCATACATTTTACAAACTAGGGGTCTGCCCTTACAGGTTTCGCAATTGATCACTTATCAAGCTCTATCTTGTAGTGGTTCGGCACTAGGTCATTTAGGTCAAACATAAACTCTAAGCTGTCGTATTGGTCTAGGTTTTCGTCAAGCCATTCCTCAAAATCCGGTGTGTATTTTATGTTGGTGATTAGCCAAAAGCCCTCGTCAATTTCCATTTGACACCATTGTTCAGTTTCTCGCCACTCAAACCAAATCTGTCTGCCAGCATTTTCTAGCCAAGCTCCCTCAACTTTTGTAATGACTACATCAGGGATAAAGTTGTTGTCCTCATTTGCGTATAGATCGTATTTCATAGATTTCCTTTTCTAAGAAGTTAGGTGAGCAGTTTATCAACTTACTCAGGTTTAGCATTTTTTTCTTTTAGGGAGAGAGAATAAAATACAAAAAAAGAAAACCGGATAGTTCTTACCATCAACTCCAATAGGGCTTATAGTTTAGGTCTGGAAGTCAAGACCCTTAGTTTTTTCTCTTGCTAAGGAACAAGCGTAGTTTAGCGACATACATTGGTCGGATTTCACTAGGTTTTCAGGGTAGTAATCCCCATACCACCAACATCGGTTCTACGAACACCTCTGGTTCTCCACCTAAAACTAAGACTTCTAGGTTTAGGTTTCGGTATGCCTAATGAAAGTTTATTTAGTTATCCTATTCAGGATTATAGTCCTGTTCAGGTGATAACTCAAATCTAAAACTAGCTCCGTATTCATCGTGGCTTGATCGGGTAATTACCATTTCCTTTTCAGGCGTAATCTCAACGCTTAGTGTGTATTCGCCATTTATGGCAAGAGCTTTTAGTAAGTCCTTAGCAGGAACTTCTGTCCAACCACTCGTGTTGTCCCAATTCATTTTCTCGCCAACAACTCTGATGATCGTGTCCTCGTCCCAACCTTTACTGGTCAGGTATGGCATTAGGAACTCGTCTGTGAAGTATTGCTTATCATCATCAAAACAACCGAAACACTCCTCACTCCAAGTCATTTCGCCTGTTGTTTCGTCCTCGACCTCGCAAGAGCAAGTGTTAGACATTTTCATTTCTGTTGCCTGTGGTTCAGTTCTGTTATCCATTTTGATTTCCTTTCAGTTGGATAAGTTCAGTTTATAGATTTACAAGCTGTTCGTCAAGTTCTTTCGGCAAGTAGTTTGGAACTCCACCACACATAACCATACCGATTTTGATTACTAGATCACTAGGCTCGATAGCTAAACATTGAGCAACTTCTATAAGCATTTCACTACTGACTTCTTTGCGAGCTTTCTCTATCTCCCATAGGTAAGTAAGTGAGATACGCCCTGATCCTCTATTTACTACTTGGCGTAGTGTGAGCTTGTTGTCGTATCGGTGGTCAGCGATTATGTGTCCGAGAGCTTGTCTAAATAGCATTTCATTTTCCTTTTCGGTTTCGGTTTGTTTAGCCTATACCCCTGTGTCAAGTTTTGTCAAGTTTAGTGAGGGACTAGGTAAGAAAGAGAACCACCAAAAAATTACCTAGTCCCTGAACGGATAGCAGAGGGGAAATGACTATCCGTTCTCGGTGAGAGAAAGCATAAACTCACCGAAGTTTGTTTATTCCAATTCAGGAACTTTATTGCTCAAAAGAGGATACTGCCTAACTCTCTGATCGTCAAGAACCCAAGCTATCGTTTCGTCAAGAACTTCCATTTGCTCGTCAGGGTCGTTCCCCTGTTCCATAGCAAGCTCGTAAGCGTTTTCTGCTGTGTTGGTTCTTACTCGGTAAGACTTCTGAATAACAACAATAAACTCTTGATCATCTCTCGGGCAGTCATCATACCAATTTTCCTCATCGTCATTTTGGCAAGAGCAACTTCCCTCTTGGTCGGTATCAACCCACTCCTGATGACTACTCGGTATGTCCCAGGTCTTATCGGTGTAGATTTTTCCGTCAGCTCCCGATAGTTCAGCACCCCAGCCTTGTTCCTCAACGGAACGCAAGTGAAAGTGTAAGTTCGGGTGCTGTTCTGCCATAGCTCTAAAAACAGGTTCAGGATAACTCCAAGCAGTAGAGAAATAATAAATCACACTACCGGTATGTTCGGTTATCTCGTCAGGGGACGGGGACATACTCGTATCGTTAGCGTCCCACTTAGTTCCCCAATTCTCGCTGTTCCAGCCATACCAGCCCCAAGTTTGGTCTGCTGTTCCGTCAGAAGTGGCGAAATAGAGATCGTATTTTTCCTCGGGTGGTGCTATGAAGTTCCAGAAAGAAAGTCCGTCAGTTTCCCCTAACTCAATAGTCTTGCCATTGTTATTACTTGTCGGTATTGCCTTATCAGCTTTTTCCGTAAAGGCTTTTATCTCGTCAGGCTTGCCTGAAATAGTTAGCGTGTTATAGACCCAATTTGGCATTTATTTACCCCACTTCTTTCTCTTGTTGGCAGGGTGTCCCATTTTAGAAATCAGCTTAGAAATAGCCTCGTGGTGTTCCATTTCGCAAGTGATAACTATGTCGCTTAGTTCCTGATCGCCTAACTTTTCAGCTAGAAGTTTCATAGGCTCAAAAGCAGAATAGATAGCAGGGTTCGGCTGGTCAATTTGGATTAGAGCCGAGGACATAGCACAAAAGATTTGGATAGCAACCGAGGCTATGTCCTCTGGTTCGTTGATCTCTTGTTTGATTAGGTCTAACAAGTTCTCGTTAGAGCTGTGGTCGTGGTTCGGGTTGTCGCACATTTGGTAGTTCCTTCCATTTCGGGTTGTAATCCAACTTTACTTTTCCTAATAAAGATTTGTCAAGGATTTTTCCAATTCTTTTTTGATAACGATTTCCGAGCAAGCCAAGAGAAAGGAAATAGAAACTTGACTTGCTCGGAACTTTTGTGCTATCGCCCTACTCGCATACCTGCTTTGGTAAGAGCCTCTGCCCCTGCCTTGCCAACGATTTCAGCAACTTCGGTAATCGCACCTTTGACCTTTACGAGTTCTGCCCCTGAACCCTCAATAACAGCACTAGCATAAACGCCCTGATCGTAAGTAATCCAAACAACACCAACGCCAACTTGCTTACAGCGTTGTAGCCAAGACTTACAAGCTCGGATTTCCTCGTTGGTGTAGCAAGCGTCAGAAACAACAACTAGCAACCTAGCACTATTGCCACCAAGTAGGTTTAGTTGTCCGTCTAGTGCCTGAAAGCCCAAGTCAAACTTTTCAGTTCCGTCTGGTGCTGTGTAGATACTAACTTCCTCTAAGTGTTGTCCAACACGCAAGGTTGGAAACACGCCTGAACCAAAATAGACCATAGCAGTTTTAGCCTGAACACGCCTACCTGCCTCACTCAAAATCCAAGCAGTAGAACCCATAGGTTTCATAGCAGAACCCATAGAACCTGAAACATCTACCATAATCCCGATAGACAAGTTAGGTGTTTCGGTGTGCTTACGAGTTTTGTGTCGCCAAGTTTCTACCTGCGACATAACGCCCTTAGACCTAAGAGCCTCACGCTGAACCATAGCCCTAGAACGCAACCTACCCTGTGGCAGAACCGAGTTGATCTTAGTTTCAGTTCTGTTCCTGTATTTTGCTTTCATAAGCAACTTAGAGATTAGAACAGCACTAGCTCTTTCGGCAGAAGTAGGCTTACGAGTTTCTACAAGACTAGAACCTGAACCACTTGCTCTTGTAGTTTCAGGCTCACCAAATACACGCTGACCTACCTGTTGGTGTTTCTGCTTTTCGGCATTTTCACTAGATCGTGCTTTTGCCTTTTCTTTGGACTTCTCGCCTGTCTGCTGTTCTGATAGTTCGTCATTAGCAGTAGTTTCAGCGTTCTCTTTGGCGTTCTGAACTTCTTTTAGCATTTCCTCAATGGTCTTACTGCGACCCTTGCTCTTGCCCTCGCCCTCGCCCTCGCCCTCGCCAGAACTTTCGCCCTCGCCCTCGCCCCAAGAACAACCTGTATCGTCCTCGCCCTTTTCTTTGGCTCGTTCAGATACAAGTCTGTCCCACTCAATAGCGAGAGGGTAAAGTTCAGTAGCGTTGTGGTGGTCAGTATGAGCTTGTGCTTTTAGCCATAGTTCTCTCAACTTCTCAATAAAGTCAAGACCCAACTTTGTTTCTAGCATTTCAGCAATACCCTCAACATCACTTCTGTAAAGAATACCAGCATCTACTCTTGCCAACACTAACCCTGATAGTTGTGCTAATGCCCTAGTTTCAGACATCTTAGAAAGCGTATCAACATCACACTCGGCTAATACGATCTCTAAGGCACAAGAGGTTAGGAAATAACGATTAGTTGGAATAGCCATAGCACCAAACTTCTCAATGCGACTTTCCTCTAACAAGTGGAGAGCTTGATTTTGTTTTCTAGTCAAGTCCTTAGAACTTTGTTCCAATGACCAACGAGAGAACTTAGCGTGGCAAGCCTCGTGGTAGATAGCCCCTACTGCCTTTGGAAACTCGTATTGGTTATCTCTATCGGACAAGTCAGTAATAAAACTAGGTGGAATAGTGCCAAAAGCAATTTCCGTATTTACTTCTATCTCTGACGAAATAGGGTTGTATAGAGCAGGAACGGGTGCGTCTAGTTTTGTTCCAACATAAGCGATCAAGTCAGTTCTACCTGACCACTTGTTAGCAAGCTCACCAATGGTCTTACCAATAGGTAGCCACTCTTTCGGTGTATTCTTTACGCCATTTGAGTTAGTTCCGAAATGCGACATAAGATTTTTTCCTTTCAGTTGTCGTATTTAGATTTTAGAGGGTTGATTTAGATTTTGTCAAGTTGGAAATTGAGGGTAGGTAGCCAACCATAACTACCTACCCCCGACCAAAACGCTAGGTAGGACACGACCTAGATTTTGGCAGTTTTTACTTCCTCGCCATAAACCCTAGATAGAACTTCGGCAACGATAGGTCTATCTAGTTCGGGTGCTGACGAGATTAGGTTGCTAACAGCCCACTTAGTTCCGAACACTTTTTCCAGATCTCTAAAAGCAAGTAGCTCTCGCATTTGAGGACACCAAGAAACTTCGCCAGAACTAAACTTCTTAGCTAAGTTCTGACTAGCAGTTGTGATAATGGCAGGAACGCCCAACTTCTTAGCAAGCACCCAATCGGTAGTGATTTCTACCTGTGCTGTAAATCGTGAGAGCAACGCCTCTGATAGAACAACACCGACAGCGTTAGGGTTAGTAGCACCGACAACATAAAATCCGTCTTTGGCTTTGATAGTGCCTCTTTCGGGATTTTGAGTAATTGGCAGTTCTCGTCTGCCGTCCATTAGACCATAGACAACCGATAGAACTTTCGGGTCAATAAGACCGATCTCGTCAATGAACAAGACCTCGCCTCTTTCGGCTGCTTTTACCAATGCCCCGTCTATCCACTCAAAATTGCCACTAGGAGTTTGGACATAGCCACCGACTAGGTCAGCAACTTCGGTATCGCCAGAACCGAGAATTGTATGGACTTCCTCACCGAAAGTAGCCTCAACAAGAGCAGTTTTACCTGTTCCGGGACTTCCATAGAATAGTGCGAATTGGTTGATAGAACGGAGTTGTTTTAGGACAGCACTATCTTTGTGTTCGCCCCAACTGCGAGTGTAATACATTTCGCCATTAGGTCGCATTAGAGCCTCGTCAGCGTTTAGTGTTTCAGCCACTTTTTCCTTTACTTTCTTTTTGGTTGTTTCGGCAGACCCACGCATAGTAAGCCCACCAGATTTGGATAGGTTGTTTTTGATGATCTCGGCTTGGTCAGCATTTACAGCTTGCGAGCCAACTGCGATTAGCAGTTCAGGCAACTTCCCAGATAACTTTTCTAGGTTGTTTAGCCTATCTAGTGCTACTTTCTCATTTTCGTTGAGGGTAGCAGTAATGGTTATAGTCATTTGTTTTGTGTCCTTTCGGGGTTGATAGTTTGACTATACAGCAGTAGTAGTAGGAATAGCAAATAGTTCGTCAGAAAATCCAAGAGCTTTACGAGAACGCATAATTCTACGGATAAGAGCATTAGGGGTGTTCCAACTTTGAGTGTCCACTAGATCCTCTTTTGAGAACTCAACAACAATAGGTTCTTTGTGAAGTTCCCAACTTTGAGCAACTAGGCTCTCAAAAGTTCTGTCCATAAATACAAGACCAGCAACAGAATACTTTTTAGCCAAGTCCTCGTCTAGTGTTTCGGCAGAACCACCATTAGCAAGGCGATACTCTTTCCTGTTGTTTATGGTGTTCCACTCTTGCGAGTATGAACGCCAAGGTCGGCGAGGGTTGTAGCTTGATACTTGCCTACGCCATACAGAAGCAGGAACATACACACTTGTTCCGTCAGCAGTTTCAGACATACTTTCAGGTGTAAAGATTACCTGTAAAGTGTGTCCGTCTTTGCGAAACTCTGTGTATAGGGCATAACCTACCAAGATGTTTGCGTTGTTTGTTTCAGCCATTTTGTTTGTGTCCTTTCAGGGTTGATTTCGGCTTACTTAGAAAGTCTAAGTCTTTTGTTAGAAGTTTGTCAAGTTTCTATAAAAGTTTTTTGGAAAAGTTTTTAGAAGTGGAAATCCACTAAAACTAAGAACTGATGTTGAGGGCTGTTATCTACACGCTTACGGAAGTCAGCTAAGTTGGTATCCCAAGTTTCCAGATCATATATAGCACTATCAGATGTCCATTCGTTAGATAAAAGTTCAGCTAGTTTCTTGGCGTAATAAAGTGGCATATCGTCTGTCCTAGACCATTCTGCCTCGTGGTCGTAGTTGTGGCTAAATAAGATATCTTGCTTACCCTCGTCATAGAGCTTTTTTCTGTATTGGTCTATGTCCATATATCGGTGTTTTAGATAAGCAGTAATCGCCTGTTCAGCAGTTTCAGGATCATCTGCGTAGCATAGTGTATCCAGCTCGGCTTGTGTGCCTAAGATGTTTTCACTTTCCCAACGCCCAGCGAAACTGATACCTGTATTAGATGAAACCTCGCACCAGTCAGACCAGCGTGGTTCGCTATCGCTAAACTTGTCGGCTACTATTCCTCTCGCCTGTTCGTGAGTGTTTGCTACAACTAGCATTATTTGTGAAGTGTGAATTTTAGTGTCCTTCCGTCTTTGTAGTTTTATTGTATAACTTTTAGTCTTGGTAAGTCAATTCGTGAATTAGATCACCTTGACTTTGTAAGTATTGTTTGAGTGAAACTCCTAACGAATAACCCCTAGATGTCGGTTCAGTAAAAACTATGTCGTTGGCAAATCCATTTTTATCCCAACGCCACTCACCGTTTATGTATTTCAGTTGTCCAGAATAGATATATGCGTTCAATAAATCCGGATCTACCTCTAAATAAGCTCGTATCATAGCAATTACCACCACTCGGCTAACGGATTACCGTATTTCAACCCAGCTTCATACAGCTTGTCGTCGTCAGCTGAAATGTAAAGTTCTATTTCCACTTCAAAAAGTTTTCGGTTGTTCATAATAAACCACCACTGACCATCTATAAATCCATAACTTCTTGTGCGAATTTTGTATTTCAGCGAGATCTCGGTTTCTTTTCTTTTGTGTATGTCCATATTAAAAATTCTCGTCTAAAGGGTTAAAAAGAGTGTCCAACCACTCTTGGTATCTTTTGTCTATGTCGGGATTACTGTCAATAAACTCTATTACGATACTAAATGTAGGTTTATTTTTGTGTATGTAATACCACTCGCCATCTACAAATCCGTAGGTTCGGTGTAGTAATCGCCAGTTCAATTGAGCAGGTGTGATGAATTGTTTTTGAGGTTCCATATCTAAATGATACAGGTTTTATAAAAGAAAATCAAGCCACAAATCCGGGCGAAAGAATAGGTGAAACGCAACCGTCACATAGCAGGAACTCAATGTCCTCGTCGTTGTGGTCGATCATTAAAACAATGACGCAAGGGTAGAAACCATTAGGTGTATAACCAATCGGCTCGTCGCAGTTTTCGCATACTTCAAAGACGCCAAACGTAGTTAGCCCAAGCTCTTCGGCTTGGCTAGCGTCAGCCTCGTTGTTAATAACGTGTAGCTCTATGTGTTGCATTATCGTCTCCGTTGTAGGGTTAATTACATTTTACGGGACGTTTTTAAATGGTGATTTGGCTACTCCCAGTGTTCGAGACACTGCTTTTGTTCTTCTTCACTTTCAAAGATACGGATAACGTGAATACAAGGGTCTCCACCCTCGTCAAACTCGTTCTGTTCGGTCGCAGTCATAGGCACTCCGTCGTGTGTGTTGCACACAACTTGTGGAACTATCCAGCCTTGTTTCTTTCCGTAGTCTAGCCAGTCGGCTAGGTCGGAGTTGCGTTCAGGGTCGTTTATAAAATCGGTCATAGCTTTACATTACCTTATCTAAGCAAACGGTGCAAATTTTTTCTAGACAAAAACCCTCATTGTCGGCGTCGCACCTCTCGGTACACTCAAGGCTTGATTTGTGTAGGTATCTTCTGTATTGATGCAAGCAATCGGAGTCCTTGGTTAAATCAAATCTGAACCCCATTGAGAACTCTCTTATTAGGTCGGGATTAAACATATTTCTATGTTATCGGTTTAGTTCTAAAAGTCAAGAAGATTTTGTCATCGACTGTGAAAACTACAACTTCCAATGAAGCTCGTTGAAAGTTGCGCCCGCTGCCGGATCCGGATCCCTTCTGAACTTCGCACGTAGGTTCGTTGGAAGTTTTGCCTGGATGAGAAAAAAATTACGCATTCGGTAGAAAACTTCGTATGGACGTTCGTTGGAAGTTTTTGCCTGGAAAGCTACTTTCAGATTTATTCCCGGTTTGGCAAAAAAAATCCCCGCTGTTTAGGCGGGGAATTTTTAGTCGAGTTCTGTCATATACCAATGTCGAAAAGCTATTGCTACTGTTCTATTTGCAGACGTCCACAGTTTTTTTATCCAGTCATCGTCGTACAACTTTGACGGTTTGTGGGGTTCTCTGACTCTAGTGTTTGCGTCTTCTAGATAGTCAATGCAATAGTGTGGCGATTTGCTTTGAAATGCTATCCATTCGCCTAAATGGTCAATGATGAAATATGCGCAGGAATCGCAAACGCTTAGTTCCCACTGTTTGTTGGTGCCTATACGCATTAGTTTTCCTCCTTGAAAATCCAATTGTTTTCAAAATCAAGCCTAACACTTTCGTGGTCTTCGGCGCAACTAATGCACCACCACTCTCTGTATCGGCTAGGAACATAATCAACGCATTCGCTGGCTAGTCCGTCTCCACATCCCTCACACGTGAAACAGTTTGAACCTTCCATACAGTTAGCGCATTGATAATACTGTTTATTTCCGCTTATAAACATTGACGCTGTCCCGATGTTGGATATTAGGTCGGGGCAGGAGTAGCATTGCTTACTCATCGTAGTATCCATTCTCTTCGGCCTCTTCGTCCATTTCTTGGCAACAACTTAGGCACAATCCGTGTTCGAGCAGTTCTTCTGGAGTCTCGGTTGAGCAGTCTCTGCAGGTATCTTTGCAGTCTATGCAAGCAGTTAGCTCGCCTAGTTCAGTGAATATAGTGGACGTCGGTTTCCATACTAGGCACCGCGTGCATTTCAAATTTTCTTCCATATAAGAAAGTTAGCACGTTATATAAAAGAACGCAACCCCGTTATGGAATCGTTATAAAAAAGTTTCCGGTTTCTAGAGACAGACGTTCGAGACTCGGGAGGTCAGGAATCCCGTTGACACTGCTTCCGATATATCCGATTCTTCGTTGGAAGTTAGCGAAGGCTGCAGCCGTCTTGTGGTCCCACTCTCCTCGCTTAGCTCCGCGCAGACCGACGGTCATGCCAAGTGCAAGTTGGACGGTAATAATGCAAGGGTGTTTGAGTCCTGGAATAATGATGGAACTTTTAACGGACGGCTTCGTTGGAAGTTTACCTGGATCCGGATGAGCTGCAGCATCCTGCTTCTTCGGAAATGTTCGTTTGAAGTTTGGCCTGGCGAAGGCGAGTACTTCGTAAACATAACGGTTTCGTCTGTAGACGCCGTCGTTAGCTGCGCTGCCTTTTGGAGTTCCGTTGGAAGTTTGAGCTTCGATCGTCTGAAACATCCCATGCTTTGAAAAGTGCTCGACGTCAGTGACAATTCCTACGTGAGGCATACCCTGAGGGTCTCCGTGAGAAAAACTGAAGAAGACGATGTCGCCTGGTTTTGGTCGAACGTGCGTCATCCCTCGTTGGAAGTAGTAGCTCAGAGCTGCAGCTGTGTGCACATGCGATGGCAAGTTCAAACCAACGGTTCGTGCGATCACGTCGATGAAGCTGCCGTTCCAATCCCTGTCTGGGTGACCAACTAGTTCTCCGTACGTTGAACCTTTATTCATACGTGCTTGATACCCAATGTGCTTTTCGGCTTCATTAAGAAACGCTTGGCGGTTCGCTCTCGTCATCAATCTCTCCGGTCGTTAGAAGTTTCTCCAGGGCCTGCAGCAAATTCGCTGCTTCGTTAGCTCTGGCTGTAAGTCTTATATGTTCCAGTCTAGTGGACGCCTGGCTAACGTCTGCAGCAAGCTGGGATGCGAGTTCACGTGCGTTCGTTAGAAGTTGCGGATCCGAGCTATGCATGTCGGTTAGTCCTCCTGGATCTCTGCGTCAACAATGTCTTCGTTAGAAGTTGTAGATCCGGCAGTGTGCGCTGCAGTTTCTTGGGTCGGTTCAACTTCGTTGGAAGTTACCAGGATGCCTGCCTCACTGAGCCTGGCGGCTGCGTCGATTGCGTTTGTTGCAAGTCTGTTTAGACGTTCAGCAATGATGCTTGCGGCCGGACGAACTTCCAACGAAACGTTTGTGTCGATCTCCATCCCGCCGCGGACTCCGGCTCGGTCAAGAATTTCAGTCGCAGCTTTTAGCTTCACTGGCTCAGACTCTGCGTTACTCATCATATCTTCGAGAACGTCGACGGCGTACGGCGCTGCCTGGAATAACTTCTGACGAGCTCGTTCGATGTCATCGCCTGGCCTGTGTTTTACGCTTCTCAGGTGAATTCGGCAAAGACCGTCATCTTGTAAACGTCCTGAAGACCAGAGCTGGCAGCGGATCCCGTCATCCTTTACGTTGGAACATCTCGTTGGAAGTGCGGCCGGTTTACGTTTTGATGAGACCGGGGGCGCGGATTGTTCTTTTATATAAGCACGAGTTGCGCCGATGACCCAAGGTGGGCAGATGTAGTCGGACGCTTCTTCAGCTAGAAGATCGAGGCCCGTTAGATAATCTGAGTTTTTGTTCGTTGGATCTGTGAGGATGGGTTTTTTCTCGGCAAGGGAGAGGATACGTTTCTCGGTTGCCATCTCGGTTGAGATTGCTTGGATGAGTCCCGTTGGAACTCCGTTGGATGCGTACACTGGAATCCAGTTGAACTTTGCTCGACGTAGGAGTTGACGGTTTTCGAATGTGTCATCACAAACGCCGCGGTCAACTTCTTCGATTCCGATTTCGGAAAGGTCTGGACGTATGTTTAAAGGTTCATTGATTTCTATAATAGGAGCTTCTACGGGAGGAGCTTCGAAAGGATCGATCTTAACTTCCAATGGACGTTCATTAGAAGTTGAGGATGAGGATCCTGGATCTGAGTTATCTTCTGTCATATGTTCCTTCGTTCGAAGTTTGGATCGGATGGAGTCAACCGGGGAGAGGCTCGTGACTCCACCCGACCTCTTTTGCGTTCGATATTGTAAACGCTAGTAAGGGGAGCCTTCCCGCAACCTTTTTTATACAAGGTTGATAGTTCTCATTATGGGGGTAGTTTGAAAAGTTTTTTAGGCGTGAGGTGTGAGACGACAACTTTTTGTGGTTTAGAAACAAAAAAATCCCCCTGAAACTATAAGGCTTCTAGGGGGGACTAAGTAAAGTTTGAAAGTTTTACTTTTTAAATAAAACTATTTACAAAACTTACCTTTTCTGTCTTTTTTCTGATTAAGTGCCAGTTGACGAAGTTTCTCGTTTCTGTCTTTGTTCTTGTAATAAGGCTCGCTATATAAAAGCTCAATGACTTCGTTTTTATTAAGTAAATAGTGTCTATCATCACCCAAAACATAATACCTTTTCAGATGTCCAACGGAAATGTGGTACGAAACAGATCTTTCTGTTAGAAATAAGATTTCAGATGCTTCTTGTCTTGTTATCAAATCAGGATTAATTTTTAAAATATTCTCTTTCCACTTGGAAGCAAACTTAGCTTCTTCCAGATCGACCAAATAGTTATATCCGTTGGAAGTTGGATACTTCTTGAGGCGACCTTTCCGAATCCAATATTGAACCATACCAACTGTGACGAAGAGTTCTTTGGCTACTTCTTTCGGTGTGAGCAGTTGCATACTTCACCCCAACATTCCTGAGTCTTTTCTAACCTAGCATTTCTATCTGCTTGAAGTTTTAATTTACGCTGTTCCCTCAAATCGGAATTGAATCCCCAAATGGTGGTTAGTTCTTCATCGGACATTCCCGGACTCCAGCTTTTAGGTAAATCCACTCCCCTATGAGGAGTGCCGACCCATCTTCCAGCAGAATCTCTTAGCGGTTCACTAAGACTCATTAGTTTCCTCTACTTCTTCTTTTTTGTCCGGATGACACTTCGTGCAATCACAGTACCAAATGTTGTCGTAATACTTGATTTCGGTTTTACAGTTTTCGTGATGACCTGTGGCGCAAAAACCACACATTGGTCTATTCGGATTCTTCGCCTTCATCATATTCCTCTGGACTAATTATTTCAGTTGGATCTTTGTATTCTGAAAGATACTCAACGAATGCGTCGTACAAGATTTCGGGGGTAAGTTCTGGAACTTCATACTCCGAATCTATATCTTCATAATCTTCCATAGCTTTTTGTTCGAAGTCTAGGTCATCCTCAAACTCCTGTTCTTCTCTGACAAGGTCATTGTAATATTCTTCTTCCTCAGATTTCCGATTCGAATCTTCTTGGCTTTTTTCCATCCATTGGTCAATAATTTTCATAAGTTCTCCCATTGAAAGAAACTTGACAATCCCATTCCAATCTTCAGGATTTCTTAAAGCCAGTCTAAGTAAGTCAGCTGACATTTTTAGTCTTTGCATATCCGGGGGAGAACTTAAAACACGGAGAACCTTGAGTCCCGGAAGTTCGTGCATTGGTATAACTTCTAGCTCGATATCTGATATTTCTAAAACTATATACTCCATTACGAGCCTTTCACAACTAAGGGAACGATTTTAAGTTTTGGATCGTTGGAGAAGGTTATACCCCAACCCTCGCATTGGGGGCAATCTTCCGTATCTACTCTATGTATTATTCCGGTGCCTGTACATTTAGGGCAGGTGATAAGTATCTCACCATTTAGGTTTTCGTACTCAAAGACACTTTCCAACTCTATATTCTCAATTCCAGCTTTGATTATGTTTTCCATAATTTGCTGAATAATTTCATTGGCATTGAACTCATTGATTGTATTCATATACTGCTCAATCCAAACTTTGAGATAGACTCCTTTGCTACTGATCGAGTAGGTAGCTCTACCACTCACATCTTCTCGAACGCCTATGTTTTCGTAGATAGTGTCTCTAACAATCACTAATGCTTCATCAAGATATTTGATCTCAAGGATGGAGCCTTGTTTTGTGTATCTGAACTCAGCGTAGGTTTGAACTATCGGTTTATCTATTGTCATTGTGTATTTATCCTATCGGTTATCTTATCGGCAGTCAACACAGAGAAATGCGTTATATCCGTGTCTTCCATTTTGAGAGATTGCAACTGGACTAACTGGCTTCACTATATTACATCTGTCGCATTTAGGGTCGATCAGCCACTTTACCTCTACTCCAAGAGATTTTGCCTTAGACATAGATTTGCTCAAAGCGTGTGAAGTTCCTGATCCATTAGTTTTTCTCAAAAACAGTCTTGTATCAGATACTTCCAAAACTAGACGAATTTGCTTACAATCGCAAGCCATCCTAGTCGGGTTACAAGACACTACATCAGCATAAGTTGCGTGTCTGGTATTTGGATGTCCACAGATACAGATCCGTCCATCACGTTCTCTAGTTCGAATAACTTCTTCTTCTGCAACTTGTAAAGCTTCTTCTTCCGAGAAATCGAAAAAGCTCATTGCATCCTTATTTTCTTCCAATTTTATCTCCAATCGATAATTAAAAATGATACCTTACAAAACAACTATAACACAACTAAAAACCCATTTATTGGTTTATTTCAACCTTTTTTTACTACGCGTATAGAGAAAAAATTCCGCATTAAGGGAAAATATAGTTGCAATAATCCATAAAGTGTATATTGGATTAGTTATACTATCAACTTTTTTACAAAAACTTTTGTTTTTTCCGATAGTATCTCTAACATAGATACTATTGACTTTTTTACATATTTTTTCAAAAAACCTGATAGTATCTTTTACAGATTGTACACAAGACCCCCAGAAAGGATCCCTGATGAGCCACCGTGAACTGCCAGTTTTAACCGATTCTGAAGTACTTTTGTACAAAAAATTGCACAAAAAATCCTCCGGAAGAGCTTGGATCTTCTCCACATATAAAGGCGACGAATACCCGCCAGACATCATAATTTCGATAATTTTGAGCGCAGCCGCTTGGCCCGTAATGATCTGGTATTGGACAAAATCGTACATTTGGCCTATTTTCTCATTTTTGATATCAGCGATACTTTTGACGTTTTGCTTCATTTTTACTTCTTTCGAGCTTTATATCCTAATTGGCTTTTATAACGTATTTTTTGGAGTTTTCCACTGGTTCTTAGTTGGATTCGCACAGGGAACAATTGCAAAACAAAGAGAAATGACCATTGAAGAGTGGTCAGCACGGATTCCCGACAACTTCAATTAAAAGGTCATAAAATCTATTTTGCGGTAAAATAGATTTGGGAGAGATACACCTCTATAGAGAGATATCTCATATGAAACGCAATAAATCAAAAAAAGTGCCGCAAATCATAATTGCGACACTCCTTTCAGGCTTACCGATCTGCTATGCAGAGTCAGCTTTAGCTACTTCTTCTTTCGGTTTACCAGTACAGACGCAATCGAGCTCACAACAATCAGTGAGATCCAACCAACTACTAAACCAACCCAAAAACTATCTAAGTCAACGGTTACAATCATCTCTAACTCCTTCAGTTGAAGATCTTAATACTTTAAAGTCTACTCTAGCAGACTACCAAGCGCAACTCAACACACTTCTTGAAAAACAGCCTACAAATGATTCTCCAGAGCTCCAAACAGCCATTAAAAAAGCTCAAACAGCTATTCAAACTCTGAAAACTGACGTTTCTAACCTTGAGTCAGCCCTAGACACTTATAACAAAGCAAAAACAGCTCTTACCTACGCCCTAAAAACACAAACTCTTGCAGACAAAGACGCACAGGATAAGAGAAAGATTTTCACCTCCTCTCAAACTTCCCACGAAGCCACAAAACAGAAATTAGAAGTTCAGAAGGCCGCCGTAGCTCAAGCCCAGACTCAGCTAGACAACGCAAATGCGGGTGTACTCCAGGCCCAACAACTTCTAACGAACTCGACGGAAGCATTGACGCAGCAGAACTCCATCACAGCTCAGGCGCTACAAACTTTAAACGAACGTCAAACAAACGCCATCGAATCAGCATCAACACTCGCCCAAGCACAACAAGCACTTTCAAATGCTCAAGCACAGAAAGCACAAGCAGAACAAAAGCTCTCATCTGCAACTTCAAACGAAGCACAGGCACAGGAAGATCTAGCTGCAGCTACCGTAGAACTTCAAACGAAGCAATCAGAAGTTGACGCAGCTAGAGCTACTTACAACCAAGTTCTTGCTAATTACAATCAAACATTAGATATCTACACCACCGTTTACAACGACTACCTATATGCACAGGATGTAGTAAATATCACTCGTTCTAACTTAGAGGCAGCTCAAGATCAACTCAACCAAGCACAATGGAACTACGACAACAACCTAATTCCTGACCCAACGTGGACTCCACTTACTTATGAACAAGAGCACGAACGCTTAGTTCCAACCACCACCATTGTTCCAGTTACAACCACAACCCTTACAGGCGGCCTAATCGCTGACGTATTTAATCGCCAAGGCTATAACAATGCTCCACCACTCCCATCTTCATTAGAGCGACCTATCTACACAACCATAGTTCCAGACATCAACTTCAACTGGGGTTCAGGACAGGTTCTTAACTCAGGTAGAAGCGAAGATGTCATTGTACGTTTCACGGGAAACATCTCATTTCCAACCTCCGGCAACTACCAGTTCTACTCACCAGCAGATGACGGAACTATTCTCCAAATCGACGGAGTTCAAATCATCAGCGACTGGCGAGACAAAGGTGGAGGCGGTTCTACCTCTGCACCAGTTTATTTTGAAGGTGGCTCCACCCACACCATAACCCTCTACTATTACGAGAATGGTGGCGGAGCTAACGTCTGGCTTTATTACTACACCCCACAGACAGGCTATGTTCTAGTTCCGCCATCCTACCTAGGTACAACATCTACCACTACAACTACCTACGTTGAACAAACTGTATGGGACTACGAAACCTACTACACCACAGAGGTAGTCCCTGGACAAGTCCACCCACTAATCCACGACCCTGCTCTACTCCCTGCTCTACAGAACGCACAAATCTATTACGACGCAACCGTTCTTGCTAACCAGCAAGCAGAGGAAGACTGGCAGATCGCACAAGCAGACCAACAGGTAGCAGCCCAAAACTCTACAACTGCTTACTACCAAGTCATAGATACTGCTACCACCTTAAACACCCTTTCTGCAAATCTGGACGTCTATCAAAACGCATTCAACCAGGACCAGGTAACTTCAAACGAAGCCCACTCTGCAACTCAAGATGCACAACAAGCCTTTGATGAGGCCGACAGGAGCCAGAAAGCTGCCATCTCAACTTCCAACGAAGCAGATCAGAATTTACGCACAGCTAACTCCCAGCTTCAGGCAGCTCAAGATGCTTATAACACAGAAAGCAGAAAAAGTCAAGACGTCCAAACTTCCAACGAACAAGCACAGACAGCTTTAGAAGAAGCATCCTCCACCCAAGCTCAAGCCCAGCAAGAACTAGAAACACAAACAGGATTGCTAAGCTCTGCAACTTCCAACGAAGACCAAGCTCAAGTTGACGCAGATCTAGCTGCAGCAAACTCAACCCAAGCTGACATCACATCAAAAGAAGCATCAACTGCAGCGAAAGAAGCCCAAACCACCACCGACAACGCATCAGCCTCATTCGAGTCTTCATTGGAAGTTGCCCAGGCTACCACTTCCACAATCCCAGACATCATCAATGAAGCCACCAACATCTTCAACACCCCACAGGGCTCAGCAGAAGTTCCAACGAACCTAGACGCAAGCAATCTACAAGAAATAGATCTATCTCAAATTGACCCAACAGAACTTAGCCCAGAACAGGCCGTTTTGCTTGTAGAAGCCGCTTTAGAAACCTTTGAAACAGCCACAGAAGGCTCAGCAGAGTACGAACAAGCCCTAGACGCCCTTTACCTTGCAGCAGAGCAAGATGACATAGTTGTTGACGAAGCTCTAGCTAATATTCCGGGTGTTGGACAGGCTGCAGTAGCCATTGCTAACGTTTTGAACTTAGTTGGCAACGTTGGAGCCGATATTTCACCTAAAGCCCGTAAAAAGGCTCAAAACCTTGTTGTAACCACCCTTGTTGTTGGACAAATTGCCCAAGCAGCAGCTCTAGCTACCGCCAGTTCAGGCGGTTCATCAAGTAGAACAAGTAGAAGAAAGTAAAGATATGAAGTTATTTGGAAATGTATTTCTAAGAGTTATAGCCACATTTGTAGCCTCAGCACTAGGAGTTATTGGTGCAGGTTCTGTTGCTGGCTCAGTAAGCGGTGTTGATATCCCAATCTGGTTTAGCGCAATTATGGGAGGAATCATGGCAGTTGCCAAGGTTGTTGAACTTCTATCTTTAGCGTTCCTAGAAGATGGAAAACTCAGCCGAGAAGAAATCAACGCTGCTTTCCGCCAGACCACCAAGATCAAAGACATAGACGAAACCACCTCAACTAGCAAGAAAGAAAAATAACAATGAAAAAGATAACAAAATTCATAGCCGAACTCTTTAAAGACCTACTCGACCAAGCCTGGACTTTATTGGGTCTAGCCCTGGGTTGGGTACTCCTAGAGGGCTCAGCTCGTGATATCGTAGGTAAGTTGATTGGCATTACGCTTCTCATCTGGGTTCTAACCTTCCCTATTCGTCGTGAAAAAGACGAAGACGAAGAGTAATCCAAATAACTAAGCACAACTCACAGTAAAATTAAATAGATCACAAGATCTACACATTCAACGAAGGATAATAAATAATGGCAAAGTACTTTGAACCATTCCCAGCTAAGACTCGTAATGACGAGTTTGGCAACCTAGCACCATACCGTAACGGACGTCCACACAGAGGACAAGACTGGTCTCCTAAGGAGAAGTCAGCAATCAAGGCAATCACATCTGGAACAGTACAGAAGTCTTTCTGGTCTGATGTTCTAGGTTGGACTGTTATCCACTCAACATTTGATAACCACTGGGTTCTCTACGCACACCTAGCAGTAGAGTCAACTCTAAAGAAGGGCGACAAGGTTGTTGGTGGAGAAACAGTAATTGGTCTAGTTGGTGGCGGTAAGAACACACCAAGCGGATCAGCCTCAACCGGAGCTCACCTCCACTTGTCTATTGGAAAGATGGGCCCTGCATTCTCAGGTGTTGACATCCACCTTGCCCCATACGAAAAGCTTGTTGACCCACTAAAGCACATCCTTGCAAACCTAGATGGTGAAGAAGGTAAGGCAAGCGTTGCATCTAAAGTTGTTGGCGCAGTCAAGAAGGTAGTTCCTACCAAGAAGGCGTAATAAGCTAGCCCGGAGATAAAGGTGTAATTAACACGTAATAAACCTGACCGGTAGAAAGAAGCCCCCACCTGACGAGGATGGGGGTTTTCTTTTACTTCTTTTTTAATTTATTAACCAACTTACGAATCGGCCATAGCAGCTTCCAAACACCAGTAAAAAACAAATAAAATCCCGACAAAACAATAGCCAAGATAGTAAATCCTACTAGTGTAAAGGTGAACTGAAATCTTTTAGGCAACTTAGACCTTACTTTATGCATAATCCTATAGCTCCAAGGTTGTTTCTTAAACCCCACTGGCGTGCGTCACCCAGTAATAGTTGCAACGCTCACAGCAAGGTTTGTTGTTTGGGTCTTCCAATGATTCAAAGAACTGGAAGTAATAAACTGGATCTTTCTTATAAAGATTAGCCTTGTGTGTAGCCATAACTCTAAAACTCTTCTCACTGTCATGGAACCAATCAGGTAAACCATCACCCCAAGAAGCAGCGTTAGCAAGGAACAAAGCTTTGATGTTGGCAACATTGTTCTCTGTCTTTATGCCACGTTTATCAGCTTCTTCAACGCAAGCCATGATGTAAGAGAGCAGACCTTTTTCGTGGCCCCTCCACATCTTTACTGCAGGGTGATTACGCCATCCGGCTTTAGGGTCGTCACTCGATAGAACTTTTAGGATCTGATAACCCTCTAGAATCTGCTTGTTCAATCGCTTATTGTCTAGTACTTCTGCGGACTTGTTGAAGTCCTTATACGGTAGAAATGTTTGCATACTCAAACCATACTGACGTTTACCACATTTGTCAAGATATATTTACTATTTTCTACCTAATTTAATTACATTAGTATAGGTTACATATCCAAAAGGATCTATTACAATCGACCCTTCAGGGTAGCCATCAGTATATCTTTCATGGGCAGTGGCAACAAAATAGACTCCAACACCTTCAATTTCAGTTACATGCTTGTGAGGGTAGTCGATCAGATTAGATACTAAAATAGCCGGACTTCCAGTTTCAATATTTGTTTCAGGTTTAAATGCCTTACCTAGAATGTAAAGATCTAAACCATTCTCTTCAGCTACAGACGCAGCAAACTCTCCATGCCACTTCTCATAATCTTCTCTAGACTTCATAAGATCTTCAAATATGTTGTGGCTTAGCCCAACACTTTCGGCTAACCAGCTTAGAGCAATATTATCTCTAGGGTGGCAACCGCCACCGTCACTCATGCCAGCTCTCATATACTTAGGGGAAATAAGTCTTTTAGTTGAGACAGACCATGCTTTAAAGATGTCATCAAAATTCATACCAGTCTTATGAGCAAGCTCTCCCCAAGTATTTGCAATAACCGTTTTTGCAGTAATCCAGGTGTTGTATGAAACTTTGATACCCTCTGCAGTTGTTATATCAGTAACAATATGAGGCTTGTCAAACAGAGTCCCATAAAACTCTTGAAGTTTAGAGCTAGCACGATCACTTTCTACCCCAATTAAAGCAAATTCTGGATCTAAATAGTCTTCAATAGCAGTGCCCATTGCAATAAACTGAGGAGTATAGACATACTCAATATACTCATTCAATAGAGGCTTTATCTTCTTTTCGTATGTTGTAGGTAGGCAAGTCGAGATAACTGCAACAATTGTCTTCTTCTTCCCCTCTTTAGCGATCCTAGCAATACTTTCAATGCCATCTATGAGGTACGAATAGTCAAAATCCTTTCTAAGCTTCGGAAGAGAGGTAGAGCCCTCATACTGAGGATCGTGAGGAGTTTGGATCGGAACAAAGATAATGTCTGATCTGGCTACTATGTACTCAAGACTTTTTAGCTTAAGCTTCGTAGAATCTAAAAGAGGTTCAATACCTTTTTCAACAAAAGGAATGGATTTAGTATCCAAATACTTTTGAATGTCCGGGTTTACATCATACCCAAAAATCTCATGTCCTTTAGACTCAATAGCCAAAGCTACAGGGAACCCAAGCTTTCCTAACCCAACAAAACCTATTTTCAACTTAGTTTCCTACATTCTTTAGCATTTTTTCTTTTAGTTTTTCAGCGTCACTAATTCGCTTTTTTTGCATTTCCAAACTACTATAAAGAGAAGCGACTCCACCATTCTGATTATGTCTATCCAATCTATCAAGCGTGTTCTTATCGATCACAGCTTTTCCAAACAGGTAGTGCATATGCTCAGTAAAAATGTCGACATGGATATGACGACCTATCATCTTAGCTACGTCATTTAGCCAAGTGTCGTTGTAGTCACTAACAAAATACGGAGGAACAAAGTATCCTACAGCTTCAACCCAATCCCTGTGAATAAAACCATGAGTACCAAAAACCCCATTAAAATGGCTACCATCATTCCCATATACAAAAGCAATATTGTCAGGGTACTCTTTAAATTTATTAGAAACTATAGTGTCCCACCCTTTAGTTCTAAAAATAATGTCATCCCCACAATGCATAAGAATATCTCCAGAAGCTTTTTCATAGCACTTGTTCCACATCTCACTTAAAATAATTCTCTCACCAGACACTTTTGTAAAAGGAACTTCTAAGTTGTCGTAGCTGTGATCGTCTTCATCAATGTATAAAATCATTTCTATGTTAGAAACATCATCAGCAGTTTCTAGAATAGACTGCCACAATCTGTATATATTTAAAGGTCTCTCCCTAGTTGGCATTAAAATACTGATCACTTAACTCTCCTTGATTAATCTTTTTTGTTTTGCTAAAAATATTCTTTCGTGAATAGTTCTAACGGAAGAAACCCCTTCAATATTAGCAATTGTTTGAGCCACATTAGAGATCCCAAACTGCTTTAGAAATAAATATTCCTCAGCGGTTCGCTCCAACACAGTTAGACCAATGCTCATATCTTTCCAATGACCAGCAAGATGCATCATAGCTAGTGCAGTTCTCTTTTTAGAGTCCGGAATGATATTACCTACTACACCACCCCCACCATAAAACGTTTTTGCAATATAAAGAACGTCTTCCAGTAGAAATCCTGCACGTTGACGAGCTTCTATCTCATTATTTCCATAGATCGGAAAGTTCATAACTCCCATAACCTGTAAACTTCCCTTAAAGTTACCTGATACCCACCACTCACAAGAGTAACCGGAACCCTCCTTACGGACGTCGGCGGTAACAACCCGACCATCACCAACCCACATCAGCAGATCATCCGTGTCAATTGCAGTCTTCATATAGTAATCTTACCAATACTTTACTTACCCTATAAAAAACCCCCCGGGTCATAACTCCCGAGGGGCTCTATTTTGACAGGCACTATGGTCGATTTAATATATTATTCCGTACCCAGATATTCTGCCAAATCTTTTAAAATGCCAGGCTTAGGCCTAGCACCAATAATAGTCTTGACTATCTCCCCGTTATTGTAAACCAATATAGTAGGGATAGAGCTAATATTGAACCTACCCAATAAATCAGGCTCTTCATCTGCATTTACCTTCACAATCTTTAGTTTGCCAGAATACTCTTCAGCAAGCTCATTAAGGATTGGAGCAACCATCCTACAAGGACCACACCAAGTAGCCCAGAAATCGACAAGTACCAACCCGCCACCATCAACCACTTCTTGATCATATTCATCAGTTTTAATATCCTTAATCATTTTGCTGCAACTTTCTTCTAGTTTACTATATAAACGGTCTCTTTGTGGTGCTTAAGTTTTACTGTAGGGTCTATGTATATTTTATACCCATTTCTTCTAGCATTCATACACCAAGAGTAATCTTCTCCTACATAAGTTTCAAGTTCAGAGTTATCCCAGCTCAGATGTTCAATCCTAAACCAAGGACGATCCATACTCTCAAAAACTCCACTTTTCATAGTGATAAATCCGAATCCAACCCCAAAGACTTCAATTGGATCTACTTTACCAAAAAAAGCAAACTCATGTAAATTTGTAGTAGGTCTTTCAATCCCACGAGAATAGTAGTCTTGATTGAAATTTGAAGCATTAACAACGCCCTCACTGGTCAGTGCAGTGATTCCAGAGATTACATCAAAATCCGACTCATATAGTTTTTTAAAATCTTTAACTTCCCACTCGATATCAGAGTCAATCCAAAAGATCTTGTCATAAGTGTATTGCTTAGATCCAACAGTTCCGTATTCCAGTTTTAAAGAATTGTTTTTATCAAAATCAGGACCTCGATCTAAAGCTGTCATTTCTCTAGTTAAAGGGATAAAAGATCCACCCATTGTTAAAAACCTGTATGTAAATCCAACAGACTCTAACCATGTAATAGTTTTAATCAAGCTTTTAACATAAGAAGCGTGCATCTGCTTTCCAGGAGTTGCAATCAAAACGTTGTAATGCTCCATTAAGTATTTTCCTTAATTGTCTTCATGCCATTCCGTATCCATTTTTGTTTGGCTACCATATGTTACACCAAACATAAGTAAGGATACAAACACAACAAACGGTTGCATAATCCACCAATTAAAACCAGTACCATAGGAAACAATACTTGCGACTGTTTCGTGATACCCAAACCAAAATAGCAAGGCAATCAAAGCATCTTTATTTATTTTTCCCATGTGCAGACTCTTTCCGAGTGAGGGCCACTCAAGTTTTGATACTCAACAACATCACATTTGTAATGCTGAAAAACATACAATACACCAATAACACCAAGAATCACCATGAAAGTAGTGATTACCATCTTTGCCTCGCTACTCAACAGGATGAACCTCACACATTTGTATTGCCACATCCTCACCTTGATCCTCATACTGCTCCCAGCAATTTAGAGGAGCTGGCTTTTGGTTCTCTTTTATCAAGAAATATCCATAAACCAAAGATCCAAGCATTGCAACAACAATTAACACAAATGCAATAACTTCTTTTTTAGTTATTTTTTCATTCATTCTTTTCTCCTTTGATAAGAGCAATAACTTGATCTACTGCATCCAAAAAGATTTGGTCAAAGTTATGATGATTCTCTAGCAATTTGATAATGCGTTCCTCAGCATCTTCAAACCCCCAGTCATAACACTGGCGTTCAAACTCGCTCATAGTATTACGAGCAGCACTGTTGCCCGGATCACTCATTCGTTCTCCTTTGATCAGAGCAATAAGCTCTTCCATTTCCACAATGCCATCAATGTAATGCTTAGCAGTGTAAGCCTTGTGACGATCTTTTAGCAAGTTAATAATACGCTCTTGCTCTGCAGCTTCACCAGCTTCCCAGCCAACTGCTATTGCTCTAGCGTTTTCTTCATTCATTTGTAGATCCTTTACGTCTAGCTCTAGCAATTCTTGAACGTTCAGCATTGGCAGCACGACAGTCTGTACATCTACAGCCCTCTTTATATTTTGCATAAATCCCATGAGCATTATCTATACGTCGTTCTTCACTAGTTTTTTTCTTATGGCAACCATAGCATAACACTTGGCAATTAGACAACTCTTTTTCTTGTATTTCAGCTGTACGTGACCATATTCTAGTTGGGTTCATAGTCTTTAAACTTCTATCTATATGATCCACTTCTAAAGCATTAACGGATCCACACTTCTCACAGCAACCACCACGAGAAGCTATAAAAGCATCACGATTAGCTTTAAGCCACTCAGTTTGATACTTACGTTGTTTGTCTTTATCTTTATATGGCATCTTTCTCAATCAATTCAATATGCTCACGAACAGCCCTGCAACTTGCATGGGTTCGCATTATCTTTGCTTCCCTACAGTATGCATGATTACATGTAAGGCTGTCAAGTAGTTCAATTATTCTGACACGTTCCTCACGTCGACCAACTTCTTCTCCGGCCATCCAAATGACTCTAGCTTCTTCATCATCCATTAGAGGTTCTTCTCTAAATCTTTCCAATTCTCTACAAAAACATCCCAGGAGTATTTCTCATTGACAGTGGTGCTCTGATCACCAAAACTATGTTGACCATTCTTAATTGTAAGAATAGCCTCAGTTAGAGCTTTAGCATAAGAAGTAGCACTTAAAACATTATAAGGAACCTCGACACCATACCCTAAAGAGACTTCAGATAAAGCACCATAGCCAGAATACACAGACAGTAATCCTGCAGACATAGCTTCTACTTGAACTAGACAAAAAGCTTCTTCTACTGTAGATGGATAAGCATGGATATGGGACTCACTCATAATCTTATGGACTGTTTTCCTAGGAGTTTTCCCCCAAAAAGTGACCCTAGGATCATCCGGATAATCATCAAACATGTGCTCTAGATCTTCTGGATAGTAGTCATTAAAGATGTTCAACTCAAAGTCTTCATCTACATACTTTAAAGATTTCAATAAGAGACCCATACCTCTAGAACTATGAGAGGCGTGTACTATTTTTACCTTCTGGACGTCGACGAATTTTTGCGGATTAAAAGCTATAGGATCAAACGCATTAGGGATAACCACAAACCTATCCTCCGGAACCTTATTAAAGTCTTGCATCAGAGTTTTTTTATGGAATTCGGAAATACCTATAATACGCACAATATTCTTAGATATTTCAGGGCTATTAAAAGTCTCAAGAGCCCACTTTTTTATGCTAGTAGTGTACATAGCATTATGAGCCCATATGATTATTTTCTTATCTAGATAGAAATCTTTATCCCAACTCAAAACTTTTCCGGGGATAATAATGCACACATGATCCTTTAGCTTGGGAACGTTAAATGCCACCCTCTCATGGAAATTCAGAGCCATATACTCAGTACCACCGGTAAACTGGAGGTTATACTCAAACATTATCTTTTTTCTTTTCTTTTGCATTGGCTCTCTTAGCCTGTTCATACAGTCTTTTTTTCTGCATTTGACGATCAAATCTGATCTCTTTTATAAGCTTTTCGTATTCTTTGTTTGTCATATTTGTCTTCTTTTCTTCTGGACGTCGACGCTTTTTAATCACTCTTCCGATACAAGCCATTGTATTAGCTCCGGGTTGTCTCGCATAACCATGATCAATGAGTTCTCCCAAACACCGATGAAGTAGTGCTCCCAAGCTTCAAAATCATCTGACTTCTTAGGTTTGACAGAGTTATCAAAAACCATTCTAGCCGCGTGAAGAACTTCATGCAAGACGGTGACCTTTTTCTTAGTTATATGCATACCAGAATCTATGACAATAAGATTGTGCGTATCTAAAGTGTAGCCATAGCTACCATCATTCAACATCCCATCTTCCTTCTGGGTACGCTCAATCACATCGAAGATCTGAACTCCGATTTTGACTGACTTAGGGACGTCGATCATTTTTCTCCAAAGCTTAGAAGCCAGAGGATTCTTACTGGCGTGTCCGGATATCTGATCCGGCAAGGTTGCCACTTCGACAAAACAGAATTAAAACTAGTCTGGGCTTACCTAATCCACTATTAGTATACACACAAAAGAAAACCCATGTCAAGTCCAACTTCCAATGAAAACTTCGAACAAATGTACGAATATCCCTCCCCAGAAGAGTTATATAATATAAGGTATCATTTTTGTACAGAGGCTTTTTCAGATCCCCCATGTAAACTTAAACCTAAGTTTATACAGCTAAATCGCTTATGTTTACAGGGTTTACAATGTCTTTATGGAAGAAAATCTCGTACCCGAAGAACGCGATCTAGCGGACGCTTTGCGCACCGTCGTTAATAAGCATGGCAAGTTTAATGCCGATAACACCGGAGTTTGGGCTGGCTATGACTCTGCCGAGAAGAATGCAGAGAACGCTTCCATAGGAGTAAAGTGCGGCAACTGCGTATTCTGGCAAGCTCCAAACGGTTGTGAGATCATTTCTCACGAAACCGAAGAAGGCGGTTTATGTCGCTTCGCAGTTCTACCAGACGGAGCTGTAACTGCTACTGCTGGCTCTAAACCTGCACCAAAAAAGGATCAGATCAAAGGTTCTGACAAGAACGATAAAGGATCAGCAGACACCGGAAAAGGCGTAACATTCACAGAAGAGATCACCAAAGCTCTTGAAAAGAAGGTAGCTGACCACAACGCTAAAGCTCCAAACGGTCGCAAAGTCACTCTTACAAAGCTAAAAGCTGTTTATAGACGAGGAGCTGGAGCTTTTTCATCTTCCCACAGACCAGATCAGAACCGAAACTCATGGGCTATGGCTCGTGTAAATGCTTTTCTAAAGCTAGTCAAATCAGGTAAGCCTAATAATTCTAAGTACGTTCAAGACAATGATCTACTTCCAAAGATGCACCCAAGAAGTCACGAAGCTTCTACTATTCAACCACTACTTGCTTCTCTAGTTGCAGCTCTAGACGATAACTCATGCCCTGTAGCTACTCAGGATATTAAGACTAACCTAGACAACCGACAGAAGGCTATCGATGATGCCGAGTACGGCCCACTAAATCCTAAAGAACCTAACGAAGAGTTTTGGCAGTCCAAAGCTGATCGCTGGAAAGTTCGCATTGAAGAAGCTAAAAAGAGCACATGCGGAACTTGTGTAATGTTTATTCGTACTCCAGAGATGCTGGACTGCATTAGTAGCGGTCTAGAAGCAGGAGATTCAAGCGAGCAAAACGCTTGGGACGCCATCGACAAAGCAGAGCTAGGCTACTGCGAAGCATTTGACTTTAAGTGTGCTGCCTCAAGAACCTGTAATGCCTGGGTTGTTGGTGGACCAATCACCGAGGATAAAGCTACTCCTCAGTAGATCTTAAAGAGTTAATAAACTCGATTATATGTTCACTTCTAAAGTGATCTCTATACATAGTAACGTCATCACTTAGTTCCATACCAGTCCTGTTTTCTTCGATCCAATCTAGGATCTTTTTACAGGCTTCATCAAAACCATCTCTTTTACCATGATTATAAGATTCAATGCTCATACAAACCTCCAAAGATCTTTAATAGTACTTCCGCAGACTGCGTTGGTCTCGAACCAACCACCATCCGAACTTCTATTACCATAGAAGGACACACTCCCGAGGGAGATTAGACGGGCATCCCCATTCAGCCTCACTGGAACCTCTTCTCCAACCATCCAGCACGATCAAGCTTCAGTAAAAGATTTGTTTGCAACCAAATCAATAACCTCTACTACTGACTATTAAATTTACCTAATATCAGGGTAGTTCTTTATTCTATATCAAAACTTGATTTAGGTTCAAGTTTTTTCCATATTAAATTATCAATTTCTTCATTTTTAAAAAGAAGATCTAAAGCTTCCTTTTCAGGATGCGAAGCTATCAAACTATAATATTCTTTTTTAAAATCATCTGACTGATTTGCAGAAGACCTGATTGTGTTATAGGTGTGATGAAAATGAAGCTGAAGATCATTAAACTTCATCCAAAGTTCTAGAGCATACCTAACAGCATCACGCTGCGCATCTAAAGACTCCGTCGAGAATTCTTTCTCTAAAAGATCTTCATCTGTAGAAACAATCTCCCAGACTCTGTGCTCAATACTTTTACTCATAGAAAAATACTAACATAAAAGTTTGGCTGACCTAGTACTGACTTCCACCAAGTTTGGACCTTGGCTTCAGAGGTTCCCACTCTTTCGAGTCGTCTCAAGCTTTCGCTCTGCTGGTTGGTCTTGTGGACTCAGCAGTAAAGAGCCTCTAGTTATTTAAGAGTATAAGTAGTTTACTAGAACTATTGCCCCAATTAATACCAAGCCAAAAAGAGTAAGCCCACCTACTAGAAGTAAACAACTCTTCCATTCATTCCTCCAGCCAAGCCAACCAGTCCAATACTTCTCCCTATGATGTGAATCGTCTGGAATGGGGTCTGGGTAAGGATTCATGAAGCCACCAGCCATTACTTACTCCTTATCTAATCCGTGGACTGTGTAGATTTGCACTACCGACTACTACTTACCGAATCGACTCGTAGCACCTTGGCTACGCCAGTCCTTGGAGATTCCGTTGCCTAGGACGGGTAGACCGCTTTACGCTCCTTTGTCTACAAGCGTGGAGATGCGGGGAGTCGAACCCCGGTCCAGCTATGGATCAATTGTTCTTCTACAAGCTTAGGCTTTACCAGCCACGGTACTGCAGGGTATTACGAGAGGGTTTGTTCTATTTATTTAAAACCTGACTGCCCACCTAGAACTAGTGCTTTGTCAGGGGCCTAAGCGTTGCGATTAAATCACGCGGCTAGAGCGTATGCAGATGTATTAGCATTTATTGTTTTGACAGATTCAAGAGATACTGTCATCTCTGCTTGCTTCACCAACTTCAGAATAACTGTCGAAACCAGTCATCCCCTTGTTCACTATTTAGTTATATTTACTAGCTTACGTTTAATCTTATCAAAGATCTTAGGACGCTTTTTAAATGCCTTACCGTTCTGTCTTCCAGAACTTTTTACTTCTGGTACCGGCTTTCCACCAGGTTTACCTTTTGCCATGTCATTCTCCTATTGTCGTTACTGCGTTGCGGGGGCAGGATTTGAACCTACGACCTCTAGCTTATGACGCTAGCGAGCTACCGAACTGCTCTACCCCGCGATGTATAAAAATAATAACACATTTTAATTTGACATGTAGATCAACACGTGTATATAATAATTTTATTCAATAATGAATACATAACTAAGGAAGACAAATGACAGAAGAATACGCAGATCTAATGCGTCCACTACTACCCCTAGCCCGTAAAGCTTATGGATCAAGAGATACAGTTTCAGTTCAACACGATGCAAGCCGGGAATATACCCGTCTAGCTATTGAATACTATTCAAAAGGTGGAAGTCTGTTAAAACTAGCAGATGCCCTTGGAGTAACTTATGCCGGATTGCGCAGAAGAATTTTAACTGATGACATAAGACCAAAAGACAAAAGAACTCGTAGCAAAGCTACTGCAGAAGAGATTAGCTCAGCAGTCACATCTATTCTTTTTGCTAAGGGAACAGGAGATGTTGAAAATTACCACGAAACTATCAGGGTTCAGTATGAAGATAACGGTATATCCCTGAGTAAGATCGCTAAAGCTATGGGGTTAAGTTCAGCTAATCCGCTCTATTATGCAGTGGCAAAAACAAAAATAAAACAAAAAGAAATTGTTTAACAAAAAACCCCCGGCTGAATACCGGGGGCTTTTTATTTAGTTATTTATTAACTTTTTTAGTTTCAGCCAAAGCTGCCTCAGCAGAGCTAGCAAAAGCAACGTTGATTTCATCATTGTCAAGTTTTCCGTCTACGACGTAAGCACGAGCCAAAGACTCAGCTACTTCTGCAACTCCAACAAATGCAGCTACAAGTGAAGACTTCCAAAGTTCAATACCAGCAATGCTACCAGCAGCAAGAACACTACTGACTTTTAAAATTACAAGAGCAATAGTTCTCTTAAGAATAATTAAAGCTGTTTTCATGGGATCTCCCGGGGATAGTAGGGTTAAATTAACCTCTCTCCCAGGCCTATACCCAGTTTACCGCTTTATTCTAACCGCTATTTCTTCGATGGATTTACCCGCATTTAAACTTCTACGAATTTGTCTCCTCTGACCTTCAGTAGTTCCACCCCAAATACCCATCTCATCATATTTAACAGCATAAGTTAAACATTCAATCATGTACGGGCATTCCCTACAAACACTTTTTGCTCCAGCTTCATTATAGTATTGAGCGGCCCTATATCCCTCTATATCCTGAGGAAAAAAAGCTTCTGGATCTGTAGTAGAGCATGGTGGGTCTCCCTCCTTAAAAAAATCAGGGTAATCCTTAGGTATGATGTCTTCCATGTGCGTCATTATCTTTCTGGCTTATCGCCAAGGTTTAGAGGTACTATACCCACCCCCCTTAAACTGAATAGGAGGGGCAGTGAATATACGTATTAGCTTAGCATCACACCCTTCAAATTTGCAAATCAAATCCTGAGGGGATGGATCATTCATACTCCGATCTTCAGAGTATCTGTGTTCTTTGTCTTCTGGGTGCTCCGAGCACTTGTAATCATAAGTAGCCATAAAGCAATTGTATAGCATAATAAAAAAGCCGTCCCGAAGGACGGCCTTTCTATTTAGAGCTATTTATCTTTTAGATTTTCAGTAATCAGCTTAACCTCACAGGCGTCTGTGGTGCAGTAGGCATCACCGATGGCCTCTAGACCCATACCCCGGTAGATACCGTCAAGAGAGATAGGAAATAGCTTTTCAGTTGCAGCTAAGTACTCCTCCTCAGTGATCTGTGTATACGGCATCTGAGGATAGGTCATATTGCCTGAAGGCAAAAATGATACAGTCTTAAGTTGACCATCATACATATGCAACACTGATTCAATGTGGCGTGATTCAGTGTCAGGGTCAAACGAGATAGTCACAGATACAGAGTTGTCTGACCAGTAACGCTGAGCAGTAGCAGCAAGTGCCATCTTCTCAAAGATAGTTACATCTCGTTCTGCACGTTCTGCAAGAGACTTAATCGGAAAGTAAACAACCGTTGTGTGATCTGGATTAGATACGTCCGGCTCAACCGTGTAGTTAGCCATTTTAAATAGAGCCAACATTGGGTCATCGTTTCCAAAACGAATAGCACGGTTGAAGAACTTACCACCTGGAGTCCAGTGAACACCTGGGCTCTCACCAGCCAAGATAGATACAGTACCTGATGGCTTTACAGTTGTGGTTTTGATTGACTCACGGATACCTAGCCACTCAGAGTAAGTAACGTCATACTTCTTTACTACTGCGTAGCCCTCGTCCATCCAAGTACGAAGCTCTGGAAGACCCTTGCGGTCAGCAAAGTTAGCAATACCAGACATCGAAGTTCCGATACGACGGTTTCTCTGCATGATTGCGTTGGTCTCTTCCCAGTGGGTAGGTAGAAGAGTTACAGTCTTAGCGTATAGGTAGGCAAACTTCAAAGTACGAAGATAGTCTTCCTTGCTCTCGTGGCGGTTTAGGTAGGTCTCAACAAGAGTACACATTTCGTAGCTCTCCAAAGACTGCTCTGCACAAGGGTTGTAGCCCATGATTCGGTGATCCTTGTTGTTGATTGGATCTCCCAAACGACCATATGCCTTTGAAATGTCTTCCCAAATAACCCCTGGCTCACCATTGAGGGTAATTCCATCGATAATCTTTGAGAAGTCAGTCCCAACGTTAACCATGACTGAGTTATTAGACATCCAACCCCAACCTGGATTCTCTGAGTCGTAAGAGTTACGAGCAGGGAACTGCTCAGCATTCTTTAGGTTTAGGAAGTTATCATTTTCAATGCGACCGATTAGAAGCTCAGCCGAACGACGAACGTTTCCAGATACAACACAGCGACCAATTAAGTTTCCAATATCAGCAATATCAACTGTAGTTAGAAGCTCGCCAGCACGTCCATTGAAGATCTCACGAATCTTGTCATGCAAAGAAATCAAAGGATCTGGACCAGATGCAGTACCACCAAAGGTAGCAATAGGAGTGCCATAGGGACGAATCTCGCTGTAGTCAAACTCTAGGCTTGCTTGCTCTGGCTTTAGGTATGAGTTGATTAGAGCAACAGTGCTTTCCTGCCAACCTTCACGAGTGTCCGGGATAACATAAGCACCCTGAGACTCACCAGGAATGTAGATCTCAAAGCCTTTATCAGCACCCTTATCATCAAAACCAACGCCAACACCCAGCATCGATGCTTCCATAAGGAACGCAAAAGGTTTAGCTGGATTTTGCTTAGTCATTTCTAAAGTAGAAACAAAAGCACAGTTCTGCAGAGCAGCCGAGTTCTTTTGAATATTTACAATTGGAGTTCCCATGACCCAGAGACCACGTCCCGGTGGAGACCACTTAAGGTTAAATAGGGAGTCAAAAAACTCCTTAGCTGAGGCAGCAGCCTTAGCGTCAGACCATGGCAAGCGGTTCTGCTTTGCGTGGTCTTTCTGGATTGAGTAAGTGCCGTTAGTAACACGCTCACATACTTCGGCCCAAGTTTCCTTAGTGCCATCTTCTTTTTTGCGTGAGTACGTGCGCAAGAATGTAATCTCGCCTACAGAGTTGCCAGCGGCATCTTTGTAACCGAAAGGAGATTCTCTTTGCTTGTACTCCGCTACGAACTCTTCATTTAATTTAAATGAGAACATATATAGTTATACCTTCTTCTTCGGGGAGTATTTAATGTTTTACTAGTATACCCCATAAAAAGAATTAGGAGTATTAGTCGTGATTTAAATATAGTGCATCTACGATCTGCTTGCAAATCGGACATACCCTTAATTTTAAAGGGTCTCTATGGGGTACAAACTCTATTCCGCATAGGGCTATTACAGGAGTTCCCATGATATACCCCTCTGTAACTTTGGCAGCTTCTGCGTAATGAGCAAAATCCTCTGAATTATCAGTATCAGAGACATCAGTTCGTTCAAGTACGTCAATACCAAACATTTAACTACTTTCAAATTTAAAATATATTATATAGGCTAATAGTACCAGATTAAATAAGGTAAAATTATAGGACAACTTATAATTTAAGGAATTCCAATGAGCTGTTGCGGATCTTCTGGAACTTACAACATTACCACTACACAAGGAGACACTTTTTCAAGAGTTCTTACTTGGACTAATAATGCCAAAGTTCCCTATAATTTAAATGGATATACTGCAAAAATGCAAGTAAGAACTTCTGCTACCTCGGATACTGTAGTTATTGAACTCAGTACTTCAAATGGTTACATAGTTTTAGGCGGATCAGCCGGTACAGTAACTTTAAATGTTCCAGCAGCTAATATGTCAATGGTTAATGCCGGACAGTATGTTTATGATCTTGAGCTAATTTCTGGAGGAGGACAGAAGACTACCATTGTAGAGGGGAATTTTAAAGTAAAAGCTCAGGTGACTAGATAATGTCTCCAATATATGAAGATCTCCCAAATAAAGTAATAATCAGCTCTTCAGATGTAAATAACATAATTATTCAAGATGAAGAAAATAAAGTAATTGTTTCCACTGTTGGATCGCAAGGTGCTACTGGATTACAAGGTATTCAGGGTGTACAAGGTACACAAGGAACCCAAGGACTACAAGGTTTTGGATATGCCCAACTACAAGGAACTCAGGGTACTCAGGGTGTTCAGGGTATACAGGGAACCATAGGTTCTCAGGGTATTCAAGGTATTCAAGGTGTACAAGGAACTCAAGGTATCCAAGGCAGACAGGGTACTCAAGGAATTCAGGGAATTCAGGGAGTTCAGGGATTAACTGGTCTTCAAGGATTAATAGGTGCTCAAGGCACAATAGGTGCACAAGGCGTACAAGGAATTCAGGGAACAACAGGTTCTCAGGGAACAACAGGTTCTCAGGGAACAACAGGTTCTCAGGGAACAACAGGTTCTCAGGGAACAACAGGTTCTCAGGGAACACAAGGCATTACCGGTTTTCAAGGTCTACAAGGTACACAAGGCGTACAAGGTACACAAGGTACACAAGGTTTTGGATATGCCCAACTTCAAGGTACACAGGGAATACAAGGCACACAGGGTGCGACAGGTACACAAGGTACACAAGGTACACAAGGCATTCAGGGCAATCAGGGTACGACTGGTGCGCAAGGTACGCAAGGTACGACTGGTGCGCAAGGTACGCAAGGTGTACAGGGAACTCAAGGCAACCAAGGTACAACAGGATCACAAGGAACAACTGGTACACAAGGCATAACTGGAGCACAAGGCCTTCAAGGTTTACAAGGGATACAAGGTATCCAAGGAGTTCAAGGAGTTCAAGGTTTACAAGGTATTCAAGGACAAATCGCTGCTCAAGGTACTCAAGGTACTACTGGCTTACAAGGTATTCAAGGTATCCAAGGCGTTACTGGTGAGACAGGTCCTACTGGTGGTTCAGCGTCTCATTACCACTATAACGCTAGAACTAACACAATTTCGGGAGACCCGACTAATAACCAATTAGGTTGGAATAACACAACTCAAATAAGTTCTACAGCTCTTCGAGTAAGCCATATTGACGCAGATAACCAAGACGACAGCATATTCCTAGATCTAATCAACCAAGGCGACATCCTTATCATCCAGGATCAAAACAACTCGGCTAATTACCAGAAATGGGAAGTCAATGGAACCCCAACTTATAACGCTACTTGGGATAATTTTCCAGTAACTCTTTTGGATAGTGCTGGTACTGGTACAACAAACTTTGCAAGCAATCATTCACTTATATTTATTATTGTTGCTGTGGGAAATACTGGTCTACAAGGTATCCAAGGTATTCAAGGCGCACAAGGAATCCAAGGATTACAAGGTATACAGGGGCTAGGTTACGCTCAGTTGCAGGGTATTCAGGGAATTCAAGGCATACAAGGGATCCAAGGTTTACAGGGAACAACTGGAACAGGAACTCAAGGTACTCAAGGTATCCAAGGTAATCAAGGAGTACAAGGTACTCAGGGTATTCAAGGTAATCAAGGAGTACAAGGTACTCAAGGTACGCAAGGTATCCAGGGAATTAGCGCCACAGGAGCTCGAGGCGGAGTCCGCTATACCTTAAGCGCTACTACTACTGATGGCGACCCCGGCAGCGGAAGCATGAGATTTAACAACGCTACCGACTCGTTAGCAACCTTTATCTACATCGATCAAAACGACTTAGCTTCCTCTGACCAAACAGCCTGGTACAACAGCTTTGATGACTCGACATCAGCTATAAAAGGCCAGCTGATAATTCAATCATTTACCTCTGCAGTCACCAACTCAATAATTTTTAACATTACCGGGTCAATAATTAACGGCACCGGATACTACAAGATTCCAGTTGCATACGTCTCTGGAAGCATACCTTCTGGTGCGGTAGTAGTTGAGTTTAGAGGCAACGGTGACCAAGGCGTTCAAGGTGTTCAAGGATTGCAGGGAACTACTGGTACCCAAGGATTAACTGGACTACAAGGATTAACTGGACTACAAGGCCTAACAGGGTCTCAAGGTACTACAGGTACTCAAGGTGCCACTGGCTTACAAGGTACTACAGGTACTCAAGGTGTTCAGGGTCTACAAGGAACTCAGGGTACTCAGGGTCTACAAGGAACTCAGGGTACTCAGGGTGTTCAGGGTATACAGGGAACCATAGGTTCTCAGGGTATTCAAGGTATTCAAGGTATTCAAGGTGTACAAGGCACAACCTTCACAGGCTATGACTACGAGATCCACGTCAGCCAGGTAGACGGAAATGACACCACCGGTAATGGTGACCTACTAACCCCAGTCGCTTCTATTACTAAGGCATTGACTTTAGTAGATTCACAGCGTAAAACCATTGTTGTTCACCCAGGAACTTACACTGAAAGCCCATCAATAACTACTCAGTACACGACCATAACTGGACCTGGTCTTATTGGTGGAAACATCGTAATCTCTGGAACTGTAAGCACAAGTACTGGCTGTACTATTGCGGGCATAAAGATGACAAACCTTACTGTCACTACGCCCACTGGTACGGGAAACGTAAACATTCTTAACTGTGAGGTTTCTGGAACTTTTACAAAAAGTAGCAACGCTGACTACGTTGTCCTTCGTTTGTGCGACCTTGCTGCCGCAAGCATTACTGGGTCTGGTGTAGTTGCCATCTTTGGTGGTAACCCAAACTTCATAACCGTCAACAACGCTAGTGCCAATGTGATTGTAAAAAGTGCTGTCACCGTTGCCCCTGTTCTAACTGCAGGAACACTGAGTATTGTAGATTCTGTAGTCGCTGCTGCTGTGACCTATGCCGTGACATCGGCTGCCTCAAGTACGATTACTTTAGCAAACTGTCAACTACTGACTTCCGCACTAAACAATGTCGCACCAGTCGTTTTGAACGGCTTCTACTCAATCCTCAACTGCGTATACAATAAGACAAGTTCAACCTTAGTTGCCTCATCGGGCACCGGTGGAACAACAAACTCCATTGACTATTTTCAGCTAATCAACGCCGATAAGTTCATCACTCAAGGTGGAACTTCTGCTCAGTATGTAAAGGGTGACGGCTCACTTGATTCTATAAGTCCAGTTGGAGCCCAAGGAACAACTGGCTCGCAAGGTATCCAAGGCATAACTGGACTACAAGGGCTTCAAGGACTACAAGGGCTTCAAGGCGCTGGCACACAGGGTACAACAGGAGCCCAAGGAACCCAAGGACTACAAGGTACAACGGGCACACAGGGTACAACAGGATTTCAAGGTACAACCGGTGCAAGCATACAAGGTATTCAAGGTACTCAAGGTTTACAAGGTACAAATGGTGCATCTATTCAAGGTATTCAAGGTACTACAGGCACTAGCGTTCAAGGTATTCAAGGTATTCAAGGTACTACAGGCACTAGCGTTCAAGGTATTCAAGGTATTCAAGGT